TTACTGATTACTTTTCGCCATCATCTTCTTATTTGCTTTTTCAAGAATATTTCTCTTTTCCTCAATTTCTGAAACATCATAGGTGTAATATTGGCTATTTACTTCTGGTGTATTTCCTATAATACTAGAAGCAACAATAGAAGATGTCCCATCACATCGAATAGTTGAGTTTATGGTTCGTCTATAACAATGTATACTAATACTTTTATCGACACCTGCTTGATATGCTTTGTTTCTGGCACAGTCTCCAATTTTTCTCTTATTTATATGACCATCTTTGTTCATAAAAATATAATCTCCTAAGAACCCAAATAGTTCTTCGGTGGTTTTAATCTCTTCTAACAGTCTTTCTATATCTTTCGTAATTGGAACTATCCTTGGTTTTTTGTTTTTTGAATAATTGACAATATAATATTTATTTTCAATTCTGTCATAAATTTCTTCTTTATTAATTATTATTACATTGTCTTTAATAGAGTCCCAAGTTAAAGCAGATATTTCTCCGACTCTCATACCTGTGTACATTGCTAATTCTACAGCATAAGGCACTATATAATCAGGTTTTTGTTTGTAGTCACTTCTTAATTTTTTGACTACTTTTGCCACTTCAATTTGATTTGCAATTCGATCTTCTGTATTATAAATCTCATATACACAATTTCTCAAATAATAAGAAGTAGGATTTAGATATATACATGGGTTTTCGTTTATATATCTTCTAACTATGGCATGTGTAAATATACTTTTTATATAACCTATCAATGCCTTCGCTGCTTTAGGTTTAAGTTCCAATTCTTTGATGGTTTTTTGAATAAATATATCTAATCTATCGCCAGTGATTTTAGTAATATCAGCGTTTTCAATCCATGTATCTTTAAAATATCTTTTATAATCCGTATCATATTTGGACAAGGTATTATTAGAAACTACTTCCGATTTAAGTTTTTTATAAGACGAGAAACAGTCTTTGAATGTGATTACTCGATTCTCACTCTCGTTCTCATAGAAGTCAAGAATAGCCTCATGTATTTTATCCAAACTTTTCTTTTTTATTAATCTTCTTCCGTTTTTCTTTGTATTATCGGATAAATATGTGTACCAAAAGCCATTATCTCCTTGCCATATTTTGTATTTGTGCTGTGATATTATATCATTAATTTTACTCATATATAATTGTTCTTGCACATCTGATATATTGATTATACCTTTATCTATAGCTTGTTGCAATATACTATTCATATTGTCATTTATATATATCACCTCTTTAAACAAGGGATAAATTGATATAAATATCAGTTTATCCCCTGGTATAAAATTTTAGTATTACTGTTTACCTGTCGATCCAATACCGCCTCTATCAGTATCATCAAGATGTTCAACCTCAACAAACTCTATCTCTGGCTGAACCTTGTTAATTCTAAACTGACAGATTCTGTCATTTTTGTGAATTATTGTGTCATCTAATGCAACTACTGGTAACATCCATTGATCATTATCACCTGAATAAGAATTATCAATAACTGCAAAACAATTTGTCTGTAATATCTTAAAATTCTTGCATGTACTACTTCTTGGTACAATATTAGCTTCATATCCATCAGGAAGCTTCATTCCTACACCAAGAGGAATGAGAGCAAATGTTCCTCTTGCTATTCCTATTGTTTCTGCTGCACGAAGATCAATCCAATCGCCCTTACTTATCTTTTCTATCCTATCTATCTCGTTATCAAAATATTTTATCTTAATTGTCTCCATTTTTTATCTCTCCTTACTATAAATTCTTCTCTAAATATTTTATATATTTATCCCAAAGTCCAATAGAATGTATATACTCTTTACCACGCAAACCCTTCAACTTCATATCAGCCTTAATGCTATCAAGAGGCTTTCTTCTATTAGCTAATGATTTAATGAAGTTATTTGTGGTGTGAGAAACGGTCAAAATGCGCTCTGATGGGATTTTTTCGATAATATTTTTGTATTTGAATAAGTCTTCGTCTGGTATCCTATAATCCTTATTTTGTGGCAAATTCCTACTTGAAAATGGACTGATATTTGAACCACTTGTTCGTGGTTTTAGTAATGGGATAATTTTGTCTGAATCAACATATTTGAATTTAAAAAGAACTTCTGAATCACTTTCTTCTATGTCATATACATTACCAAGATTTTCTTCTTGGATAGCATTGATGATATTATGCCCACGTTGCAGACTCGGAATATATGCTAGTAATGTGCTACCTGTATCGTGAAATATCATATTGCCGTGTTGACAGGAAATGTACATATCTATATCTTCATATTGACCATTGGGCTTACGAGGAAAATCATTTGTATTTTTATCAATAGGTACTTTTAGGCGATAAATACCCTTGAATTTATCGGTTAAATATGACATTAATTACCCCACTCCTTTTCTTTATCGTCTGGATATCTGATATTATCTCGGCATGAAGCTGCATTACAGAATGCCATTAATGTACCACCTACAAATATACCTATTATAAATGGAATTATTGCTGTTATCATATTGAAACTCCTTTCAATCACAATATAATATATTCTTATTATTTTTTATTGATTCTTTTACATTGATTACATGCTGATTCTTGCTGCCTCGCCACTTCAATGTAAGATCTTTCTGCTCATCTATATATTCTCCGTCAACGAGCACATCACATTGTTTTATTATCTCCCATCGTTTTGACCAAATATTAGGTACTTCACTAACTTTTTCATATTGTGCTTGCTTTATAATTTCTGATAATTCATATCCCGTATATAACCAAATAGTTTTCTCAGGATAAGAAATACTGATTTCTTTGATCAATTTGAGGACTTCATCAAGGTTATTTTCGTGTAGTGGATCACCACCACTAAAAGTAATGCCTGATATATAATCTTTTGACAGTTCTGTGAATATTTCTTGCTTTGCTGATTCATCAAATGGAATACCACTGTCAGGATTCCATGTTTGAGGATTTTGACAATTATAACAATGGTGAGAACAGCCTGAGAGCCATAAAACGACTCTCAGACCATCTCCATTGTTCATATCATCATGTGTAATATTATGATAATTGATATGAACCACACTCCTTACATTGAAACTCTATCTGCAATTTCTGCATTCTTAGCTTCGTTATATCTTGTCTCACCATGTACTCTTGTAAATCCCAAGTATCCGTTCATTCTGTCAATTTCTATAATCATTGTACTTCCACATTTAGGACAAATCTTCATTTCTACCTGCTGATACCCACAATCTTCACAATAACACATAGCAAGATTTACGCCCTCATAAAAGCCTTTATCCATTGCTCGAAGAATAAGTGTTTTAATCGCTTCTTTGTTATATCCTAAATTGTATCTGCAATACTGAATCTTTCCACCATTAAATAAATTCCAGAAACGTCCTTCTTTATCCTGTTTTTCAATGGGTGACATCTGTTCCGAAACATGACAATGGAACGAATTACTTACATAAGGCTTGTCTGATACGTTTTCAATAATTCCATATATTTTACGGAATTGTTCAACCTGAAGACCACACAACGATTCGGCAGGAGTGCCGTAAATTGCATATAAAATATGGTCTTCCTCTTTAATTCGATTTGTATAATCGTTGATATATTGCATAACTTCTAATGCAAACTGTCCGTCTTCACGAATAGATTTACCATTATAAAGTCTTTGCAATTCGTTTAATGCAGTAATTCCATAACTCATTGTCATTGGTGGAAGAATTGGCTTGATCTTATCTGTTGGTTTTAAATTACCCCCAAGTAAACCACCTTCACAAAAAGCAATTGGATTTACGCTTGCTCTTAATTCACCAATATAATCATATGTTCTTTTATGTAATCCACGAATCAATTCAAGATAATAATCAAGAACTTCATAGAAATCTTTGGATTCTCTACGAGCTTTTGCAAGAATCATTGGAAGATGAAGAGAAACAACACCAAGATTGAAACGTCCCTCGAATATTGGTTTATCGTTTTCGTCTATTGGATGCATACCACCTTTTTCATACCAAGGTGATAAGAAAGCTCGGCAGCCCATCGGACTTACCACTTTACCATATTTCTTATACATTTCTGCAACATACCCATCTCCTGTCAATGATAACCAATCTGGATACATCGTCTTACTACTGCAATCAATTCCTGCATTAAATACATCTGCACTTGGATATTTGTCTGATCCATCTCCGTGAAGATTTTTATCATATAAAAATACAATCTTGGGGAATAATACAGGTCGTTTGAATCCTTTCTTACCTTGCCCCTCGGAATGAACTTTAAGAAGTGAAATAGATGCCATTTTGCCGAACTTTGATGTTGCTAATCCGATTGTCATCGTGACAAAAGGATAGTCCCCTCGGCTTGACCCAACACTATTTAACTTCATTTCAATGCCTTGCCATCCTTGTTCAAAGTCACGTTGAACTTTGCCTGTGGCATATTCAGAAGCTTTTTTAGAATGCACTTCTAATACTCGTTCATATTCAATATCATCTGCAATCTTCATATATTCTTGATAATATTTTTCATATGATTTTTCTGCATATGGTTCAAGAATTTTATCTACTTCTGGAACTGTAAATCCTCCATATTGTTGTGCGGCTGTTGAAAGAATAATATCTCCCATTACATCAAAAGCGGTATCAAGATAATTTGGTTCATTGTACCAAATATTTCCCATCTCAAAACCGCCACGCATAACCTCTCCAACTCTAAATAAATCACAATTAAATGTATCAAGTCTTGCACTTCTATCATGAATATAAATATATCCATCTTTTGCAGCTTGTTTCTCATCATGAGTTAAAAAGAATTTCTTATATAATTCTCCGCTTAGCTCGTTGTAAATAAGACTTCTTTTTGTTGCTACTAATGCTGAGTCTGTATTAGCGTTGCTTTTATCTCCAATATATCTAATAGACTGACTACGTTCATATACCTTGTCCATCATGTGTACAAAGTCTTTTTTGTAGTTTCTATATTCCTTATACATTTTTGCAACCGTTGGAAAATCTTCTTCCAAAACAGATTCTACAATATTATGCATATCGTAAACTTCAATATCCGTATCTTCGTCATAACTCTCATCTATTTTCACTAATACATCATTTAAAATCTGTGCATAATCATTGTCTGATAGTTCATACATGGCACGTCTAGCAGCTTTATCACATGCATCAATAATCTTCTGCTCATTGTAAGGTTCTATAGTGCCATCCTTTTTTATTACATTGTACAAATTAATTTTCCTCCTGTGAAATAAATGTCCTTCTATACCATCTATCAGCTTTATACGAATGCCATTTTTCAATGACATTTTCAACGGCAGTATCGCTTAATTCTTTGTTAAATAAGTATTTAATCTGCTCAATATTCATTAGAACATCAGATAATTCTTCAAAAAGATTTTCTCTAACTTCTTCTTCTGATTTTGGAGTTAAACCTTTTGTTGTTCTACGGTATTTTAAACATGACTGTATAAGTTCTGCACATTCTTCTGATAACTGGCATAAAATCTCTTCTTTTCCAAGTTTGTCTGCGATTTCAAATACTTTTTTATCCAATTTTATCTCCTTTCTCGATTTCACAAGAAATCAACCTTTCATCTCACTTAAAAATAAACGAAAATATATCATCATCTGCAAATAATCCTGGTATTCTATGAATATCATTAGACCTATTAATATTCTTTATATTTTCATTTTTAATTTCAATCTTGTAGCCAAGAGCCTTCTCAATCTCTTCCTTGGTCATAACCTTTGGCTCAACCTTGAGCGACCACATATCTTTGTGAAAAAGATCATATAACATATCTTCAAAATCATTACTTACTCCAAAATTCTTAATCTGGAAACCATCTTTCTTACTGTAAGTGCCATATTCACACTCATAGGTCTTTCCATTCTGGTCGGCTAATCCAACCATCTGATAACAAAACATATCTTTATCCTCCTATATAATATTGCCACTGCACTCACTGAGATTCAGTGTCCAATAGTGCAATGTATCATCATAATTAGCATCAGTGGCTATCCTCTGATAACTACTAATCTTATATTCTCTGTTATCACGAGTTTTTGCTGTAATGTAACCATCAGGTCTGCTTAATAGCTCTTGCGCTAACTCATGACTTGTCATAATGCTCACTAACTAATATTTCCTCCTTGTAAAAAATCTTTTATGCCGTACCAGTTATTACATCTGACACCCTTCCAATTTTTATTCCATACATATTCATCGCCGAAACAAATATTAAACATGGCATTTGAAGTAATCAGGTTATTGTATGAATCATTAATGAATATACCGTCTTGCATATCTATATGGCTCTTATCCGTATGCTGTTTTAAATTTACTCCAATAAAATCACAATATGGTAAATTCTCTCTTATCCAAATTGACTTACCATATAAATTTGGACTATACCCAGCAGAGACAATAGTTATCTTGTATGTTTCTCTCAATTCGCCTAATACTTCCTTTGTCCAATCCATATAGGTAATATATTTGAAGAATCTCGGCTGATTAAAATATGTATCTATGTATTCAGGTTTGGCACAATTACACTCTTTAAAATTCCATGTCTCAACTTCCCACCACTTAACAGGCTTAAAATCCTTGTAATATTTAAAATCTTCATTGTACATTTGACATATAGCTGCAATGGTGTTGACCACACATCCATCAAAGTCTATATATAGTTTCCTTATATTAATCACCTCACAATCAGATCAAGTAAATCCTTGTAAAATTTGGATAATACATCTTCATTATCGGTATGTATTCTTATCTTCAATGGCTGAGATATATCTAAGCTAAATATCCCAAGTATTGACTTAGCATCAATTACATACCTATCTCTTAGAATATCTATGTCTTCCTCGTAACTTAGCGCAATCTCATTTAATTTTCTTGCTTTTGCGATGCTACTTATGTCTATCACATAGGTATCATTAATCATTTCTATGCTCACTTTAATACAACCTCACTATTTGATTTATTTCATACATTTCATCGACTGCTTTGGGCAGTTCAAATTGTGTCCCACACTTAATGCATTGACACTTGTATATTTTCTCATTTTTATTACATTCAATTATTCGATAAGTTTTATGTTTACAAAAATTCTTAAACATTTTCTTTCGCCTCAGACATATATATTTCTTCATGTTTTATGACTGTTATGATTTGTTTCATATGATTAATTGCTGCCGATATATATTGATTGTTATCAACATGCCATGACTTGTCATAATCTATATTTGGATATATTTTTGTAAATTCCGTCTCTTCCTTATCATAGTTTGCCTTCCAATTGTCAGAATTTGAACGACTTTTGGAACGAGCAATTAATTGATCTGAGTTACAATCAATCCATATATCTACTAATCGAATATCGGGAATATCCTTTGTAGATTCAATTAAATCTGAAAAACCGCTTGGATTGATAATGTATATATCACTGTTCATCAACTGCTCCTTAGTGGCAAATGAACAATAACCTGCTCTTTCTGTATATGCCACCATATCATCTCTATACTTATCTACATCATCGGCACCGATAAATGTATGGTCACAATTGTCTCCTATTTCACTCTGCCTTCTTCCTCTTGTCGTATATGACTTTAGAATTTTCAAATTCAAATCTTTGGCAACTGCATTAACAATAGTTGACTTACCAGATGCAGTTCTACCAATGACACAAAAAACTGTATGCATTTCTTCCTCCTTATTACCATGTAACAGCAATATCAATCTGATATGGATCACTATCAGCAAATCCACCAGTATCTACCACGATTGCAGTACCAAGGCTTGTCTCTACTAATGATCCTCGTGGGTATACATCAAGATTTGCTGCACACATAATATAATTCCCAAGCATTTTACAGCCATCTTCCCTTACCCAATATTCATCTGTATTTCCCATGCTGCGCATAATATCTATGCAACCTGACATATCAAGGTTATAATATGTCTCTCGTTGAGAACCATAATAATTAACACCGCTTGATGCAGTTAATATCGAACCATTATAAGCAGGTGTTGAATACTCTTCAGATTCAAACACAGTTTCAATAAGCTCATTTTCTTTAGAATCTGAACTTGTGTCTTGCGAGTCATCTTCTTTGTTTTCTTTCTTGCTATCAGATTCAATAGCCATTACATTCTCAACAGAAGGTGGATTATTTACACGGTCAATATGACCTATATAAAAATCCACTACTTGTTGTTCTACTTTTAATCTTTCGTTTTCTTCTTTTGTTTTCGTATCTATAGTGGTTTCAAGCACTTTGATGTAGTTTGACTTAATATCTAAGGCTGTTTGTAACTCATCGCACTTATTTTTTACAGAAAGGTAATTGTAGTGCATTGCGCAAACACCCAAGTACATTACTGCCATTAACCCTATAGACACACGTTTATAGTTCAGCTTAATTTACTTCACTTCCTTTGTATTTATTTGTGCCACTTATATATTCTCTTTTTTGATTGAAAAAATTTATGAAATCATTGATATAAACTGATCTTCTGATATAATAGGAATATTTAATGATTGAGCCTTCTTGTTCTTGGATGATGTAGAATTCACATCGTTATTTATAAGATATGAAGTCTTACTTGAGATAGATCCAGATACTTTACCACCATAAGATTCTATTTCTGATTTAAGAGCATCACGGTTGGAATAATGTTCGAGTGAACCAGTTATAACAAATATCAAACCGTTTAGTAATTTATTATTTGACGTATGCCAAATAGGTTCTTTGAATTCAAAAATAAATTCTTTTGATAAATCAATTATCTTTGAATCATTCTTGTTCCAATAATCTATGATAGATTGCCCTAATGTTTCACCAATACCATTAATGGCTGTAAATGAACTTTTCCCATCGACCTGTATATTGTCAACAAACACATCAAAATTATAATCACAAAATTCGGCTATGTCTTTGCTGGCTGATTTACCTACAAGTGGAATTGAAAGTGCATAAAGGAAACGCTGAAGATTAGTAATACGAGATTTCTCGATAGAATTAAGAAGTTTTTCAATTGATTTCTTACCGAAACCATCAAGAGATTCTAGTTCTTTCTTGTGATCCGACAAATGGTATATGTCCTGTATTGAATTAAGTAATCCTAGATCAATGAATTTATTTATTGATGCTTCTGAGAATCCATCAATGTTAAGTGCATCTCTTGACACCGCATGACTTAGTTTACCAAGAAGCTTGCCATTGCAATTATCATTAGTACATACAAGTATTTCTGAGTTATTATCTTTTACTATCTTAGTAGGCTGACCACATATAGGACATTTATCTGGAATATGGATATAAGTCTTTTTATATTCGTTATCTTCCTCTGACCATCTTATCTGAGGTATTATGAGATTCGCCTTAAATACGCCAATATGCTGACCTTTCCAGCTTCTTCCCATAATTTCTTTCATAACAGATATATTATGAAGTGAAGCTCTTTCAACAATTGTACCTTCAATCTCAATTGGCTTGAACACTGCTGTTGGTGTTAATATACCAGTTTTACCCATCGTGTACTCTATGTCAATGAGTTCTGTTTCTACTGATTTATTATATACTTTATAAGCTATACCGTTATTGAAGTAATCTGTTGTTCTACCAAGTGATTTACCATACTCAACATCTTCAAACTTAAATACAACACCATCTTGAGGAAGATTTTCTTTTTCTGCAATATTAATAAAATTATCAATATGTGTCTGTAACTGATTAAACTCATTTATTGTAATATTGTAGCAAGGAACTACATTGAATCCTAAATTCTGAGCATTTAATAATCTTTTGTAGAATGAATTATCACTATCTCCTTCAACCACTTCCCACGCATACCAATACAATTTCCTATCTTTTACAACCGATGTATCAAGACTTCCAAGTGTACCTGACGCAAGATTACGTGGAGTTTTGTATTCGCCATTCTTATTTAGTTCCTCAAAATCATCTATTTTAATAAGTGCTTCACCATCAATAACATAAGTTCCTTCCTTATTAATATGTAATGGGATATTGAGGAACTGCTTTACATGATCCGTTATAATATTTCCTATTGTGCCATTGCCTCGTGATTCAGCCTTTATCAGTTCACCATCTTTATAGATTAAACGACAGGTCAAACCATCGAGCTTTACAGAACCAACTAATGTATGTCCTTTTGCAAACTGCTCAACCTCTTCTGCACTATGACATTTTGCAAGCGATAACATAGGTGACTCATGAGTAACTTTCTTAATATTATCCAATACAATAGCACCAACGTTATGTGTTGGACTGTTAGATAACACAATACCAGTCTCTTCTTCCCACTGTCTTAATTCTTCAAGCTTATTATCAAACTCAGCATCACTCATAATAGGATTACCTGTATTGTAATATGCATCAGACGCTTCATTTAATAACCTAACTCTTTGTGCTATGTCAAACTTATCCATTATCTACTTCCTCTCCACAATACTCTTTTAAATATGTAATTGCCTTATTCTCCTCGATGAAGAATGGATCTAATTTCTTTTCATGTGCAATCCACCCAAGAAAATTCATCATGAGCTGACAATATCTCCAATCAGGAAAATATTTCTTCCATATTCTATTTAATTCTGCCGTAAATTTATCTATTCGTGCTGGACTTCTAATTTTAATCACCTCACTTATTTCTATTTAACTTCAACATCTGGAATAACTCTTTCTGGATAGAACACTAATTGATAATGATACTTATCTGTGCTTGTCGGTTCTGTCTGTTCCATAACATAGCATGTCCAATCATTTAAGTAGATATAATCTTTATAATATGTATCTTCGCCTGTCTTGATTGTAACTACTAGCTCATTGTTACTATTATTGCTAAGGCTCATATAACCTTCAGCTTCCAACATAATAGTGTCAGTTCTTGCGTTAGTCACAGTGATCTTTCTGTACAAATTAAATTCGTCTCCATCTTTTGATAGATTATGGTTTACTATGTCTGCTGTTCTACAACCAGTTAGACTAAACACCAAACAAATCATGAGAATTATTCCAATTATTTTCTTCTTCATTTTTTATTATCCTCCCATTGAAATGAACATTTACTTATGTACTTCATAAAACCATTCATTGTATAAATCATACCTATTTTGAATATTAAGCCAATTAATTTCCTTATTATTATCCTTTGCCCATTTAATAAAATCAGTAATCTTTCCACAACAACCAAACTCAGGGCAACCTGCACGATAAATACAATGAGGAACTAACACATCTGATTCATAAGGATGTGTCTTATGTAATTCAATTTTGAAGTCTTCTGCCAATTCAACTGCTTCTGGTGTAGCATTGCCACACAATCTTTTTCTCCAACTATCAATAAGGTTTTGCATATTAGCATAGCCATCAAAATTAACCAATGCATCTTGTGGTTTCTTACCTCGTGGAGTATCATCAACCAATCTATCATCTCTTTGTGAGCTAATAAATTTTTCAAATTTATGTCTCGACCACTCCGTACTCAACCAGTAATAAATACTTTTCCACGACCAATCAAATTCAAGTAATCTAATTGGCGAATGTTCAGATATAAGCAACTTCTTTTTAAAAGTGTCTGTTGCTTCATTCTCTGTAAAATCTTTATTATCCGTGGTTCTACAATGATTTTTTACTCTCTTCCAATCATCACCGAACCAGTTAAAAACTGTTTTCATTTTAATTCTCCTATTTTTTTTAATCTATTCATAAGAAATAATGGATTCTTGTTATCTCTCATCAACCAATTCTTCTAACACACCACCAACTTCAGCAATAATAATTCCTACTGCTAATGGAATAATCGAACCATTCACCAATGTTACAATTCCACCAATTACTCTGATTGCTGATTTTCCCAAACTAATAAATAAATGTCCTTTACTGTTCATTTCTAATTTCCTCCATAACCTCTTCTACTATGTATTCACAATTTGATTCTGTAGAAGCAATCTCTTCATATTTAATATTGTACTGATTTAACTTATCAATAATTTCTTTTCTCACTTCTTTTGCTTCGTCTTCATTCTGGAATCTTCCTTCGTTCTCATAAGAGTAATATCTTGTGAGTAGATAATTTCTATTATTGTATGAATTAAACACATTCAGTACAGTCTTATTAAAGTCTTCTCCCAACACTTCGTCAGTGTTATATACGGCACTTAATATTAAAGGAGAGTCAACAATCATAACTTGTACCTTATCTTTCACACGTCCCATTTTGAATGACTGTTTACCAAAAATGTATTCCTGATGCTTAAATATCTCACCATTATTTTCATATACCTTATCCTTGGCAAATTCTGAAACATATTCAGCATTGATACCGTGTCTTTTTAATTGTGCTGTAATATCCATTGCACAGGTACTTTTACCTGCTGATGGTTCACCAAACAAATTTACAACAATTGTGTCCATTTTTTGTTCTCCTTTTTTGTTATTACTCTCCTTATCTTCTACATCTCACACTTCCACCAGCATCTATATCACCTGATACGTCACCACAAGTTACAGAACCACCTGCGTCTATATCTCCTTTGACATCCCCACTGACTTCACAACTACCACCGCAATCAATACTTCCTGAATTGCCGTGAACTTCTACTGATCCACCACAATCAATTTTGTTTACATCTCCTTCGATAGTGACTTTAATATCACCACTATTACACTCTTGAATTGTTTTACCATCTACAATAACCATTCCATTGTTGATGACAACATTAGTTCCTGAACATGTGATTGTTTTACCATTAATAGTTATTCTGTTCATTTTTACCTCCTTAATTTTCACAAGAAACTGTCGTTTATTGCTACTGTATTATTCTCTACTCTTTACAAAACTTCATCGACAATCCCATACTTAACAGCTTTATCAGAGTGAATATAAAAATCTTTCTTCTTTTCACGAATCTCATCAATATCATCTTTTGTGAGATTTGTTCTGTCGATTACATATTCTTCATTCTTTTTATTCAGCCAGTCCATTTCTTCTCTGTCTTCTACCAAATCCTGATATTTACCACTTCTCCAACAACTCATTTGATGATACATAAATGTTGAATGTTTATAGCAATATCTCTTATGACCTGCTAAGAAAATCTTAAAAGCTGCACTCATTGCATATCCTGTGCAATATGTATATATTGGAGTTTTGCTATTAAGAATGACATCAATTAATCCCCACATATCATAAACAGATCCACCATACGAGTTGATATATAGTTTAATTGGCTCACGCTTATAATTTTTCTCTTTTTCATCTTTCTCATCGTCTTCTCGAATCTGTTGTAAAATGCTCCATGTTAATTTACCAATAGATTCGTTGTCTACATCATCAGATAAAAATAATGTCTTTTTGTCTGTATTTGCATATGAATTGTCTTTCGAACTCATAAATCCTCCTATTTTGTTATTTTTATTGTTTCAATGTACAACATATAGCATGTTTTTATGTTGTACATACACTATATATTGTATGCAAAAGAAATCCGTCTTTCCTTGGCTTTTTGAGTCTCTGAAACGCCCTATTTATGGGCATTCCAAGACTTCAGTTTTTTCTACCACGCCATTTTTAATTACGTTTGTTGGCACATTACTCTTTATTATTGATGTCATTAACATCATCCAAGTATTTCTATTGTTATGACTTGTTCTAATGCACTGTAAAAATGCTTCTGGTTCAGCTAATAACAAACATCTCTTCTTTGCTCTAGTCAACAATGTGTAAAGCATACAGTTATCAAGAAGCTGATGATGTGTATTATCAATAATACCAATTACTGTCTTTCGACCAGCACCCTGTAATTTATGTACTGTCATAGCATAAGCAAGATCCAAAGCAGCTAACTCTTTCTTTGTGTATTCAATGATTTTGTCTTTTCCAAAAATATCAGTGTAAGTTACTTCACAATACTCTTCTTTTTTCTTACCATCATATCTTTCACTGATTTTTGTCACATAACCAATCTCGCCATTAAATACATTTTTGTCATAATCATTAACTGTTTGCATGACTTTTGCACCAAGTTTGAAAGTTGTATCAAACCCTTCAATACTCTCTAAAACATCACCAAGTAATTCATTTTGAATAACCTTATTAATTTCATTGGTGCTATTCAAACAATCTTTTCTACGAGGTACTGCAATAACCACATTGTCGATTCCATCTGATTTAACAGATTTAATAAATGTCTTAATAGCAATATTAAATAATGACTGTCGATTTGTACGGAACATATAATACATATCCTGTAACTCACCATGAATAATTCGTGGCTGTAATTTCTCAGATATAGGATTTATATTCTCACGAATCTTATTTGCATCAACAAGAATACCTGATTTTTCAGCCTGTCTCATAGGTTTTACTAACTTACTCACAACTGATTCATCGAACATTTCAATTAAATCTGAGAACACGTTACCAAATCCGATAGGTGGTAACTGTTTATGATCTCCTGAAATAATAATTCTTGTATTATCTCCAATTGCCTCAAGCCAATGTAAAAATAAACTGGCATTAACCATACTTCCCTCGTCAAGAAATGCAACATCTGTAATCAAATGATTATCCTTATTGTAAGTAAAATCATTTAAACCTTGGCATCCAAGTGTTCTATGAATAGTCATTGCAGGGAATTCTGTTGCTTCTGTAATTCTTTGAGCTGCCATTGCTGAAAGTGCTGAAGCTGTCATCATATAATTATTCTCCATATAAGCCTTAACAATTGCTCGCATTATTGATGTTTTACCAGTTCCTGCTTTTCCAGTTATCAAACTAACAGTTCTATGTAAGCTCTTATGAATCGTGTCTAACTGTTCTACTACATAATTAAATCCTTGTTCTTCTTCCGCATGTTTAATTGCTTTATCAATCGCTTCATCAGAAATATTGATTGTTGTTTCAATTTGAGATTTATTCAGAATCAAATGATAAATCTGCATCTCAATATCGTAATAATATTTCAGACCAATTCGACCATTATCAATATGAAGAAAGTCATTATTTTCTAATAGCCAATCAACCTTATTGCAACATTCGTATATATTATTACTTATGGCTGCCCTTAAAATCTTTTCAGAACACCATGTATGACCTTTACTTTCTCCTAGATCTTTGAAATAGTATTGGATAAAAGCCACAAGTCTTTGTGTAGAATCAATCAGTTCAGGTTTTAACTTCAGTGCTAAATCATCACATTTACGAAACCCAATCCCATCAATTTTTGTCATGATGTATGGATTTTTTTCTAACTCTTGCTTTAATAAAACTGGATTTGGTTCTTCTGAAAGCAATTTTTTAATCATTGCATAAGTAACACCAATTGGTTTTAGCATTGAGATAATGTCAGAAATGAGATAGTTATTGATGATTTTTTCCTTGATTTTATTCCAAGTAATTTCTCTAACACCTTTTACAAGACTGTAATCAATAGTTTTTAATGTACCATTCGCTACATCATTAACTACATTTGGATATGCATTTATTAAATTATCAGCCATCCATTCAGGAATCATTGACTTCAAAAATAATAACTGTGTTTCTCTGCTTTGTGGAATAATGGCGTATATGGCAATCGGTGTATATTGATCGCCATATTTTTTATCTTTTTTATATTTCGCCTTAACTACATATTCTCCACCCACAACTAAATGTTGCATCTTTCCTGCTAACTTACTCATTTTTCTATCATCAGTATCATTTGCAGAATTATTATCACCAAACGGATCGAATGTTTTTGTAGATTTTGTAAAGAATGGAATATCATCTTTTGTTGAAAATCCAAACACACCCCACGTTGAATCATCCGAATAGTATTGCTCATATGTAATTATCGCTGTGAATTTATAAATCTCATCTTCATCCAATTTAGACTGATACTCCTTTCTTTCTCACATATTCAAGCCATTTACTATATGGCTTTAATTTTTCTACAATTACCTTTTCTTCGCTATCTTTCTTACAAAGAATTGCTACTTGCTGTCCTTTTTTTACTAAATCTTCATATTCTTTTAATTGACTATGCCATACAATTCCTTCAACAAGTCCAAAACTTGAATAGATGTTTATATATGCGAACTGCTTACCATTCTTATCTTTCTTCTTTTGAACCTTTGCTATAATTCCAACTAAAGTACATTTCTCACCATCAGGTACATCCTCAAATGGTGTTAAGAATGTATAAGCTGCATCAAATGGATTATCATTGATAAATACTTGTAATGTTTGGAATTCCCAAAACTGTTCGTCTTCAAGATATTTTTTGTTATCATCTATGTACTTTTGGAATCTTACCTTCTGATTTTCTTCAAACTGTATCTTTTTCAATCTGTTATATTCAGTAAGTAGTGCTTTCTTGTCATATACAATTCGTTTTCCAGATGAAGGAATCACGTACTTCTTTAAGTTAATGTTCCAATCTTCTTCGAGTTTCTTATAGGTAGGCAATGATTGAACTTCTGAGAATTTTAATGGTTGATACTCTGATTTAAGATATGATATAAGTTTTTCACGCTTATTTTTACAAGGAATTGCACCAGATTTTATCAGTGCAATAACAGATGCCTTACCTAAAGAAAGTCTCTGAATCAAATCATCAAACGATTTGTATATACCATTATTCTCTCTTTCTTCGATAATTTGCTTAGAAAGTGATTCACCAATTCCACCAATAGCAGATAATCCAAAAAGAACCTTATCATTATCGACTGTGAAATTCATTCCAGAATGATTGATATTCGGTGGCATAATATCCACATTAAAATACCTTGCATCAAGAATATATTTATTAATTGCACCTGCTTTATCTTTATTCTGATTGAATAATGCTTTGAAAAAGTAAGTTGGATAATGTGCTTTGAACCAAGCTGTCTCGAAACAAAGAACTGCGTAACTGTATGAATGCGATTTATTGAATAGATAACCGCCTTTTTGCGATAATTCATTCGCAATTTTATCAGCAATCTCTTTAGAATACCCATTTGCTACAATTTCACCACGAAGAATTTCTGACTCTTTCTGTACTAATTCAACTATCTTTTTTCCGATTGCTTTACGGAATAAGTCAGCACCTCCATATGTTCTTCCACCAAACTTCTTAACAATATCAAGAAGCTGCTCCTGATAAATCATACAGTAATTTGTGTCTTTTAAAATTTCATCCATATCTGGATGAATTGATGGTGGTCTACTTCCACCTGTTGCCATTTCAACATACTCGTCAAGTGCTCCCATACTATCAGGTCTATATAATGCCAAGATGACAGATATAACCTCAAAGTCTAGTTGCTCAAGCTTTGGTTTTAATCGAATAAGCAAATCTTTCATTCCTGCTGATTCAACCTGGAATACACCATTAGTCTTACCACTTGCCAATAATTCATATGTAGGTCTGTCATTCTCAAATTCTGGATTATTGATATCATAATCCCAAGGATTTAAGTGTAAATCATCCTTAATTTCCTTTACAAGATTAAGTGTTGCCACTCCAAGAAGGTCAAACTTTACAATTCCAATGTCTTCTACATAATGTTTATCAACTTGAATTACATGCTCGCCCTTAGTTCCTATTTTCATTGGCATATAGTCATTAATTGTTGTATCAACGATTCCAACACCACCAGCATGAATAGAAACTGTTTTAACACGACCACTTAAATGCTTTGCAATATCAAACAAATCAGCATATTGTGGATTGTCTGCGAGTAAATTTGGATTTGCTTTCATACAGTCATCCCATTTATCGAATGTAAATTTCTGTGAAAGTTTTTGCATCTGATTATATGGAAATCCAAGTATCTTACCAACATCAGTAATTGCAACTGTTGGAGTAATATATGAGTAGTTAATAATCTGGCATACTCTTTCTTCTCCATATTTGTCTACAAGGTAATCAATGATTGCATCTCTGTTACCAACATCTGTATCAATATCTGGAAGTCCTACTCGTTCAGGATTTAAGAATCTCTCAAAAATGAGTCCATATTTAATCGGATCAATATCCGTGATATGACAACAATAACAAACTAAAGAACCTGCTGCACTTCCTCTTCCCTTGCCAACTTCAATTCCAAGCTTCTCGGCAGCTTTGATAAAGTCCCATACAAATAAGAAATAACCATCAAACCCCATTGAATGAATAATACCCATCTCGTAGCTCAACCTAGTTCTTCTTACTTGCTGTTCATCTTCACTGAGATTGTCATACCCTCTATCTTTCCAACCTTGTCTAACTAAATGCCATAAGAATTCATTATTATCTCTATATCCATCAGGTAATGGGAACGTAGGTAACTGTGGTTTCTGAAATGGCATATCTACATTTTCAATTAAATCTGCTACCTTATTAGTATTCTCCAATCCAAGACATACATTTTCATATCCAATCTGACTATCCATAATTTCATGGATTTCATCTTCAGATTGCATATAGCAACCTTCATATATCTCACTATTTTCGATAGCATTTTTGTCGTTGTTACTACTTTTTCTACCAATCTGAATAAGTTTGTCCTGATAATACAAATCTTCTTTTTTAGGTGCATGACTATCTGTTGTAATGATAAATGGGGTATTTGTTCTTTTTGAAAGTTCTAAGATTTTCTGATTATATGAACACTGATCCTGATGAGAATGCGACTGCATCTCAAGGAAGAAATAAGGAAAAGCTTCTTTATATTCATTAACATATTCAATACACTTCTCAAAATCTGACTCTCTCGCTAACTTGCTTGCTAAACAAGCAGAAGAAATAACAAAATTCTCGGCATATGGCTTAATATCTTCTACTGTGCATCGTGGTTTAAAATAAAACCCTTCAAAGTTACTTTTTGTAATAACCTTATTTAAGTCTTTTCTGCCTTGTTCATTTCTTATCAAACAAATCAAATGAAAATATTTATTGTCTTTATCCTTAACAGTGATATCTTCACATTCGTATAACTCACATCCATATATCATTTTAATATCTGGATAGTCTTTTTTAATAAGGTCAAAATAAATAGAGCTATACATATTGCCGTGTTCTGTGGCGGCAAATGCCTTTACACCTATTTCTTTTGCTCTGTCAAGCATTTCTTTTGGACTACCATATCCATCAAGTAATGAATAATATGTATGGTTATGTAATGAACTATACATAATTCACCTCCTACCAATTATCGTCTTCATCGTTACTATTTGTACTAATAACAGCTACATCTTCAATGATAACTTGCGGTGTTCTAATGCCGTTGTACTCATTTATTGAAGGTTTACCAACAATAGTAAATGCAATACTATCATTATCACTCCATGCATCTTGTATAAAATCATATAGCTGATTACCTTCTTTACATTTGAACTGAATGTATTTAATATCATTCACTATAAAACTGATAGTATCTTCATTCTTGCCAAATACTTCAAAACAATCTCTTGTCAATGATATATTCTCTATTGCAAGCATAGGTTCATCAATTCCTTGACAAATAATATCTTCAAACTGTGATAACTTAATAATTAAAGGGATTGTGACATGATTAATGTCTAAGATAAAATCTACACGATATGTAGAATCATATTCAGTATTTTTAAGAATACTGTTCATCATATTAATTGCTTTTTCTTTATCATCAACTGGTAAATCTACAATACCAAAAGCGTTTGCATGACCTTTACCATTAATGAATCCTGTTGAATTAACAATATCTTTAAAACTATCAATTGGACTATTATCAATATTTCTTGCACTACCACCAAATACAGTTTTTTTTGTCTTTTTATCAAAATGTTTCTTTAGCAGAATGCAAGGTTTATTATATTGCTCTGCAATTTTAATTGCTACAACACCAGTTAATCCACTATCAAGTAAGTCAGATACATCAACCATAATAAGTTTATCATCAATTGGAAGATTATCTACAACTTCTGAAATGGCTTTTACGCCTTTTTCTTTCATTTTATCTTGTCGTGATTTTGCATTTTTACAAAGTCTAGCAGCTCTATCATAAATGCTTTCCTGAATTGTTTCTACTGGTTTATTCTTTGTGGCTCTTTTTTTATATTCAAAGAACTCATCTTTTTCAATAAAAGCTCTAAATAACAATTCCTTTTCATCACTTAAACCGATACGAATCATTCCGTTCAGAATAGGTGTTATATACCATTGGATATTGTAAATATTAACCTTACCATTTATACTGTAATCTTGTGCTTTAATAAGTGCCTGAAAACATTTATTTGTAATATTGAGTAATCCAAGATTTGTAATATATCTTGTCTCAAATGAACGCATATCCATAACATCGCTAATATTTGCTAATGCACACAAATCTAAATAGTCATCTGCAAACTCATTCCATGTCTCTGCATCTAATGCTTGTAAAAACTTATATACAACACCTGCTCCACAAAAATCCTTATTGAAATAATTGTCACTCATTTGATTATTTACAATTAATGCATATGGATTTTTTTCTTCTGATTCATGGTGATCAAGAATAAGTATATCAATACCCTTCTCTGAAAGCTCTCTACACTGTTCTGTGTCATTTGTACCAGCATCAGGGATAATCAATAATTTTGTATCATCAGATATCACAATGTCATCATCTAGTCCATGTGCCTTTGCTCTTGTATGTAATATGTAATTAACTGGATAATCAGCATTCATTTTCTTAATATAAGAATACATCATAGCTGCTGAACAAAAACCGTCTGGATCTTCATCAACAAGTATTTCAATTTTACCCTTGTTATTAAAATGTTTCATAAACAACTCTACTGCTTCATGTATGTTATCCAAATTTTCGTATGGAATTAAAACACTTTCATCTAAGTTGAGATATTTTTCATAATCATCAACTCCTCTATTTCTTAACACTTCCTTTAATACATTGGAAGTATTATTGTCGCTATTTTCATATAATTTATACTTCAAATACACACCTTCCTATCTTAATCTGTATATATTATTCTCTACCAAGTACCTCCATTTAATAGGATCATCCGTTGGGGATTCTTTCTCGCCAAGAATATTATCTTCATCAAACATATAATAAAGCGGAACGCCATCAGGAAATCTTTCTGCTAGTTCCTCTAATTCTTCTTTTTTTACATCTTTGTCTAAACATAAAATTATATCTGTACTAAGTCTAACTAACATATCAATTTGATATTGTGAAAGTTCCTTTCCACCTGTACCACCAGTGTTTTGATAACCATAACTCCATGCTTGTTCAACAAATTTTTCAGATTCACCAACATAAATCCTTCCTGTTCTTTTTATATAAGGAAGAGTTTTATACAATCCATATATAATTTTTGATTTTGCACATGGCTCTAAATAAATATATTTATTCATTCCATCAGGTACTTTTCTGTCAAAATATCTTGCTTTTACACCGACTAAATCTCCTAATTCAGAACGAATAGGAATTGTGTATCGGTTTGTTTCTTCATCAAAACCTATCTCAAACTCTCTTTGTGTTTCATAATCTATATGATCTTCGTAGAATAAATCATTTACATAAGGCTTATAATACGAAAGTATTTTCTCCGAAATAGGTTGTAATGGTTTTTCTTTCTCTTCTGATATATTAGAATCCATATCTTCTAACATTTTCAGTATTTTAAAACTATCTGGAATATCCTCTTCAAAATCGTGATAATAAGACATTCCTATTTCTGAGCATATTTCCTTTAATCCTTCTGGAAATGTAAGGTCTTTGACATAACACACAAGATCAATAATATCTGTTTGTCTGTTACCCTTTATCATTTGTCGAGTTTTATTCAAGCAGATAAGGGACTCATTATTGTATAAAATAATTGCTCCTTTATTATCTCCATCAGGATTACCAGCAGTCCAATATGCTCCAACTGAATGATATTTGATATGGTGGCAACCAACGGATTCTAATATCTGTTCACAATAATTATTTTCATATATATAATTCTTCAACTCTTTTACATCCAAGCTGCCACCCTCCAATTAGTCACTATTTTTTGGTTTTTTAATGATATAACCTATATTTCTCCAAATATTTAAGTTCAAATCAATCTCAAATAACATAATCTTGTCCTTACTACCTGCTCTGTTTTTATCTGGTTTAATACAAAAATATTGTTTACTTAAATCCAAATCTTCCGTCACTGGCTCACCCCAAGAATCACATTCTAAAACAACTTGATATTTATGGTATTCTTCCTTATTTAATTTTTTACCAATATTCAGAATATCAGCTACATGCTTTATCTGCTTTGCATTGGCAATGTTATTACTACTCAAACTAAAAATATCAGTAAACACCGTATCATCACTTAACTGGAATACTGCATATCCACTCATACGAAGTTCTTTTGTTAATTCTTTCAATTTAGTTGCAAATTGTTTAATTTGTGACCAATCATCAGTGTTATAACCTTTTAACGTGTCATAACCATAATATTTAATGTTCTGAACCATCTTTGCTTTACGCAATTCAAACTCAATTCTCTCAGGGCTATAATCATCTCCAACATCTTTAAACATAACTTTGCCCTTACGATCACTACTATCAATCCAATCTGTAACTTTTTTTACATTCCAATATTCCTCTGACGTATCTTTTATTCTCTTTATGTAATCCTCATTGCTTTCAAGATAAACACCATTATCGTCAATTTTTCTTCTGATAATGTCACCATTTTTATCATGATAAACACCTAATACAATCTCTTTCTCAGGCTTTGTAATATGTACGCCATGCAGTTCTTGAAACTCTTTATTATTAATAACAGTCGTAATAAGACAACTACGAAGGTCTTCTTCGTCCATCTCATTGCTCATAAGAAAAAAGTTCTCATTTTGCACAAGTGCCACATAAGCTGCTAAAAGTACAAGTTTTCTTGTTTTACCCTCATTAGAAAGGAAGCCTTCAAAGAGAACCTTTGTTTCTCTAAGACCAAGAAAAAATTCGTTATACATATACCAAGGGAAAGGTAAGCCGAAATTTGGCTTTTCAAGATATTTGTCGATTTGAGATGAGTTTTTATCAGTAAGCTCAACAGCTTCTTCACCAGCATTAATTACTGTATTTATCTTATCTGCTTTTGTACGGATAATTCTGTAAATGTCATTTGGTGACATTTTATCAAAGTTCCTATGAGATAATATCTTCTCAACTGGAAACCCATTTCTTCCATACTCTCTTACTAATGAATATTTCTTAACAGTATCAAAATAATTTTTCACATCATTTTCATCTGCCAATGTCATAAACCTTTGAAGCGTTTTCCAACCTTTATACTGCTTATATAATTTAAGTCGTTCTTCATTCTGACTCATAAACACATTCATTTTTGTTTCATCTAATGTTTGTGAAAATGTAAGAAAATAAGTTTCAAGATTATCATAAAAGAATTTTGTCGCAGGATCAGAGAAATCATACTTGCTTCTCATAAATGTGCTGTAATTTACAATTAAGTCCAAATCTTTTGCTATAGAACCAACAAACAAGATTTCTGCTTGCACATTACAGTCTTTTAATTCATGTTCATTATCCAATATTATCTCCTATCCAAAAATATCATCCACTAAGTCTGAAATATCATCTGTATCAACCTTACTATCTTTGGACACATTAGTATAACCAATTGATTGACTGACAATATTCTGTGATTTTTCTGTTTCTTTCTCAGCTTCAAGTATTTTTTGTTTTTCTTTCCACCTTAAATAACTGTCATATTTATTAACTAAAATGGATAAATCATACGAAAGTCGTTGTTCTGGCTGCATATGAATACCTTTTACTTCATTCTTTTTCGCAATACCATTAAGCATATCTATTTTTCTTTGCCACATATCAAGTAAGTCTGAAGGTGGAATACCTACCGACATTCCCTTAAAAGTTCCATTATAAATGTTACCCAACTTTTGCCATACGGTAGTAGGGATAATTGTCAAATCATATGCTTCTTTAATAAATTCAAATATCTCATCTTGCTCTATTGCTACTGCGAGATGCGAATATGTATCTTTTTTTATAGAATCAATGTGGTCATATATCCAAGTCCATTTTGCTGATATGTCTGCCCTTTTATTAGCAATACGCTTCTGACATATATTGATAAAGCAACTACTATGATATGTTTTTTTATCATAGTAGATTGCATCGTCAATATTATTCTTGTTTATATAAAGATTTTCTCCGCAACAACCACATTTTCTTTTAACACCATTTTTATTGTTAGTTGTGTATCTTGCCATAATCCTACCTTTACATAATCCAAATTTAATCAAACATTGCTAATACTTTGTTAAGAATTGCAACATCAGTTACATTCTTGTATGCTGTAGGGAGTCCTGCTGCTTCAAGCTTTTCCTTCATTGCTTTCTTCTCTGTAGGTGGAAGTGCATTTCTCTTAGCAATAATCTCTTTCTTGATTGCTTCAATATCTGCACTATTACCATTATCAGATGTACTTGTTGTCTCCGAATTATCAGGCTCTCCGACCTTACCAAGAATCTCCTTGCTGTAGATATCCTGCTCAACATCAACTGCCTTTGTTAAGTCATTCTTAACTACAAAAGCCTTCTTGTCTGCTGTCTTATCAATAACTGACTGCCAATCAAGTAATGTAGGATCTTCGATAATCGAATTGTCTTCGTGTGTGTGTGTTCTATCCTTTTTAACATGAGCACATACTGTTCCTTCTTCATTTCTGTACATACGAATTTCAGTCTTAACATTGTATGTCATACCTTTGAATCCATCAGGAATTTTTCTACCAGTTACAACACTCATAGTTGAACCATCAGACTGCTTAATTGTTTCTTTTTCATCAGTCTCTCTAGCAGTTACAATATAGTGAACGCCAGATGCCATAAGATCAAGAATTAAATCCTGTCCCTTGAAGTTAATTGTCTGATAATCTTTTAACTCCATTCCTGCTCCCTCAATCTTAACAAGTCTGGCATCACCAACAAGTCCATCCTTATCAGCCTTGACCTTATTTCTCTTTTTAGAGAATTCTACTAATCCCTGCTTTGTTGTTAAGTTAAGAATTGTAGTACCATCAACAACAATTGCATCTGCTCTAAATGGTTCTCCATCTGCGTCAAGAACTACATTGTCTGTCTCATCTCCGTCATCATCAAGCTCATAGAAATCTTCTCCATTTTTAACTTTTGCAATATACTGTCTTACTTCTCCAAGTGACTGAGTATATACAATATAAATATTTTCAAGGTTTACACCATTCGCTTCTAAGTCACCTAAATAATCATCAATTGAACCAGTCTCAGGATCAAGGTATAAAACTCTGAAAGGCTTTCCATCAGGACGCTTAAAGTACGCAAGCTGCATAGCCATTGTTGACTTGCCTGTAAACTGCTCTCCATATAAAATCATACCTAACTTACTCTGTGTGACTGACGCTTTTCTTGCTTTTGCCATTAAATAATTCCTCCGTAATTCTATAATATTGATTTATTGGAACGCCATTTCTGACGTTCCACTTAGTTATTCTCTAGTTGCTAAAGGATTAATCCCAAGCCTCGTCCTCGTCTGATCCGTCAAGACCATCAGCACTTCCCCAATCGTCATTAGAATCAGAACCAAAACTCTCTTCTGCCTTATTTGCATTCTTAATCTTTGCAATAGCCTCTGTTACATTCTCCTCTGTGTAAAGTTCCTTATCAATTGAAGAACCCTTTGCTCCTGTGATAATAAACTCTCTCTTTGTAGGTGCAGATACTTTCTCCATACTGTCCTCTTCACCCCAATTGTCATCATCATCTGTTGCAACTGTCTCTGTCTGAGTAGAAGAAACCATATGTCCACTTACCTTAATTGCATTGTAAGGATTAAGTGACTTCTTAAACTTATTAGCGAGAGCCTTATCCTCGATGATAAACTGAACATCTTCAATATTGCTATATGTAACAATCTTTGCAAGTACAATGAATCTACCTGTTGGCTTATCGTTATCATCCTTTTCCTGCTCGATACCCATGAAAATAATCACCTGGTTGAAATCATTCTGCTTCTCGAACTTCTCATCATCAAAGTTGACCTCTGAGCAAAGTGAAATCTGATTTGGAACAAGCTTTGTAGATGTTCTCTTATTACCCTTGTCATCTGTGAAGCTGCTATAATCAAGATTTCCACGAATAAATACGCTTGCACCGTCCTTCAGATTCTCCTTAACTTCCTTGCAAGCATCAAAATCTGTAAGAATCTTCTTGTCATTAACTGTCTTGCCCTCAGAATCAACCTTCTTCTTTACACCAATATTCTTACCAATCATACGATAGCCTTCACGGTTATAAGAGAATCTATCAGTCCAAGGTACTTTTACAGTATCAGCCTTTTCGCCCTTCTTCTCAGCTCTCTTAGAGAAATAAACATTCTCCTGCTCCATTCCCTGAAGATTGACATATAATGTCTCTCCATCAAGATAACTTGTACCAAAATTAAGCATTCTCATAGGCTTGCCACTCTTGGTCTTAATCTCCTTAAATGCTGTATCCTTCTCCATACCAGATACAACTCCCTTTAACTGGAACGCACCCTTTGTCTCAGGTAAATCAAATAATCTTCCTTTTTTCTTTGTCTCTGCCATTTAAAAAATGTCCTCCTTATAATATGTAATAAAATTTTTTGATAACTATATTTGAACAGTCTTGCGACTGGAACACAGAAGTTAATTTATATAAACATCTATGTATAATCAGTGATTTTTGAGTATAAAAACCCAAGGGTATGCTGTTCTTCCACCCCTACAAATGTTTTCCGCATTTATTTGCTCTCTTGCTTTGTCTCGATTTTTATATAATTTTCGAGACATCTTGTTTTGGAATTTTTTGAACTGATTTGTTCAATGAAAATGTTTACTGAATTGATTGTTGATGTAATCTTCTACAAAGGTTATCGTATGAATTACTAATTGAGTTTCCCATAGTAAACAATCTTGAAATATAACATCTGACGGTTTTGCAAATCTAAATCCATCTCCATATTTTGAAGCATGTCCCATTGTTCCGTCTCTACAATGAATAACAATAGCAATGATTACTCCAATTATATGAATGATTATTAGACAACTAATTGTCGTAAAATACTCCACCTTTTTTCATACCTCCAATCGACACCACCTAAAGTTGATGATTTTTATCTTCTCTCTGATAAAAGGCTACCATTCATCTACAAAGCTCATATTCTTACCTCGCTTATATATTCTCTAAACTATCTAAGAATTGTTTCATCCACATATTTTTATCAGCAGTTCTCTTCAATTCTTCCTGCCATCTTTTATATGCTCTAGCAACATCATTTTCATAAAATTCATTAATATCATTCATATACGAATAAACTGCTTCATCGCTAACATCCAAGTCTTTGCTTAATTCTTTATTACAATATTCTCTTATATCTGTATTTAGCGATATATCAATTTGATTTAATGCAAACTTTTTAACATTTTCATGCTCAGATGTTGGTGGAATCCACTTTTCAATTTCATCTCTAACTTTCATATATCGCTCATCTTCTGCAATATATTCATCAAGAGATTTTCTTGTTGATTCTATATCTTTCTTATGCTTTTCAATAAGCTCTTTCTTCGCTTCCTCAAAAGTCATTTGTCTATATTTATTACGAACCTCTACCGTTTCCTCATAATCTTTCTTGTAATAAGGATTGGGTTCAAATTGATTTGGAACTGGTTTTGATAATGGCTCATCTCTCATATTAATAGCCACACCAAAATTTCTAAGACAAAGCTTTAAAAAGTCTTTTCCTGTTGTAATATCTCCATCTTTTATATATGTTGTATAACCTGTTGGCACTTTCTCACCTCCTCGAAATCCACAGGAAACAGTGAATTACTGCGACTGCTTCACTTATATATTCTCTATTTGGTTTTCATTTTTATTGGAAATTGTGATTCGAATGAATCATAGATTATAAACCAATTCTATATGCAAGTTTTTTCGTAATAAAACCTGATTGGTGTAAGATCATACAAGATAGATGAATGTCATCATATATTAGATCTGTTATAGAACAATTCGATAAGATACTGTTACCAGGCATAGTCTTTGACTTGAAATAAACAGCTTTACCATTGTATTTTTCAAATGCTTTGCAATATGTATCCCAATCTTCAACTTCAACAATTAGTGACTGATGATCTCTTATGATATTATCATGATCAATACTCAAATTTGTCTCAATTACTTGAATCATATTCTCACCTCTTACTTTTATTCTTTTATTTTGGAAAATTGTTAGCTGAATCGCTAAGACTAATTATTCAAGAAATTTCTAATGTCATTCATCATCTGTTCTGACTCATCAAGATAATATCTGTGAGTATCTACGCCATCATAATATTCAAAATACGGAATTGGCTGCTCATCATTATCATACATCCATCCAAGTTCTGAATATGCATCAAAATATACTGACACATGCTTTCCTTTATAATCAATTACAAATCTGATAATTGCACCTGCAAATGGTGGAATAATCGTCACATCCCATTCTTTATCAAAGTGAAAAGCAGGAAGTTTTCTTGCCCAACCTCTAAAATCATGCATCTGTTCCACGTTTGATAACATTAGTAACTTATTTACATTTTCCTGTAAGGTCATTTGTTTCTCACCTCCAACTATATACTCTCTGTTTTCTTTCTTCTCATTACTAATTCAAATTCTGTACTAGGATATGTGATCTGATATTCTTCTTTCTTACCTTTAGAGTCTTCCATATTACCCATAAACCATTCATATACAGCAGCTATCGCATCATCCGTAACATCTATTTTCTGTCCAACCCACATATGTTTTTCTGTATCCTGTGTTCCATAGTAGATTGTATTTGTTATCGGACTTACACCAAAACCTTTCTTTTTTGCCATTTATTTTTTCTCCTTACTGCAACAGTTCTGGATAAAAGTCATACAAATAATCTCCAAAATCTCCACTTCTCTCTGAGCCTGTTTGACTCTGCCAAAAATGTTTCCACTCTTTACCTCTTTCAGTCTGAATAAACTGTTCGTATTTAAGTCTTAAAGCTTCTCTATCTTTATAAATATCGCTCATTTTATAATTCTCCTTTAAAATTGCACCAAGAAATGTCAGATTCCTTCGATTATAAATCAATATCTTCCATGACTGCTCTTGCTTCAAGAACCGCAATATAATCCGTCATAGCCTTAATTTGCATATTATATGTACTTCTTGGACAAGTTGGTTCAAAATTTAATGTCCTTTCATCCCATTTTGTAAGCATTGATTTAAGACCTCTATATCTGGTAACTAACTGATAATACTCAGCTTTGAATCTCTCTTTATAATCATCACTGTTCATCATTTCTACTGTATCTTTTAATGTCATAATTATATTCTCCTTTACGCTTCAAAATTGAACTCATCAGACGAAATCTTGTTATTAATAATCTTCTGATAAATATCTACATACATCTCATCTTTATCTCGATTATAAGTAACTTCTGCATACTTGTTACCCATTGGCTGTCCCCAAATAGTACATTTCTTATAACCTAATTCATGTGCAAACCACACGAGATCCAACTGGTCAATACTAATGTTTTCACTCAATGTCTGGATTACTGCATTCTTTGCAGCTTTTTCAAATTCGTAACTTGTCATTATAATTACCTCCACTTTAATATTCTCTTAATTAATTACTACTTCTGTTTCATTGCTTTATATAAACTTTTTTCTAAAGTTCCAATTTCTTTCTTTAAATTCCTTAGTTCTTCTTTTTTATTCCTTAATAAATTTACTAATTCAGTAACATTGTTTTTAACTTTTTCAATATCAATGATGCAATGAGGGAATTCATAATTTGAATAAATAAGAAGCTGCATAGGATAAAATTCTTCATCTGTAAGCTCTTTTACAAGTTTAAAGTCGTTAATTTGAGAATCATCAAGACCATAATTTCTGTAAGAATTCCTGTTTATTATTATATTATCAATTTTGAATCTTAAATCCGTATGACCTTGATCCATACAAGCATCTAAATAACTTGGTTTTTCTATGTCTCCATATCTTCCGTAAACCATATCAGACACAGATAAAACTAAATAAAAAGCATCTTTTGCAGGATTATAATATATACATTTTTCTTTTAAAATAATTCATTTCTCCTTTATATTTTCTCTCCTTCTGTTCGCAAGAAATCGAAATTTACTGCAATTTTTTATTCTTCAAATGAAGCAGTTGCACGAATGTTGAGCCTTCTGTTATAAAAATATCCCTCTACTTCTCTTCGAACAATATCATCAACTGCTTTGGTTAAAGCTTTATCAACTCTATCCATAATCATTTGTTCAAAATCAACACTCTTGATTTTACTTTCAATTGCTTGAATTACTTTATCATCTATATCTTTTAATACTAGTTTTTTAAGTTCTTCTTTACTTAAACCAGCTTCACATAACATTTGTCTTGCTTCTTGTCTTAAAGCAATTTCTTCTATTCTCACTTTTTCACCTCCCAAGGAAACCGATATTTCTTGTCCATTTGTTACTATATATAGTAGTTTTAATTTATCCGACTACTATATATAGTATGTATTTTTATGAAATATACTACCTATTGTATTATTCTCTCTTTTACTTCAATAAAGCAGCAATCTCATCAATTTCCAGCTCTGTTTTCTTATCATCAGAAAGCAACTTGTCCAGTTTACTCTCCATTTTCTTCAAATCAGACTCTTCTTTCTTCAGACCAGATACCTCTAACTTACTCTTAATATCTTTAATCCATGCTGTCACACTGTATCCTGAAATTTCAAAATCAGGCATCCCAAGGTCAACTGCCGACATAAGATATGAATTAAGTCTGATAAGTAGCAACACTAATGCGTCATCTGAACACACGTTGAGATTAATTACCATACCATCCATATTAAGAACGCAATTTGTTTCAGGAATAAACCTAACCTTCTTCTCAGAAATTGATTTCTTCTTAGTTTCAATCTGTTTCTTTAATTCTAAAATTCTGTCATCATTTTTACTCATTAAACTCGTACTCCTTTTCATATTCTCTACCATTTGCTAAATATTTCTGCTTACATACTGGTTTTAACTTTTCAAAAACTGTTTCAATAGAAACTGGAATCATATGCGTCTGAATTTCTTTTTGACCATAACGTACTTCCACTTCTCTTTCTTCTGTCGGGAAAATATCAATTGCCTCCTTATCTCCATAATAGATATTCTTGGCACTATATTTATAAACAGTATATTTGCCGTTATCTTCTGACCTATATGGCGTTGTCATTTCATATTTAATATATTCTCCATCGTTGTTTATCATAAAGCGAACATTGATATATTTTCTTGTTATATCATCACCAGCATATGTATTAATTGCTTTTTTATAAAAATCTTCAAATGAGATATTTACAATTTTATCCTTGCTATCATCTATAGGGGAGAATTGATAAGATGATTTCATTGAATCATAAATTTCAGAATATTTAGATATGCATTTATCATCGAGACAACTAATAAGTTTGTTTTTAGGAACACTTTTGAATTGCTCAAATTCATACTTTCCATCGCTTAATCTTGCAAACCAATGCATTTTACCATATGGAAGGTTGTTAATTCCTTTATAAGAAATTTTTGTATATCCAAATCGAGTTGGTTCATTTGGAATATCTTCATAGGATTTAGTTTTTACCGTTTTACCATCCTGTATAAATTCATAACCATAACCATATGTTTCAAAACGTCCCATATAAATCCATTCGATATTTTCTTTTGTAAGATATGTTGCACCAAGAATCAAGTCTCTTGTCTTAATAGATTCATTGTTATGTACAATCTTATTATAAGCTGCAATCTGTTTATAGTCAGGTGACTCAACTGGCATAAGAACTAAATCCTTACCATCCCATCCATATATAAATTCTCCCTCAAGTCCCTTACCCTTGATACAATTCGCATTTTCGAGAATGTATAATAAATTTTCAATGGTAATTTCAAACTCAAATCCTCTTGGATCATATACTCTACAATAAGCATGTCTGTGATCCCATCCTGTAGAGTAATCGCCAGCTTTCTTATTTAGTACAAATCCTTCTGTTGGGACATTATCAAATTCATCATTTGGAATTTTATCATCACGCCAACTATTCCATGATGCTTCTTTTCTCAATTTGCCTTTTTCGTCATAGTAAATGACGTAGGCAAGCTTTCCTGTGTAAGTTCCTGAACGATTTTGATATCCAACATTTATCGTTTTAGGAACAAAAATGCTACTGTTCATTCCATTATTCTCTCTTTCTTTGTGCAAAATTATTTCTAAAGGAAACGATATTTACCTATTCTTCGATTCAAATTCTTCAAGTGCTTTATAAAATTCGCTGCCTTTAATTTCTGTAAAACCTGTATCGTCATCTGGTGTAATAGTTTCATATTTTGTTGTAGAAATATTTAAATATAACTTATTCTCATACTCAAACCTTGAAACTGAATACCCACCTAAATGTAATTCTTTGAAATAGTCTCCTACTCGAATGGGATGATTGTTAATAACAATATTATTTTCAATACATAAATCTTGAAACTCTTTTAAAGTCTTACTGTTAGCTCTAAATTTTCTCATTAACGTATCAGAATCGCAGAATAACTTCGTTGGTTTCAGTAACTCTTTGCCAAATTTCTGATTATTTTCATCACAATCGGTAATATATAATCTTATATTATGCTTCTCATACTCTTTAAATTGGCGATTTATAAATCCACTTCCGCTAATATAATATTCTTTTCCAGCAATGCCTTTATCCTCGAAAAAATTATTTACTACTATTCTTCTTTCTTCTCCATGTTTTCTATAATCATTAATCTCTTTTAGGAAGTTCTCATTTGTTACAATAAAAAATTTCTCCATTTTTTACCTCCACATTTTCTAAAGAAACGAATCTTTACTTCGATTCTTCCTCTTTCTTAAACCTATTGAATACTTTGTTATGAATATAATTTTTAATATCTACATAACATTCAGAACACAAATCTCGTACTTCCACCTTTTTTTTTATCATATTGTCCTCTGTCAACGAAGTCTGATAGAAAGATATCAAACGTATCGTCTTTAATTTCATAACAGTCTTCACAATACTTACCACAAACATCACATTTATATGCTCTCATCTACTCACCTCACAATTACTTGTTCTCTTATTGGCTCAACTCTATATCGTTTATTCCAATCTTCTCTCTTCTTTAACAATGGAATCCAAGGGCAGTGTAAGTTTTCAGATTCAGTTCCTATTAAGTCATCTTGGTCACAACCAAGATACTCTCTATAACCACAGTTAGGGCAAACTACTTCATATTCAGGAACTTTATATTTAAAACTACAATAGTTAGGAAATACCATTTGAACATTCCAATCGTCCTTTGATTCAACTTCATATACACAGTTGCAGCATCTACACACAAACTGAATATTTTTACCGAAATAATTACCTGCTATAATCTTCATATTTACCCCAATCAATCTTTACATACTGCTTAAAACAAGGATAATATGTAGTAGCTCCTACCTGATCCTTACACCAATCATCCAATATATCTTGCAAACTACCAATATCACACTGTTCATAAGCATCTTCATGTAGCTCTTGGCAAACATTGTCAACTACATTATCAGCATCAATATGAATCTTCTCCACGCTGCACACCCATAATCTCTCAGGTCTGCCATCATTATTAAATTCTTCATCTGTATAACGCCCAAAATAATCGTCAAAGAAATCATCAACAGTATCGTAATACTCATCAAACTCTTCACAGTAAAGCATCGTGTTTACATCTTTTTCATCAACAGCTACTGCATTTGCTACTTTCTCATTCCACTTATTTATTCTCTCTTCTTCATCAGCTTTCTTCTGTCCTTCACAATCACAATGCATATATCCCTGATTTTTATAAGGCTCTCCACAATAAGGACACAATCGCTGCACACCATTAAAACAACTCTGGCAAAATGAAAGTGCTTGATGTTTATACGGAAAATGATATTTTCTGCCAACTTCAGAGTTGTCACCTTTAATCCCATAAACATTGTCTTCAATTTGCATTCCAAGACCATTGCAGACAGGACAAATTTTTTCGTATTCTGTAAGATCCTTGATTAGAATTTTAGGAAACGATTTTTGAATTGCTTCATAAAGATTTATTTCTTCTCTACGTGTTAAATTATTCATTTATTCCACCTGCTTTCACAATACCAATTGCTTTATGTACGCATTTTTCTATGCACTTTTCATAAGGTGTATTTCTGTAATAATCCATTTCTTCATTCCCGTAATCACCTAACTGATTCACGATGTCTTCTATATCATAAGCTGTTGGTTGTCTTCGTACTAATTCACACCACAAATCTACGAGTGAATCTGCACAATTTTTTCTTATAAACTTCTCAAATGCATCTGCATCAATTAACCTCATTTTATTTCTCCTATTCATAATCTTCTGGATGTTCTTTATAGTCATCTATTACACTTTTCATATAACTGAAATAATCTCTTACAGTATCTTTTCCATTAGTAAATCCACTTGTCACTTCATATCCATCATCGAATACTGCAAAGGTTAAGAACTCTGCACCACCTCGTTTTACCTCTATATCACAACCTCTATATTTACCTTTCATAGTGTTATTCTCCTATGCACCTGTATTTGCTCTTAAAACACACTGTTCTTCATTCATATCAATTTCTGTAATAGTAATCTCTTGACACTTCTTAAAGTCATCTGAACTTACCCTTGCTTTTCTTTCAGCATGTCGTTCATCTTTTGCAATAATTACCATTGCGTAATCTTGACACCAACCACTTGCAGGTCGCTCTACTAAATATGCTTTCATACTGTTATTCCCCTAAATCCATTCAATCTCTTTGCAATATAATGAACAACATGGGTAAATACAATTTAAAAATATCTCACGATTAATATTACGAGAGACTTTTATCTTGTAGAATCGAAAACCCCTTTGTGAATAATCAGTATAATCGAAATAATACCATTGTTCTTTATTTGCAAGTACAATTCTATCTTTTTGTCGTACTTTAATTTTATCTAAATTATCGTTCACGAAATTATTCCAATCCTCATCCGTAGAAAAGAATCCGCAAACAACAATTTGATTACTACATGGATATTTTCTTCCATCTTGTTTATTGATTTTTTCGGATATTAACTTCATTTCTTCTTCTGTCATCTCTATACATCACCTCCCAAGAAAGAAAAATTTCCTTCGACTTTCGAGGTTCTAAAAGCCTTATTTTTCAAGGCTTTCGTGACCTCTAATTGTTTATTCTCTGTTAGAACAACGCACAACCGTCTCTTTTAAACGATTCAACATACTTATTCCACTTATCATCATTCATCTCATATAATTTCTTGAAACATTTCTTACACAAGAACTTCGACACATCTCTTCCGTGGAATTTCATATTCATTGCCAGCGTTGTCTTATCTTTTATTCTCTTTTCACACTCATCACAATACTTATTGAAATATTGTCTTGCTACTTTCGTATCACCAACATTCAATCCATTGTACTCAGCAAATTCCTGAATAGCCTCATCAGTTGGTTCATCTCTGAATGTTCCACCATTCCAAGCTTGTGTGAGATATTCATCAATGGTGCAATTCATGATTATCCACTTCTTATTTGCAATGAAGTCTTCTTTTAAGATGTTTCTCCATCTCTCATAAGCCTGTGGATACCAATACTTGTCCAAAATCCAAGTAGACTTTGTATAGAATGGACACGCAATATTACAACCACAACGAGAATAACCCTTCTTATACTTGGAATTTATCTCAATGTTTTTCCAAATTGTATAAAGCCATACATCCATTTCTGACCATTTTCTAATAGGAAGAATACCTTGCCAACGGGTCTTGCCCCACTCCTGCTCATTTATCCATTCATCCTGATAACCACTACGAGTATTTGATTCTTCATTTCTCATTCCCATCCACATAAGATACGGATGGTCGTGGTCGAGCTGTGATACCATAACTCCAACCTTAAAAATCCTACAGCAAAATCTAGCGAATCTCGTGGGTATCATGTGATCTGATTCTACATATTGGTAAAATCCCTTCTCAGGATTCATAATCTCACAGTTAGGGAAAGTCTTAACCATTCTATATGTATCTGCACAGTCAAGCGATGTATTATTAAATATTGCTTTTGTTTCTGGATATAATTTTCTGACTAGATGACAGGTAAGCATTGAATCCTTACCCATAGAAACAGGGATTATTGAAGTATATGTATTAAACTTCTCTGTCTTTTCTTTGATTAGTTCTAATGAATCAGCTTCAAGCTGCGTTAGATGTTCTTTCTGTAATTCGATTAAATCTTGCCAACTTGCTAAATCCACATCTGATATATTGTCATAGGATTTCAATTTGGTACAATCCAATCTTTCAAGCGAATTTTCAATCTTCACTCGATAGAATTTATGTTCATTTCCTTGCTTATCAAATCCTTTAATAATAGATTTATCCAGCCAAAAGTAGCCTTCTTTCAGATCTTCTAATGGCTGTTTGGTCGTATCTCGCAAGAATGTAAGATACTCATTGTAAATTGGGTTCACTCATATACCTGAGTGTTATGTACATAACCTTTTACCTAGGATTATCTTTACCTTTCTTTGATTTTATGGCATTTGCAACTACCATTTATATTGTTATTTATCCAAATTTTCCCAATGAAAGATTGGTTTACTGTGGCTCTTTATTTTTACATGTAAAGATTGCTTCATTAGTTCTCAATGATGTTCCTCTTGTTATTTCTCTAGGAATTATCTGATCATTATTGCCACCACAATACATATTATCTCTCCAAGTCCACGGAGTTGTTGTAATGGTAGTTTTATTTGAATTCCCATCTGAATATCCTGCTTGATATACTTCATCTAAAATTTCTTTTAACCTATCTTTCGTAATCACGACACTATTATTATCATTTTCACATTCCTTAAAATCAAAATATACTACTGGTTTCATAATTACTCCTTTCCTAAGTCATTAAATTCTCTACCTTCAACGATATTCTGGACACATGTTTTGCATTTTTCTAAAGCAAAAGCGTATGCATTATTATAGATAAGTTTGTCGTGTTCTGCCGTTGGATTAACGTATACACTATCAATAGCTTCATCAATACCATCTATAAACCGGATAAGTCTTTCAATAATTGTTGAAACATCATATATATTATAATCTGTTGGTTTTGATATGCTTTTTAAATACTTATCAATAGCTTCGTTTTCTTCTTTTGTTGCTTCTCTTATAGAATACTCAAAAGCTCTTAATTCATCTTTTCCGAGCCATTTGATCCATGCACCACAATCATCACAATAAAGTCCTGTATTATTACCTTTTACTTCAGTATGTAGTGAAATACTTCCACATTTCTTACAACAATTCTGATACATAATTCCACCTCTAATGTATTATTCTCCAAACTCACAAGTATCACATGTCGAGAAATATTTATCATGGTCTATACAGCATTGTGGTCTGTTGTCATCAAAATCAAAATTTGATATATGTTTCTTTTTATCAGCTACTACAATTGCATCGACCGTTGGTGCACACATGATTACTTGATCAAATTCAATTCTTCCTCTTTCGGATAAATTTCTCCACTTTTCTAAAAGTGAATCACCGTCTACTAATCTCATATATCATTTACCATTCTTTACAGAAGCATTATTAACTGACTTCTGAATATTTTTCATAAGCTGAATATTGTCATTAATCATAAGTGCTAATGCTTGATTCTCTGTAAATCCAACATTTACATACGCATCAAACATATTTTTCTTAATTTTCGCCTGAATTGCAGGATACTCAGTGTTCTCAGAATAATCTTTTGCAATAATCATGAATTCCTTCAAAACATCATATATAGGCTCTTTGTACTTTGTAATATATGTCTTTACTACCGCTCCTAAACTTTCTGGATTCTCTGCTAATAATCTTAAAATTGTTTCCATGTTTAATATTCTCCTTTAAATACAATTTTATCATTGTCAAAATCATTATACATTAATGTTGAATCTTCCCACTCTTCATATCTTTCGGTGTGTTCCTTAACAAATCAAAACACACATTAATCTCTGTATACATTCCCATTATGTTTTTACCTCTGATGTATTATTCTCTTTTATTCAGAATCCAATAGTTCATATTGTTTCTGCAATTCTTCAATTTCATTTCGTTTAAAATCTGCAAGAGCTACACATTCTTTATGATCTAAATATATGCATGAACCAATAGAATCAATATTTCGCTCTGAACAAAAATATCCCTTATATGTATACTTCTTTGGCATCAACGCCTTAACTATTGAATGTGTTCTTCTCATATTTGCATCGTCAAGAAAATCAATTTCCTGTTCAAGTCTCTTGATTTCTTGATTAATTTCTGTTGCTTTTTCTAAATTTTCTCGTTTCATATATTACCTCTATATCCAAGGATATGTTGCATTCCTGTGAAGTTACTCCCAATTAATTACAATATTTCTCAATACCTTGTGTCATAATATCTCTTAATTCATCTTCCTCATATGTAGAGCCAAACTGTGACCAACTACAACTATATTCTGTATCATTGTGTATTAACGCAAGTTTAAATACACTGCTACCATAATTCTTATATGCATCTAATTTGATAGCTTTAATATGAGGAATTCCTAAACGCCAATTATGCTCTTTATATTCAAACTGAATATAAGTAGCTTGACCAAAATTATAGTCAATGAATTTAACATCATTCATGTACTCAACATCAAGAAGCTTTTTAATATAATCAATATACCAATCATACATTTCCTTTTCTTTATACTTCTTTCTCTTGTCAAGCTTATTACCATCAGCATCCTGATTCTTTGATAACATATTTAACCATTCTCTACACATTTTAATCATAGACGGCTGATCAAGTAGCATATACTTAATATTCTCTTTATAAGTGTTAAATGCCTGTTGTTCAATAAGGTCGTATTCATTTTTCATGTCATCTAATGCTTGTTTCTTTTCTGACAATCTTCTTTCTGCTTGTGCAAACTCATCTAATGAACCCATTCCATATTCGCCATTATAGTTGTATGTGCCATTTTTATATACTAAAGACATTAATCGTTCACCTCTTTTATCTTTCTTAGTTCATAAAATCATTGATTTTATCCTTGTTTTAATATTCTCTACTCGATAGTCAATTTCATGTTGTTCCCATGATTTCTCCAATTACCTTCTTGCTTTTCCTCTTTGATTAGTGGAAACTTCAAATCAACCTTTCTAACAATATCTGTCAACTTTTTATTGCCTTTTAAAACTGAAATAGAATGACTTCTTCGATATGTATTAATTTCCAAAGCTCTTTCTAAAATTTTTTCATCTGATTTATAATCACTATTATATACATAAGCAAAACAGTACCCTTCTTTTATATCAGTATTACCATAATCAAAATCTTCAAAAATTACTTTTTTCTTACCAAGATATAAATACATTTCCCCTTGAGTTGATTTATAAATTCCACCCACTTCTAATTTACTTAACGGAATTGTTTTTAAATTTGCTTTTCGCTCTCGCTCTTCTGCTTCTTTCTGAAGGAATATATTTATTTTATCTCTAATTTCCAACTCCTTTTTCGTTGGATTTTCAATCAGATATGTATTGCTTGTACAACTTTTATTGATATACTCTTCACTATATCCTAAATAAACAACTGAGCTACCTTGAAAAACTCCAATATGCATTCCTGGTGAATTTCTACCTATTGCCATTCCAATGCACATATCACCATCTTTAATCTCTCTACCTAAAATGTCTTTCAAATTTCCACCTCCATATTACAACCAATGAAACCTGAATTTACTATTATTACATATCATTCAATTCTTTATTAATATCATTCTCAACTTCTCTTCTATATTTCTTTTTGAATAATCTACGATTCTTCTTTTTCATCTTTCTCCAACCATTGTGATTATTTGCCCAACAAGCATAATCATGGGAGAACCAAGATTGATGATTTTCAGAAAATTGTCGTCTTTTAATCTCTGATCTCATAAAACTCCTCTACTTACCATTCCCAAGTCCAACTTTATAGTCATCCTTTACATCAATAGTGACTTCTCTCTGAAATTTTCCTTCCTTATCATAGAGGGATAAATAATATCTGTTACCACGCTGCTCTAATACAATATCTTCATTTTCGAATAGTTCAACTCGTTTCTGTTTCTGTACTGGTTTAGTTTCTACTTTTGAAGATAATATAATAGGTGGAAGTTCCATTGTAGCTGTTTTAACTTCTTCAAGAATACAGCTAATATCATCATCTAACTGACTATCATCATTCGTGTGTTTATCAACTACTCTAATAACATCTTCCTCAAACAATAATCTATTTGCCACTTTAATATTCTCCTTATCTCGCTCTATCACATTCGTTAAAATCTAAAAGCATCTTATATTTATATTCTCCGAATCTTTCTTTCCAACGCTGTTTTGCTTTATCAGTATCCCAACTAAAAGGCATCATATGGTAATTAATAAGGAAACAAATATCTAAAAGACCATACTTATATTCGCCAACTAAGTTTTCCAATACCAAATATGAACCAATTGAATTATGATCGTAAAAATGTGCTATGCAATTTTCATCCGTTGTTTTACAAAACAGTTTCCCATAATCATGCAATATTGCAGCTATGTTAAATTCTAATGGATAATTCTTCTTACAAAATAACTCATATGTATTTCTACAGTGTTTCTCCAGCGTCATTGTATGATGAGGATTTTGTTGATCAAAATTATCCATCTGTTGTATCATTTCTAGCACAGATAATTTATGTTTTTTATGTAGATCATAAATTTTAATGGCATCGAAATTTTCCTCATAGAACGGAATCTGGAATTTTCTAATCTGCTTATCCAACACAAAGTCAGGTACAGGATGTTCTCTATGTAAATTATCTTTTTTGCACTGTTCAAATGGCTTTGGAATAATTACACATACTTTCCTGACATTTAAACCATTTACTTTCATCATAATTGCTCTGCGAGATTTCATAGTCAGATTAGTTGCATCTGCAATTACATTCTTTTTATTCTCTAAATTCTTACGGATTCTATCATGAAAAATCTTAAACACTTCTTCATTATGTTGTTGATCTTCGTAATTACCTGTCAATTCTTCACGAATTGCATCCGATGATACAATTACTGTATTTGGATTTTCATTGGCAATCTGAGTGGCAATGGTTGATTTACCACTACCAGACAAACCACACATGATCCATAGTGTAGGTTTACTCATAAATAACTCCTATCCGTTATGTTTTAATAAATACTCTCGACTCACATTTTTGAAACTCTGTTGACCGTCAATACTGCGATATACAAAACCCTCCCTCTTAACCTTTGGGTTTAACTCACTATATCCATCAGCCTCAAGTTTCATCTCTTCCATAGTCTTAGGTAACTCATAAGCCGTATCAATAATTGGCACACTTGTTAATCCATGACTCTTACAGAAATCAGCCATTTCTACTGTTCCAAGTCTTGTACCATCAATAATCAGATTGAATACAAATAACTTATTCTCCGTAAATTTATATGGATTGCCCTGAACTGAGCCAACTCCTTCACCTTGTAACACAACTCTGTTATAATTATTCTCTGTTGCAAACTGTGTAAGAATCTTTTCAATGTCATATTTATCAGCCAATTCCCAATAAATATTTGACTCGTGATAACAAGCCTGTTCTCTATCAGCCTGTCTTACATTTCTACTGCATACAATAAAATCAAATTTGTTCTTACCCTTCTTTAATCTATCAACTGCAAATGTGCAACTTGTGCCATCGCATTTTTCAGTCTTAATCCACTTTTCGGTACTCTGAAGATAAAATGGTGCATTCTCAATTCTCGTCTCATCTGTTTTGACAATCCAATCTGGGAACTTCTTTGGATTATCTTTTTTGCGACCAAATAATAAAAACATAATCTTACGACCAATGCTGTATCTCATAATCCTTCTTACAATTGGGTTAGCGAATAACTTTGGTCTACGCTTTGCCATTGATTTATATTTAGCATTTGGATCAACCTTATTGGTCTTTCTTACAGCATCCTCTTCAGAAGCATATGTAATCTTCAAAGCTTCTGTAACATCATCACCAATATTTTTATCCTGTAATTCTGGGAAAAGTGATAATGGTAAGGCTAATCCCTGGCTAATTACCTTGAACTTGCCAAGTTTCATAGTCTTAACTTTGAATTTCTTATTTGCCAAAAATGCAAACCTCTCATCTGTTTCAGGACACTTGCTGTCAATTTCAATATAGACAGCCATATCTCCTACATTAAACTCACCCTTCTTAGCAATACAAATCCACCCCAAAACTCCAATGAGTTCAATATTATCAGCTCCTTCAATCGGTCTGATCCACTCAATCTTTTCTACATGTGCTAATGCTCTTTCAGCCATTTCAGTGCCTCTCTTTCTATTTTTCTATGTATATATTCTCTTATTTATCTTTCAAAAACTCGAAGGAAATGCTTCATTCCTGTCATCCCATATCTATCTCATATGTTCCAGTTGTTGATATTGTCCCATTAGGAGCAATAATTAAATAATAATCTACATACTTATCATTACACCATTTTGTAAATAATAGCTTTTCTACAATTTCTGGTATCTTATGATTTTTCTGATGAACTTCAATACAAGGCTTTTTACTATCATCATATTTTATGTAAGATTTATCCGCTGGTATATGTCCAATAGTTTCTCCTTTGTCTGTTGTTCTTGAAAAGAAATAACTAATCTCTCCGTCAATAGTTCCTCTCACACAAAAAGCACCACCTTGAATTTCTCCACTTGTAACTAAATTGTCTTTTAATGAATTGATGTTAAATGTATAATAAGATTCTGCTTTAGGACAACATAGAACAACAATCGCAGATATTATGACGACAATTATGAAATTAATTACATTAAATAAAATATTGAGTATGAACCACTCAAAAATATATTTTGGAACGCTTTCATAGTCGTGCTCATTATATTTTCTCAAAGAAAATGTGTTATAGTTTGTTCTACCATACTCTATATTCTTTTTAACTTCCTTGTTTATTTCTTCAATATTTTTGATACTATCAATTAGCCAACCATCTGCAAAAATGGTATATAAAGCTATTCCAATGGCTATCAAAATAAATAAAATCATATACTTATTCTCCTATTCACTCACTCTAAATACATTTGCATCACCAACTGCCAAATCTTCTATACTTACATAATTTTCTAAAAATTTATCTACTGCTTGCTCGATAACTTCTGGATGTTTATTTATATATTCATCAACCATCTTGTCTAAAATATAAAAAATGTCTTGAGAATTTCTTTTACAATCTTCGTATGTTTTTATACCTAAATCTGCTAATGTAGACATTTCTATCACCTACTTTCAAGCTCATATAAAACCAAAATTTCTTGTTAGTTTCTATCCAAATAAACTATATTATCTACATTATAATGAAACCCACCTATCTCTCCATTAAACCTACCTTTGACATACCATGCATAAGGGCTGATACCTTCATTCATTATTTCTGCAAGTTCATCGGCTTTTCTTTGATGCTCATCGGCTTCATTCTGCATAGATAATTTTTGAGAATCCCATATAAGATTTGGAATTGTATCTACACACTTTCTATACATCTCAGACTCTTTTATATATTCTCTTATCACTTTTGTCATTTTGGGAATATTGTCTTTTAATATTGGTTCATTGCTAAGTTCATATGGATATAGGATTAAAACACTTCTGTCCATATATTCCATAGATATTAATTCCTCTACAACACAAAACTGTGATTCTATCAAATTGTCACCTCCCAGATATTTATTCTCTTATTTCAAATAACTTTTCTACTGCTTTAACTCGCTTTGTATTGTCAATCGTTCTTTTGACTTCCTGTTGCCAAATACATTCCCATTCTGAAGGAGCTTCATGCTCACTGACTAAGACAATATTCCTCTCACTCATCTTCTCAGCCCAATTCCAAAATCTGTCATAATCAAAGTTCTTACTTGATCCATATTGTTTCGTACCATTATATGGAATATCGCAATAAAATAAGCAGTCAACTTTATCATAATATAACTCTTCATAATCTCCACATTGGAATTGAATATCTTCTAACCTTGGAATCTGCTCTAACAAATTTCTCTTAGCTTCGTCATAATAATTTCTTTCAGTTCCAGCTTTTGTATGTACGATACCTGAGTAACCGCCATCAAAGAATCTGCCGTTATAACTTGAGAGAAAACCAACTGCTCCAATATACCAATCAGGATATGTAGATAATCTTTTGTTAAAGCACTCTCTTACATCTGAGTAGTGTTCTTTTGTAATAAATTTTGGGAGATTTTGAATCTGATTTAGATTCTTGAACATTTCAATAAGATATTTATGATTGTCAGAAGCGATTTTTGTGTCGCACTGAACTTTGTCGATTACATTACAACCACCGCAAAATGGCTCTATGTATGTTTTGATATTATAATCTCGCAATCTTTCTTGAATAATTGGTAAAATATTATCAACTATACGAGACTTTGAACCCATATATTTCATTAATTACTTGGAGTAAGGAATTCCTTCTTGTGTACACGAACCTCGTCTCCTTTCATTATTTTATTCTCTTAATTATTGTGATTTTTGAGCGACTTGCTCTTAGATTTTCCAAAGAAACTTCGGTTTCATTCGTTTTCTACATTTTTTAGCACATGCCATATTTTATTGACAGTATCGTTTTCATCATCATCGACCACCAAAAACCCTTTATTTTCAAGGGTTTCAACGACCTCTTTTGCTTCACGTCCGTAATATGCCTTAATTTCAGCGATTTTCTTTAATTTTGCCATTTTTACCTCTTTTCTAATCCAATGAAATCTATGTTTCTTGGTAAAAATATTACTATATATAGTGTCTGTATTTTCTATAAACACTATATATAGCATCTCATTTACGCCTGATACACAAAACTTGGCATTGGCTGTAATTTAAACAGATTTTTCTCATGCATTGAATCAATCTTAGCTTTTACTTCCTCACTTGGCTCAATTCCATCTCTGATATATGCATCTAATTCAGCATAAGTAAATCCAAGGTTATCTTCATCAGTCTTTCCACAAAGACCATCGGTAGGTGTCTTATCAACTAATTCTGACGGAAGCCCTAACTCACGACCGATAGCTTTAACCTCTGTTACTGTAAGCTGAGATAACGGACTGAAATCACCAGCAGCGTCACCATATTTTGTGGCGTAACCCACCCAATCTTCGGAAAGATTACACGTATTCGCAACACGACCATTTACTGACTGAGAGATAGCGTATAACGTAGCCATGCGAATACGAGCAGGAAGATTTGTTGTGGTCTGATCGCTAATTTTAACACCAATTGGAAATTGACTTCTGATTCCACCAACAGCATCTCCAATGTTCATTGTATAACCTCTAATTCCGAGATGATTGACAAGCATATTAGAATAATCAATATCTTTCTGTTCTCCACAAGGCATCTTTACGCCAATAACTCTGTCCTTACCAAAAGCTTCCACAAGTAATGCTGCAACAACAGATGAATCTTTACCGCCTGACACCCCTACTATAAAATTGCATCCCTTGCCATTATTTTCTTCCCATTCTCTTAACCACTCTACGATTTCATTTTTTACTTTCTTAGCATCAAACATTTATATATTCTCCTTTCTACATTCGATTCATCACATCATAGAACCGAATTAAATACTCATATACATTTCTAGGAACTAATTCTTTTACTTTTTCAAATTCACCTTTTTCACATAAATCTCTAACCAAACTTGAAGAAGTATGATTTTCTGGTATCTTAATTTCTGTGAAGTGATCTTTATATTCCATAAGATTTGCTTCTCTTAAAGCAGTCTCAAGATTCTGACCTTCTCTCACACATGCTACAAAATTATATTCCTCGACAAATGGTTTCCAATTATACCAAGTTGTAAGTGTTTCAATATTATCCATTCCTAAACAAATATAGTATTCGTTGAAGATATAATCTTTTTCATTCATATCTCTTATCTGAGCAATAGTATTGTATGTCCTCTGTGGAAAGAAACTGGTTGTTTCAATTTCGGATGCCCACATATTATTTTCATCACAATTTGGCATTGAATTAATCAGCGATACTCGACAATATCCAGGTATCAAAGTCTTTTTCTTCGCAACATATGTATCATGTGCAGGAATAAACAATATAGCATCGGCATTAACCGCTTTTTTAGCAGCCAATGCCATATCAACATGGGCGTTGGTAATTGGATTAAAACTTCCTGGTATAAGTAAAATTTTATTCATGATTCATTCTCCAATTAATACATCTCTTTAGATAATCAACATAATCAGGGTTTTTACACATACCTTTACCTTCTACATCAGACACTTTTGCAACATCCATACCGTTACATTTAGTAGTTTTCATTACAATATTTAAAGCAGGAACATCTGTGTCATTACTCAAATAAGTACCAATTCCAAATGCAACGTTTACTCTATCATGAAAGTGTCTGAATAACTTATCAGCTCTTTCAAAATCAAGACTGTCACTAAACAGAAGTGTCTTTGTCTTAGAATTGATACCAAGTGACTCATAATGATTAATCATCTTTTCACCCCATTCAATCGGATCGCCACTATCATGTCTTACACCACTGAATAATGTTGCATATGTCAACTGGAAATCTTTCAAGAAACAATCAGTTGTAATTGTATCTGTGAGCGCAATACCATTTAACACACCATACTCTCTAACCCATGCGTCTAGGGCATACCAGTTTGAATATGCTGGATTGTGCTTGTGATTGCCCTGACCAGAACACATAATCCATTCATGAGCCATAGTTCCAACAGGCGTGAGATTATATTTCTTTGCAAGATATACATTGGAAGTACCAACAAACTTAGATGAACTATGCAATGTATCATTCAAATGTGAAAACTTCTCAACTGCTAATTCCTGTGCTTCAGCAGAAAGTCTTCTTCTAAGACCAAATTCAGAAAATGTACCAGCATACCAATGACCGCTTCTGAGATTTTCATACTTTTCATCTAATCTCTTTTTGAAACTATTAAGCAATTCTTCATAGTTATATGCCATTCTGAAATATACTTCGTTTACAATCGCAAGTGTAGGAATCTCATACATAGATGTATTAAGCCATGTACCAAATGTTTCGATAGAAAGACCACACTCTGCATCTGTTGTTATCTCGAAATCTTCATATCTTGGCTGCCACAATCTCAGAAAATCAACATACGAACCTTTCATCCATTTGATATTATCAATATAAGTAAGTTCATCTTCTGTAAATCTCAAACTACAATATAATTTAATCTGTCTGCGAATCTCTTCTACCATTTCTGGTGTAAAATGAACATCCTTATTACGACACTTAAAACTCCAAGTGGTTTTATAATCACTAAACTGATGATAAATAGCCTGTCCCATTGACAATTTGTAGGCATCTGTCTCCAATAAACTTGTAATAATCTGTTCCATATTATTTACCTTCTTTCTTGATTTGATTAAATATTGTTCTAATATCATATTCTCTGTTTTCGTACTCATAAAACAGATTAATATACTTATCAATAAAAGCTATGTCATTTGGATGCATTGCAATTGGCTTACTTTTCTTAGATTTCCACCATTTTAATTCCTTCTCAAAATTAAACGATTTACCATAATATGCTCTACCTGCTCCAAGATAATCACAAAGCATTTCTTTTTTATACTTCATTGGCATTTCAATAGGATTCCCACCATTATCAAAATTGTCCTGCCAATATTCGTAATGGTGTTTGTTTCTTCCTTTATGGTGCATCCAAGCTGCTGACCAACCATTCTCTTTCTTACAAGCATCTATTGGACTTGAAGTACCTTGATAATACTTAACACTCTCCCAAAATTCTGTTGGAGAAAATTTAGATAAATCATGTACTAACCCTTGAAATGGAATTCCCACTTTACAGCAATAGTAGAACACCCAATGTTTATGCGTACAGACTTTCTTAAAATGTCTAAAAGTATTAATGATATAATTCTTATACTTCATTATTCTCTCCAATCACTTCGATCTGACACATCTTCATAGTTGCTAACGCAGCCTTGTGAGTATCAGGTGTAACACCTGCACAACAACTTGCATCTACTGTAATATCAATTTCAGGATAATTTGCTCTAATAATAAGTGCATTTGAAACCACACAGATGTCGGTACATAATCCGCAAATCTCAACGCTTTCAAATCCAAAGTCCTTCCAGTTTAACCAACCGAATGTAGGCTTATCAATCAGAATATCATTCTCAATATCAAAATCTAACTTATTGGAAATCTGCCAACCAATAGTATTCTTTACACAGTGAGTAACAGGAAGATGTTTACCTTCAAATGTTTCTAAGTAATTCTCAGGATGTGTATCTCTTGTAAAAATTACCTGCTTACCAGCATCCTTATACTCCTTAATTTTCTTTGCTACATTTGATATAATTGCCTGTGCTTCTTTTGTACCAAGTGTTCCATCAATAAAATCATTCTGCATATCTACAACAATTAATGTTTCTCTCATTTTGTTACCTCTTTTCCTTGTTCTTTCATTACCAAATGGGTAAGATTATCCACTTTTCCCTTTAATTCTTTATTCTCTTTTTCAAGTTCAATTATTCTATTTCTCAATACATCTTCTGTTGAAAACTTCTGAGTTCCAATCTGCTTATAATCAGACGAAACAGTTTTAACAGAATAATTGCTAATGTAATCTGTTGTTCCATCGGAATATGTAATAGTTGGTTCAAAGAATCCACGTTTTTTACACTCATCACAATGACAAATAGATGAAATATATCCAATTTTTCCGTCCTTATTTTCTACAAAATCGCCTTCATGAAATTGGATATCTGTTATATTATTCTCTTCTGAAACAACTGGATCTCTGAAGTTAAGAGTTACACCATCAATATTTTGAATAGTTCCAACATGTAAATAGCCCAGATTTTCATACTCTTTAATCGTTTTTCGAGCATCACTTAAACTTACTTTAACTACCATTTATTTCTCCTTAACTGAATAATTAATCGTATCGCCAACTTACAATATCCACATCGCTTCTATATCCATCACACCCATCTGCATCAAATATAAATTCATAATATGTGTGTCCCATCCACTGATGATATTTGTGTTCTGTTCCATTTTTATCTTTTACAATTATCCATTTTCTCTCTTCTGGATAATCGTCTCTGTTGTGCCATACGTGGTTATCTGCTTCTAAGCCTAACCATTTACCATTTTTATATCGAATACCTATAATTTCATATTCCTTATCATCTATAAATACAACTACTTTTGTATGGTTAAGAATGTAAATTGGCTGTTTAATAATTTTCTTCCACAAATGATATAAATTCATCTACACACCTCCTAAATTTTTCAGAAGAAATTCCGCTTTACTGGGAACTTCATATTCTGTTATTCTCTATTTAATATTCCCAATCATCATTTCTAACCTGGAATACATCGCCACACTCTTCAATATCTGGATAATTATATGTGGCAACATTCATAGCATATTTATCTATTTCGTATGCTTTATATGTAATATTTGCAAATCCCATTTTCTCCAAACAATACCTGCCAGTAGCAATACCATCATACAAACTTAGAACTTCAATAGGATAATCTCGTGGAACATTCTTCAATCCATGATTTAAAATATGAATAATCACTTCTGCCGTCCATCCATTGCCAATTTGTTTATATCGCTGAGTAGCACTATTTTTTGGTGCTGCTGTATAATTATCTGGCAAGGTCTGTAATCTTTCACATTCTAATGGTGTTAATTTACGGATAAGATAATATCCATCTTTTAGTTTTATTGGATATAATCCATCTTTATAGCCAATAAGACCGTCTTTAACAAGATAGATCATTTTCCCATCAACAGATAAATTTCCATTCTCATACCATTCAATCTTTTTATATTTACTTAAATCAATTACTTCTATTTCTTCGCACATAACATTGTAGGGGACACCTTTATGCAGATTTGCCAATAGACACTGAGACTTATCTTTGTTAGATACTTGAATATATCCAAAATCAAAATGATTTCTTCCACCTGCTACGGTTCTGACCATATATTCCATTTCTTTTTCACTGAGATGTTTAAAACTATCTTCTGTAATGGAAATTGGTGTCATGTACAAACCAGTTTTTGCACCTTGACCACCACCGTTACTTGTAAGATTTACACTTTTCCCATCTGAGCTATATACTCTATGAGCCTGAGCAGTTGTATCTATGTCACCAATACGAATAGGCTCGTCACTTTCTGCAATATTAACAGGTGTAAAAGCTACTTGAGTATGATGCTTTTTTAAATAATCTCGTACATTTCCTGCTTGATGCTTTAAACAATAAGCTTTCTCTCTATCAACAATTCCATATTCAAGTACGTTTTTTAAAAAAATATGTCGATCTTCTGGTTGCGGGACATTTGGAATATTTGTACAATAAATTCTCTTCCTCTGTTGTGCTGATACCAAAGCACTATTAATATGTAATAGTGGATAACCTAACTCTTCGCTAATCTGACTCTTTATTTCTTCCGCAGCAGATTCATTATTTTCGTACAAAAAGATATCTGGTTTCCACTTTTCTTTCGCCATCACATAATTTAAGAATAGTTCCCATCCTTCTCCCTCTGCTTTTGTCTCACGATTTTTTCTTTGTGCAATAGACCAATGGGTACATGGTGAGCCACCTATTAACAAACGTAATGGTCGTCCATTTAACTCACAATAATTATTTTTTTCTTATGGTTTTTGCAGACGTGCAAAATCCATAGGATTTTATAACAAAATAATTAAGAAGAAAGGATTTAACAGTAAATTCTAGGATAAATGATTGCGCAATCTCTGTAGATTAAAGGATTTTGACAGAGAATAAAGAAAAAAATATTTCTTGTTACTTTTATTTGGAAAATTTGGCTGAATCGCCAAGATAGAAATTTCTATATATGATTATTCTTTACATACTTTCTAATAAAACTGTTTCCAATTCGATAGAATCCCAATTATTATTTGGTTTAATATAAGCGATTGATAAAACAGAACACTCATAACCAGGAGAATCAAATGCGTCCGTAACATCCAACTTAAAAGAAATGTTCTTCTTAGTTAATTCCTGCTTCAATTCGTCAACGACATCATAATAATTTTCTTCATCTTCTCTGTAACGATGATAATATTCGTGTTCTTCATCAAAATACTTGTCCAAAATTTCTTCTATAACATTCATTCATTTCACCTCTCTTATTTATTAATAAAAAATTTGGCTGATCAGCCACGAATAGAATTACTTCTATATTAGATTATTCTCTACTTGAAACTTCTTTAATTCATCTTGAATCATCTTCTGTATATCTTCTTTGTCAAAAGATATATTTGCAACTGGAATAATATTTGCATTTAGATTAACATCACCAACAATAGCTTTGTCAAATGCTTCTAAAAACATTTCTGCAATTTCTTTTTCATAATTACCACACAGACCGCTATAGTCCATATCTGCAATTACTCTTGAAAAGAAATCTTTAAACTTATCAGTGATAAAATCTCTTTCATATCCTTTTGGAATATCAATTGTTAATTTCATTCTCTCACCTCGCTTATCACTTTTACCTTACATTCAATTTCTACAACTTCTAGCTGCCTATTAGCGTTATAACGTTCTGACATAAATTTTCTAACGGCATTCTCAGCAGTTTTTCTTGTTTCCCAATATTTATGTCGTGGGCTTGTAAGATTACTTACTAATTTTCCTGTTGATTTATCCATTACCCCATATAATGTAAATTCATTTTTCATCTATTTCACTCTCCGAAGATTTTCTCAATAACTTTTAACTTAATACTCTGACCAAATTCTGAACCAGCAGCTTTTGGATGACCACCACCACCAAATAAACTTGCTACATCTTTACCAAGATCAATATCTTCTTTAACGGTTCTATAAGATACCGTACAACCATCAACATCAATCATTGCCACAAAATCAATTTCAGGATGCATTTTACAAAGTCTATTACCTAATTCACTAATAAACCTATCTGCAAATACAAAACCACAAACCTTACCACACATAGAACTGGTAAACATAGTTTCATTCTTCTCTTCGATATATCTATCAATTTCATCCTGCTTAATCTTTAGAACAACCTCATCTTTAGCATATAATCTTGGGAATACCTCATCATGGATTTCTGAAATGCACCAATGAATAAAATCATTTCGACCATACAGGTAAAGTAAATCGTTCACTTGCTTACAAATAACTCCATCTTCACCAAGTTCTGACCATCTCCAAGTGTCATAATCTCTCACAAGTTCAGCAAATCTTCTCAATGTCTCTGAATCTTTTAAATAACCATTCTCGATTAACCAATAATAAAACATTTCTGTTCCACTAGTTTTAATAGTTCCAAGTTTCATATCTTCATACTCGATAGTCACAGAACACCAAAAATACTTATTAAGTCCTAGAGCTGTTGGATGATGGTCTAATAAATAAAAATTATCAAATCTGTCATCAATAATTTTTGCTGTATCTTCATTTACTCTGATATCTGTAATAATACACATATCAAATTCCGTTTCACTATCAATAAACTCCTTGACACTTGAATCAATGTTATCATAATCACAATATGAAATATCTACATCATCTCCAAATGCAAGTTTTGCCAAAATACCACAACCGATTCCATCAAGATCCGTATGTGAAAATAATTTAACCATGTAATCTCCTCTCTGCTATTTCTAATAATTTTTCTTTCTCATTTTTATATTCTCCACTAATGACTGAATCCAACAGATTATTTAATACCTCACCAATTTCTTTTCCTGGCTTATATCCAATAGTAATTAAATCCTTACCATTAACTGCTAAATCCTTTAGAGAAAAACATTCATCATCCTGTAAGACTTCTTCTAAAATATATTCGATGTTATCAATCTTCTGTAATCTTGTTTCCTGATTAATGTCGGCTTGTGCTTTAATATCAGCTCTACGAACATTTAATAGCCTTCCGAACTGTTCTTCTCCGATTTTATTAAGCCATCTCTTGACATATTTCTTTCCCATCTCAAAAGTAGCGTCATGATAATAGACTAATTCAACGACCTTTTCTCTTGTGTCATTATCAAATCGTAATCGCTTCATTATTTTATCAGTCATATCAGCACTGACTCTTCCATGACCTTTAAAATGTCTAATACCATCTTCGCCATCTTGATAACAATGTGGCTTTCCAATGTCATGAAAGAATACAGCCAATCTTGTTACTAAATCATCGGATTCACAATATTCTATTGCATGTATGGTATGATTCCATACATCATAAATATGATATGGATTATTCTGTTGAAAGCCAAACATATCTTTAATTTCAGGAATAAACAATGAAAATACTTCGTGATATAAAACCATTTGTACACAGAAATCACTCGATGCAGCAATTTTACAGAACTCACTATTGATTCTTTCAATAGATATATTCTCCAAATTCTTATACATTTTAGAGATATTCCAATCTGTATCAGATTCAAGGACAAATCCCAACTGTGAGGCAAATCGAATAGCACGTAAAATTCTTAATGCATCTTCTGAAAATCTGTCTTCTGCTCTGCCAACACATCTAATCTTGTGGTATTTAATATCTTCCATACCATTAAACGGATCTATAAGACCAGCTTCATCGTTGTATGCCATTGCATTGATTGTAAAATCTCTACGCTTTAAATCTTCTTTAAGGCTTCGTGTGAATGTAACACTGTCAGGTCTACGACTATCTGAGTAATTACCGTCAATTCTGTAAGTGGTACATTCATATCCCTCACCGTTAATTACAATAGTGATAGTTCCATGTTGCAATCCAGTTTCAATAATTCTCTTATCCTTGAATACTTCCATCATTTCATCTGGTGTGGCAGAAGTTGTAATGTCATAATCGTGAATTGGTCTACCAAGAATACTATCTCTCACACATCCTCCGACTAAGAAAGCCTCATATCCATTATTCTGTAAAGTATGAATAATTTCATTTGCACAAGATGGAATTTCAATTTTTAGATTAGATTTCACCTTTTACCACCCTTTCATTTACACTAGCAACAAATTCATTGATAGCCTTATAATTAGGATTATCAGGAAGACTTGTGTTTTTCTTCGCATAATCCAATCTCTTTTCATAATCATTTACCATTTCAAAGAATTCTGGGATTGGCTGATCGTTGCTATCCAAATACTTACCATTACGAATGTCCATAAGCAAATCATGCTCATCTTCTCTATATGTGATTATTCTCTCTTTTTCAAGAATATCCAAACACATCATATACAGACGAATAAGATGCATTGAATGTTTAGCGATTTTACCATGTTCAATTGCTTTTTCATTTCTCTTACCAATTTTTCCATACTGACGAACAGTATTCTGAAGCTCATTCCACATAGAGCAATAATCTCTTAACGGATAATGATGCAGGGTTACATCCATAAAAATCTCTGTGTCGTAGCCTTCCTGTACAGCTTTGTCAATATATAATTTCATAGAATCGTCTTCATATGGTGTATATTTCTTTGTGAAGTCAGTCTGCATAAATTCAAGAGTCTTCAGAATATGTTTCTCTAATTCAGACTGAGACATCTGATGTGCAGCTTTCTGGTTTAATCTGTATAATTGCTGATTAGCATAACCGCCAAACGAATGACAAGCTCTCTTTGATAAAAATAAATGTGCATTATCAATTAACTCCTGACCAATAGGTGATACATAAAAGTAATGTTCAGGCTTATTGCCAAGCATTTCTATTGTATTAGGATTGGTGTTACTCAATAATGCGACCAATTTATTAAATGCATAAATCGTGGTATCTGTTTCATTATTTACAAATTGCTCAAAATTCTCATTAGTAAGAATCTGCATTTTGCTATTTAATGCACAACCACGAATATCTAAATCGCTACCCTCATTATTTGTTCCATATGCATGACTTCCACCAAGAGTTAAGATAATGATATTGTTACCCAAATTCTTATCTGTTCTCAGGAAGTCATACTCTTTTGATTTTAATTTATTCTTAATCTGTTCAATTGTCATTGTCTTAACCTCCAAAATTCCATAGGAAATGTGCGTTTCATTTTAATGTAAAATATATACCATATATAGTATATATTACTTATTTTCAATACTATATATGGTATATTCGTAACAATTACTCACTTAATTCTGCAAGTGCCTTATCCAGATCCTCATCAGACATATTTTCAAGTGCCGCATCCTGTCTCTTAGCCTTGATTTCAAGCAATCTCTGTCTCATCTCAGCATTTTTCTTAGCGTCTTCTCTCTTCTTTTTCTCATCCAGCTTCACGTCAACAATATACTTAACAATTTCAATCTTGTTAGAAATTTCCTCGTCTTCCTTTGACTTAGTATTCAGAAGACTCTCTTCCTCAGACTTCTTTACTTCCGCATTGAGTGTCTTAAACACTGAGTCCAGATTTGTGAGAGATAAATCCCACAAATCAATTACATTAATCATTCCTCTAAATGGAAACTGATAGTTTGCTCTTGTTGCATTGATAAATAATTCGTTGTTTGTCATAATAATCTCCTTTTCTAATTAAAACTTAATCTTCATTACACGCTCTGTTGCACCCTTAACCTTAACAACTAAATCTGCTCTCTTTGTCATAGAGAATCCAATTCCTGAAAGCTGATCATCAGTATCTTCTACATGGCACTTAGCACCTAAAGCCTCAAATACTCTCTTATGCTTTTCAAGATCACTCTTTAAGAACTCATTGTAGTATCCATTAGGACTTTCATTATTCACACAATCCTTCAAGAAGAAGAATAAATGTCTATGACCAATTCCATCCTGCTCATCAAAATAGTTTGGACTGTAACTAATTACTGATACAGGAACAAACTGATTTGTATTTACACCCCAAATCTCACGACTTGAGATAGATGAACTTCCAGACAGCTTTTCCTTAATTGAGAAGTTGCCATTCTCGTCAAGTGTAACTTCTGCCACCTGAACATTCTCGCCAGTTCTCATAGGATTACTATAATCAAATGAATAAATCTCTCCATTGAACTCAACTTCTGCTCTGAATCCATGCCTTACTGCACCTGAATACTGATGTACAAAGAATCTATATATTCCTGGTCTCATTCTTGATAAATTCTGCCATGTAATATTCTCTACTGCAACTTTTCCACGTGGATCAATAACATCGACATCTAACTGACCGCCCATAAAAGTAATTCTTGGTGCTTTGTAACTACCATAATAGATTTCTGTTCCATCTGGCTCAACACAATGGGCATCAAGATCATAATTGTCATGTCCATCTTCGTTCCACTGAATTGAAAATCTGAGTACACCATCAACATTACCGCCAGCAGCTTTTACATTCTGCTTCATATCAGAGTCAGTAATATTTCCTGAATAAGCCCAAGACAATCCATTATTCCACTTGAACATTGTCTTAGCGTCTGGATTAACAGGTGCAATCATAGAAACAAAGTTCTTCTCATGTTTATTCTCTACAAAAACTTCAATCTCCTTTGCAGTTGGAAGTACCTTATCAATGAAATTCTGTGCTGAAATCTCTTCAACCTTAGAAAACTTCTTAGGACTTACAGCAACATCCTTTTCCATCTGTCCAAAAATATCATCTGCACCAACCATTCTTCTTGCAGCACTCTTATTTGAGAACAGTACATTATTTACAGTAATATCATTCAGATTAGCAAATCTTCTCTGTAATGAATCCATATATCCAAGTTCTGTAATAGTCTTCTTTGCATCCTCAAGCATCTTCTTTGTAAAAATAGCCTTTGGACGCTTATAATTGCTTGGAGCGACAATCTGCTCATACTTCTTAACTGCTGTGTCAAGATCCATATCCTCACTTACATTGATAAGAAGTGTTCCAATGGAATGATTTCTAATTCTACCGATAGCCATACCTGCTGTTACCGACTTCTCCCAAGTATATAAATCCTTTTCAGTATCAGAAGTCAGCTTATCATATTCCTTCTTATACTTCTTGAACTCTGTGAGTACGCCTTTCCACTCTTCGCCCTTGTAAAGTGTATTTGAATTGATAAGTTCAAGAATTGTATCGAGTGCATCCATAGTAATTTCATCAAGAGAACGCTTAAATACATTTCTTGTATCTCTGAACTGTCCTTTAACTTCCTCATTAGAACGACTACTTCTATTTATAAACTTACTTGGAAGCTCTAAGAAGAAATGATCCCACTGATGAGACTTTCCATTGATTTCCTCAAAGTTAAAATCTGTACCAATCTTAGGGAACTTAGTTGTATAAATATCTGTAACTGTATGAGCTTTTACAAAAGCATCAAGTGCATCACATACTGGCTGATATGTTGTATCACCAAGATGTAGTTCCCAAATCGTATGAATCTGGTTATTCTTGATAGTGACAGCAGAACCAATATTCTTAATAAACTGTCTACAACAACTGCAATCATGCTCTCTACGCTCTCTGAAAATCTCATTTGTACCAGCAGGAAAGCTATCAAGATATGTATTCCATAATTCATCCTTATCTACATTTACCTCAAATAAATGTGTTGCCTTTTTCTGCATCTCATTGAAGTGCTTCTGTAAAGCCTTTTTAAACATCATAAATCCATCCATGTTTTGTACCTCTTCTTTCTTATATTTATTTTTGTTAATTGCCTCTACTATTACATTCTCCGTTTATATCAAACCAGTTGCCTTATCTGGATTCTCATTAGCCCATTTTATCCATCTTTCAGCATAAGGTTCAGTCTTATCATTTAACCCAAATACTTCTCTTACAATGATATATCCTTTGCCAATCGACTCTTCCATATCTTTTGTATTGTTATCTACATCATCTGCATCTAATGGATAAAACACTGTCTTTGTAAAATATCTTCTGCCATATTTCTTTGTTGTCGTGATTTTATTTATCTTATCTTTATACAACTTCCATACACCAGATGAATCTTTGTTAATCTGCCCTACATAATCTCCTACGTTTAACATATTGTCTCCTTTCTTAATTTCGCATGAATCGAAGTTTTCTTTCTACTTAAATAACCATCTTCGCAATTCTTTATTCATCTTCTCTTTCTTATCTAATTCTTCATCTCTTTTATGTATTGACTCTTTACAACTTTCTTCAAATGCTTTCAAAAAATCTCCTGGCATACTACATAAAACAGAATACGAAATAATCAATCCAATGATTGAAAAAATAATTAATGCTATATCACCATTACTCATAAAAACGACCTCCAAATTATCTCTTATACTCAATCCACCTATCTGAACCCTTGAACTTCACTTTAATCTTCGTAGGGCATCCATCTGGGATGGATTTTAATGATTTATAGTCGCCCATAATTGTTGCTGTCCCCAAAACTTTGTGATTCTTCTCACATTCCATTGCTTTTTCTTTATCTGCATAATCAGTATTACAGAACTGACAAGTATATAATGTCTTTGTAACCATATAAATCTCCTTACCAATTTACCAAATTCCATTTACCGTTTTGTCAATAACTTCTCTCATCACTCCACCTGTCATTTTATTCATTGTATCTGCAACAAGACCTTTAAATTCTGCTCTTATTCTCCTTTTATGACGAGTACATGGCGTTGAACAATAATTACTTCTTCTACATTTTTCACAGTTGCCATTTAATTTCCACTGTTCATTTTCCTGAATCTGTTCCATAACTTAGTCTCCTCTTCTATCCAAAATCTTCTGAATGGTTTTCTTATCTTTTTCAGATAAACTATCCCAATCTAACTTAAAACTTTCACAATTCTTATGACAATTCCAACCATCACCACAATCATAAGAATAACGGTACGCACAATAATCACACGCCATTTATATTTACCTCCAATCCAAAGAAATCGAACATTCCTATTTCTATATTCCTTGGAATTCAAACTTTGCCCCACAACCGCACTTCACATAACTAACAGTTCCAATCGAAGTTGGTACGAATTCATAACTATAATTACCGCCACAACAACCTGCTCGTCTTAATCTATCGGTGTTATTAGCTGCCCCATGGGATTCAGCGTCATGTTTTTTCATCCACTCTTCAACTTTCTGCTTTTCATTTTCAGTTATAGGAAATCCCCTATAGTAATCTGCTTTCATCTCCTCGTATTGCAACTTCATTTTCGCTATCTCTGCGTCCTTATAAACATCAGCTTTCAGCTTTCTATTTTCTTCTTCCAGATATTTGATTCTATCTAGTTGATCCTCATGGCGTTTCTTGAGTGCCAAAATACATTTATCAAAGTCATATACTGTAATCCCACTGCTCGTCCAATATTCACTCATATACACACTTCCTTTATTAATTATCCTTTATTTTCTTACCCTTCTTTATCTTAGTAGCCTTCTCCTTCTCGATTCTATTCTGTACCTTAACAATAATACTTTTCTTCTTTCCAAAATCCTTTGCTGTTATTCCCATGACAATATCTCCTTTGTTTTTTAATTATTTTTACTATTTATATAGCAATGTGCCACATGGGATTTGAACCCGTAACCCCACGATTAAAAGTCGTGTGCTCTACCAGTTGAGCTAGTAGCACATAACTAGGCTGGTGGGACTCGAACCCACAAATGTCGCAGTCAAAGTGCGATGTGTTGACCTTTTCACCACAACCCATTATTCGGGTGACTTAGTTGAGCCACCCATTTATATATTCTCTTTTCAGTAGATAAAGTTACTATACTCTTCTATTCTATATTTCTATTATTTGTTCATTAGTACAATCATGTCCCCAATATCCACCACAAAAAGGCACAGATGAATGTCTTGTAATCTTATCTTTTTTACTGATCTGCTAAATTGGCTAATAATCTTATAATTTTTTCGACACAATACAATGCGAAACATATCCAATAAGCAACTCCTGCATTAATTGCAGCTCCTATCATTGCGAATAATACAATTCCCATATCTATACCTCCTATGCTTTAACATCTTGCCAAAAGATTAGTCATATGATCTACGTGTTTTTCCAAAACTTACATTACCAGGCAATCTAATATATTTAGGTGTGCAAAATATATCCGTAGTCCATGATGTACCACCATAATTCCATGCAGTAGGCTTCCCTTCATATGTAAGTCCAGCATAATGAGCTGGTATCCACTCCTCTGACACACTATTTTTAATAAGCACTTTTTCATCTATCTCAATAGACTTCCAAAGTTCACCTTTCATTATGTCCTTTTTTGCAATTCTCTCTAATCCTGACAATTCACCTTCAATTGCTTCTATTGTAGTAATATTTGTTACGATGATTGGAGCTATTCCATTAGATGTCCTAACCCATATCAGATCACCATATGAGATTTTGCTTTTAAACTCATCCCAATTCGTATTATCTGGAACTCTCCAAGTATATTCCTTGCTATTTCCATTTGTATGAACACCATCAATAAGTGTATACACTACTAACTTATGTTCAACGCAGCAGTAACAATACTCCTCGTCCATCTCCTTCATGACGAGATACTGTATATAGCCATCCACTATCATATTATTCTCATTTAATATTATTGGCTTGACCTGACCTGCACATTTCTCATAAGAGTGCTTCGAATCTTTACCAAGACAATAAGCGTCTCTATATCTATTCATCTTCTCTGGTGATGGAACAGAATTACGGAAATTACGTGATACTTTGATATCTGAAATTTTAACTAACTTTAATTTCATATGTATATTCTCCTTCCTATGCTGACTTCTTCTCTTCATACGTCTTGAAATCAGCTATCATATTTTCAAGGTTCTCTGTCTGATTAGTGCTATATGTAATATTGCGATTGGTGTAATTAACTAACCAATCATCTAAATCTTTGTCAAACTTGAATGAATAAGCAATAATTCCTAAGAATGCTAACTCATTATGATAGTCAAAGAATGGCGATTCTGAATTCACCCCATGTAAATTCTTAAAATCATCCATTAAAGTATAGTAGTCATCTATATCTTCCTCAGACACCCTTTCTGATACATTGTCCTTTATAAACTGTAATGGATCTGATTCATTTGCATCATATACTATCTCATTTCCAGTTTCTTTATTCTCTGTTATATCTTCGGTTATATGTAAATAATCCATCATTAAAGCTGTATATGTATCAATTTTAGCCTGTACAATTTTTTTATCAGATGTTCCAGGCTCTTTATCAAGTGCATCGTAACTCCACTCACCAATAACCTTGCTATGTAAGTTGTTTACAAGTTCATTTATAAATTCAGCGAACTTATTATCCTCAAGACCAAGTTTTGTGAATTTATGAAATGTAGCAATCCAACAAAGTATATCTTTGAATGCGAATACATTCTGAAATTTGTTTCCACAAACTTTTGCAATACGATTTCCATATTCGTTTACTTTCTCAAATTCATCAAACGAAGATTTTTCTTCAAGGAACTCATTTCTATCTTTTGGTGATTTTTTCCATGCATCTAAGTGGAACGTTGCCATAACAGAATTGGCGACTGTCTGCTCATATGTACCATTAACTCTCATTGGTTTTGAACATGTAACACAATTCTTATAAAACTCATTATTTGCTATATTCTTAATTTTCCTTGCATATGTAGGAATCCATGTAAGGGCTTTCTGGTTAGAACCCATAGATCTGTTTCGGTTGTACCTCCTAACCAACTTACTTATCTCCTGCATAGTACAGTTCTGATGAATAACAATTCTGATCTGATAATCATCAAATTTCTTTTTTAATTCATCAGGTAACTGCTCATAAGTTTTATTCTTTATGTCAAACTCACAATTGTCCCAAAGAATACTTCCGTTCTCATCTTTAATAAGATGTCCCTTTTCATCTCTTCGTTTCTTCTGATACTGAATAACACTATTTTCAAATGACTTAGTTGTTTTCCAGTTCATATGTCTAAACATATTTAATGCTGTTGTTCTCTGAATGCCGTCAACTATATACTGCTGAGTTAAATCCCCACCAAGTTCCTCTTCTCCAAGAATAATTGGAGGAATATAATCTTCTGTAAGAACTGTAATAATTAACTCATTGATAGCTTCATTGCCCCAGCAAAACATTCTCTGCACGTCCTGGTTTTCTGAAATATCCTCACTGTTCACACTCTTCAGATACGATGATAATGATAATGCCTGTTCTCTTACTTTCTTTGCCATTGTACGTTCCTCCTATTTCTTTTACATCACATGTTTCTTATATGTTTTTCTTGTTAATATCCTCTTATTCTCATAACAAGTAATGGCAGCATAATTATTGTCATATTCTTTTTTGGAAATATGTAATTTATTCTGTATATCCTTTGCCGAATATCCTATATATAACATTTTGACTATAGTTTTCTGTAATTTTGACAACCTATTCATATACTGCTCAACATTCGTTCCTTCAAAATGTTCTCCACAAGCTTCTTCATAAATATCAAAGTTAGAAGGAATTTTTTCACTTAACGGTCTACCATCCTCTCCAACTAAATCATTTATACTTGACATTTGCTTAGACGGAATTCGTTTTGCTCGATTTCTATCTCGTATTTCAGTTTTGAATTTACGTTTAATATTACTAGCCAAGAAACTATCAAAATCGCAAATATTTGAATCGTCATATCTTAATGCCGTATCTGCTAATACACTTAAAGCGATACTATAAAAATCATCATAGTCTTTATCCGATATTCCACCGATTTTTATAATCATTGGATAACATATTTTCTTCAATTGATACATTTCGTTCTCGCAATACCAATTTAATTTTTCTTGAATATTCATGGTTTAAATCCTTTCAATATGTAATTAAAAATCAAACAGTTCATTAAGCTCCCTAGGCTCATATAAACGCTGATCCATTCCAGTCACCGCATTATTTATCTCATCAGTAACCGTTTCTGATATCTTCTTTCCAAGAATAATTTCCAAAACTTGCATCTCATTCTTGATTGATCTTCTAATTATTCTCCGTTCATGCTCCATCTTATAAGCTTTGTAGCCTTGTGCAGCATTTAGATTATTAAACTCTATGTAATGTGCAATATCGCTCAGTTCTCTATCAACTTTACTCAATTGCTCAATTAGTTCTGCCTTTCTATGTAATGCATCAGCGGCTAACCCATTCAAGTCAGCTATCTTATCTAGCCACTTCTGTATATTTCCAACGGCTAACACCTTTTCTGTTTTTTCTCGCAACTCCTTAGTAGTTATTTGCTTAACATTATCGGGAGGATCGTCATCCAGTTTCACTACTTTATATCCTCGTGCCTTATAGGACTTAGATATTGAACTTTTTGTACACATTTTCTGCCTTATCACGACAATATATTTCTGCGATTGCAAGATTAGTCGTTATCGTGAATCTACCAAGACTATCCTTGGCTATGTACCCCTTGCCATTTCCAATAGCATATCTCGCCACATTAATCCCTCCTTCTTATTTTCAGTGCAAAAATGGCGCAATTTAATAATGTGCCATGAGGGATTCGAACCCTCGACACCTGGATTAAAAGTCCAGTGCTCTACCTACTGAGCTAATAGCACATAACTGGGCTAACAGGACTCGAACCTGTAATCGTGGGATCAAACCCCACTGCCTTACCATTTGGCGATAACCCATTATTTATTCTCTTTTTATTTCTGTTTGTGAAATATAGCTGAACTGCCACGATAAATTCTCAACAAATAACATGTTGATTTTATAGAATGATTATGTAATAATAAAATATGGTGTGGTATTATTCTGCTACATCAAACCCATGCGTAGCCAAGATGTCGGTACTGCCAATACCGTCTATTCACTTGGCTACGTTTTTTCTTACTCTATAATAGAACATCCGTTCGAGCATGTCAATATCTACCGAACATTCGTTCTATGTTTTATTTATACCTTATGGCGTGTCCGTTTTTCGGGTCATCTCTCGAAATAATATGGTATTTAAATATCCAACTGGTTCATAATTAATTGGATCTTTCTGTGTATCCGAAAATACTCTAAGCTGATTAGCAAACTCATCACAGATATTAGCAATTGTCTTTGCCGAACCAATTATGTCAGAGCACTCTCCAAATCTTTTCTTTACAAAACCAATGTTGCAATCTTGTGAAGCAAGATCCTGTGTGGCTACTAAGACAATAGCATCTTTCTTTGCATATTTCTTTGCTTCTTCAACCGTCATCATTACGTATTCCATACATTACACCTCCCCGAAGTTTGATTCATATACTCGTTTGACTTCTAATCTAGTCGCTCTATCGTTGACTGAACCAATCCTCTTTATTATTCTCTGTTTTGATACTTGTCTAACACATTCCCCTAATAACATTGAACTTTGTGTTAAACCACCAGTTCCTCTCATAAAAAGAGAATGTGTAGACTGATCTATATTTTTGATTTTTGTGGTAAACGGCATCACTATAGTTGTATCACTAAACCTATTTCCCATTGCATTTTGAATAACTATAGCAGGTCTGACACCAGCTTGTTCGCCACAGAATTCTATTTCGCCAAAATCGACAAGTAGAATATCAAATGTATTAATGTCCATATTCACATCCTCCTTTCCTTTGATTGTCATTATTATAGCAAGTTGATAGCAACTTGTCAACAGGTTTGTATCAGTTTTTTAAAATAATTGACACAAGACTTATAGCAACTTATAATCAACTTGTACCAATTAATTCGAATAGAAAGGAGAAAAAATGGCACAAGGACAAATTAGCGATACCAATACAAGAATTGTGATCGTACTTCCAAAAGAGATAAAAATAAAAGCTGATATAATAGCTAATTCAGATGGTAGGTCACTTTCTGGTTGGGTACGCAATCTTATAACAAATGAAGTAAAAAAATATTATGAAGACGATGCCCAGTAAGTATCGTCTTTACATAATTTTACATCTTTTTCCACAGTTTGTATCATGGTAAATTATGGAAAATTATTTTACAAAATTCTCATTTCGTTTGCCATATCAATCGCTTTCTGATACTTGTCTACATCATCTGTGAGCATACGAATAATTTTTCCAAAATCATCGGATTTCAATGAAATAACTGGCATATTTCTAACTATCTCATCGCCCTTACCTGCAAGTACATTATGAATGAACTCTCCATGATCGTTAATTAACTGTCTATTTTTCTCTTCTGTTAACCCAATATAATTCATTGTAGTTTGAAGATCACTATGATTGAATAACTTCTGTAATGATAATAGACAATCAGGATCAAATGGGTGTGTTTTGTGTATCCAATAGCCGAAAGACTTACGGAGGCTGTGGCTCGACACAGGTGAAGTTATTCCAATATCTTCAACCGCTTTTTTTAATTTCTTTCTATAATCATCTGTCTGCCATTTAACCACATCATTATATTCAACTTCATAATAAAGGTAATCTCCCAATGATGAATATTTTCTCTGCTTATGAAAATCATTAAATATCTTTTCCTTTCGCTTATCAGAAAAGTCTTTATTTAACACTCTACACCAAGCATCAATGCTATTTTCAGAATATACATTTAACATACATCTATTAATCCAATCAGTTTTGGGCTGATACTGAAAGATATATTCATTGTAATGTTCCATTGGATCAATTTTGACATGCGACAAATAATTATCAACAGCTTCCCATACCATATTACTCACAGGGATATTGGTAATTTTACCTGTTTTCTGTTCTTCAATAGTATCAATCTCACTCTTTCGATTTCCATTCTCATAATACAGATCCGACCACTTCATCATTACTGTATCACCTATTCGTCTACCAAGAAGTAGTTCTAATAATGTAATAAGATATCCATCCCATTCGTTATTCTTCTCAAACCACTCAACAACATTCTTAATATCAGACATATTCCAGAATGGCTGTACTTCCGTTTTTCCTTTTTTCTTTGTTGCATAATCTCTTGTCTGCATATTAACCAACCTCTCTTTCATATTTATCCGTATAATAATTCTCTCTTTTTATCTTAGCTAACTCAAATATTTCATCGTAGGAATCACAATATCTAACCTCTTCGTTTTTTGTAACAAATCCGCATCGCAAACAATATAAATCTTTTACATGTCCTTTCTCACGTTGCTGCTTGCGTTGTATGCCAGTAACCAACATATTTTCTTTCATGCAGTGCAAGCATATAAACTTTGATTGTCGTTTTGGATTTCCATTTTTGTATCTGCTCACTTTATCACCTCATTTTCTGCAATAAAAAAGAAGCAGTTTGTCTCTGCTTCTAATATTATTATAATGTAGTCCTATTTTATTATTTTTTCAAATCTATCATCTATAATCATGTGGTCTGGTTCATCATTCCATGCGTTTAAGATAACAGTTTTATCTTTTTCTTGAGTTAATTCATACCAATGACAATAATTATTATCAGGATAGTCATCTTTATCTGTTATTATATAAACATCTCCAATATTTATTATAAAATCTGGATTACTCATCTCAAGACATTGTGAATTAACTTTATGTTTACATTTTAATTTATCACCAATATTATATAACATATCTACCTCCACTTGAAAGCAATTTTTCTTTGGATTTAATATCCAAGTTTTTGCATTTTTTCAATGTTAAACTTCCAATAAGTTATTACCGATGTACCATATTTCTTTATAGCATCTTGTTTTAATCCTTCACTTGTGAAAATTAATTCAAGTTTTTTTAAATCATTAAACAACTTCTTACTCATTATAGGATAATGCCAATCAAATCCTCCAACTTTTTTAGTAACAATTTGGTAACAAGCTCCGTTATCTAAAATTAGATCTTTTTCATCAAGTTCAATTATATTTCTACCAACTTTTAATTTTACCATTTTGTTATCATCTCCAATCTATTTACCAAGAAAAATCGTCATTTAATCAGCTAACGATAAAATATCATTTCTATCAAAGCCAATCAATTCATCAGATTCTATAATATCAGCCAATATATTAACAATTTCTTTTTGTGCTTCAGAATCCCATTCCATAAGCTCCTCTTTTATTATCTTTGCACCATTTGATTTTGCAATATAATAATCTTCCAGTGTAGCAAAGAAAAATTCATATTGACTATCAAATGGTGGCATTTTACTATTCTTCATATCATTTAAATATTTTAATGTTTTTTTATTTTCCATCTACATTACCTCATTTCATCAATTTTTCAACTTCCTGCTTTATCATACTAATTTCCGATAAATCATACTGCTCAATCATTTTCTCTAATTCATCAGGCAATCTAGTCATTTGTGATAAATCCTCAATAGCTCTTTCCATATGTTCATGAGCAAGATCCAAATTATTCCATACTGACTGCAAGTTATTTTGCGTTTTATTAATTCGGCTCATTTATACCACCTCTTCCAATCTACCTATATAAAATTGACTCTAAATCATCAATCACAATTTCTATCTGTCTTTTTACTTCTTCTTCTCTAATTTCTGTAAGAGATAGTTTATAATCTTTAATTTTCTCTTCAATTTGATCACAACACCATGTAGGATTATTTCGTTTTCTGTCCATTTACATCACTCCTCTAATCTTCCAAGTAAATCATTCTTTCCTAGTATTACAGTTCATTTTATAAAACATCTAAATCAATAATAGTGTATTTATATTGTTCTGATTTCCATGTATAGTCATCAATTTTTATTGGATTATCTGCTCTTCCTTCACAAAATTTAACGGCTTTATCATATGAATTGTATGCCTCTTGACTAATTTTAGTAGTAGGATATAAGCCACCTAAAGTCATTACTTCAATACAATATATTTTCATAGCGAGTCTCCTTTCACAGTCCTAAGAAAGTTAAATTTCTTAGGCTACTAATGGCAGAATTCCATATCCACCATCAATAATTTCAATAGCTTCTTCTAACGAATCTGCTTCGCAACAATCCCAATTTGATAATCCATCATAATCATCTAAAAGGATAACTGCTTTACATATGTCTTTTGTTTTGAATCTCTTTAAATAATCATGACATTTATTTTTCATTTCAAATTGTAAATCATTTTCCTTAAAGTCAGGTAATTTCTTAGAGTATAACTCATGCAACTTATCCATAACATCATAGATGCTGATTTTATTACGTTCTACAAGATATTTTCCATCTTCCCTTTCATATTCTTCATTATATCCCTTGTTAATTCTGCTAATCCAAAAGTCGTTTGTATCCATGCAAACATATACACCTTCAAATTTATCATTGTCTGTTGGGTAGCAGTCAATTTCTTTTGCTTTCTGCATCTCTTCTACGAGATGACTTGCATTATAATATTTTGCGAATTCCATTAAATCATTCTCCTTTCCTTTCCAAAAGAAAACTTGTTTACTTGGTTTATTCAATTGGCTTGTCTAACTTTTTCCCATATACATCTACATAACCACCATAGGTATTTCCATTCTCTTCATACCAAAAATACCATTCTGTATTTGTTATTCTCTTTACATTTATGTCAGAAGTCTTTGTATTCTTAATCCATTTTTCCGCTTCATTAATAGCAACATCTTCATTTGAATATATCCCAAGCACCCTTGCGTTTGCTTCTTGGTGTTCTCCTTTATTATTAATTACTGTATGTACTATTGTATATAACATGTCATCCACTCTCCAATCTACTTAATTCCAGCTTCCTTACACAATTCTAAAAACTCATCCTGGCTAATTTGCATTTCTGGTTTAATAGTTGTCTCATAATAATGAATTGTATCTGCCGCAAGATTATAATTCTTATCAGACTTTGCAAGATCAACCATTGATTCCAATGTAAATTTTACGATTCTTATGTATGTCTTCTTATCTATTTTATCCATATAAATCACTCCAATCTTCCAATGAAAATATTATTTATTGCTCCTTCCATTCTACACAATATCATTCAACAACTCAATCGCTTCATCAAGCTTTTCACTCGCTTCTTCCATACTATCAATTGCATCTTCAGAACACATTCCTCTATAGCTGCTTTGTAATCCTTCGGGCATATTATCAAATGCGTCCTGTTCTTCACTTAATATAGAAGATAACTCACTTGAAACTTTCTTCAAATCGGTTTGAATCAAATCAATTTCAGTTTTGAGTTGCCTTATCTTTTCTCTTCTCTGTTTATTCATTACCTATCACCCCATAATGCATGGACTACATCATAATCACTTGGCATACATGTACATGTCAAAGCTCCAAAATTCAACTTATTAAATTCTTCTTTTGTAATTTCAATTCCCATATCGCCATCAACAGTAGTATTGTAATCAAGCTTTCCTTGACATTCTGGACGAAAATACCATACTCTATAGAACTCTTTACCAGTCTTACTATTTTTACCACTAAACAAGCAGGTAATTGTTCTGCCTGAACTAATTTCAGTTGTAACAGTTTTTCCGAAATATGGATTGTATTGACTATATACATTTTTTCCGTATTTTAGATTTTCCTGTTTATCATGTTCACTCATAGCAAATAACTGCTGTGTACCCCTTCCGTAAGAAGTATTATATACTTTGCTACTATTCACACCAACAGTTGAATACAACTTAACTCCATTTCTATCAGTTGTCTCAACTCTCTTTACTCGCTCACCATTGATATAATCATTGCAAAGTCTGTCCATATAATGTACATTTCCATCTTTATCAACTGTACGAGTTGTCTTCTTCATATCATAATTGTCATACACTGCCTTTGCAGCACTTCCTGCATAAATTCCTAAAAACGCTAATAGTCCTCCGAACATAATCATCAACCACCTTTCTTATTTTATATTACTATCTTCTCCACTTTTCCATTTCATCTACAGACTTCTTGTTTAAGTTATTATACATATCTTGTCTCTTACGAGATTCTTCCTTTTTATTAAGATGATAAGGAATGCCAAATACAATAATAAAAGCTACTAAATATCCGATTAACTGTGCCATAATGATTACCTTCTTTCTGTAATGTTTGATAAAAGCCACCAGATTATATCCGATGGCTTGCTCTACTTTTATATTCTCTATTTCTCTTCAATAATTACTAATTCAACTCTATGTGCCTTCTGATCTTTATCCAAAGCATACAAACATGGACTTTCATTTCCCTGTAATACTTCGTTGAGATTATATGCCCAACCCCAAGGGGTTTCTATCATAGTCTGACCAAAATTATTCTCAAATAACTTCCAATCACAATCATCGGGTAACTTAACTTTTAACTCATCACTACAGACTCCGTTAATATGTGGTGCTCCATATGTATACACATTTCTTTTTTCAGCCCTAAGAACTCCATAATTTCTATATATTGTAAAATTATTCATAAGGTCTTTACCTCCTATTTTTTCTTCTGCAAGATCAAAGTCTGCACCCTGTATAAATTCTCCATCTTCGTCACACTCACAATACTCAAGAGCATATTCTGTTATATACACACTCTCGCCAGCATTGTAATAGTCACATTTATAGTTTACCAATTTTGCTTTTGCATCATTTATTTGCTCAATGTTCCATCTTTCCAATTCCTTTGGGTAACAATCATTGCCCCAAATTGTATCTCCCTTTGCAAATTTCTTATATTCCCTCCGTGTTAAATTTGCTTCGCCCTTTAATAATATAATAGTGTTATTCATTATCTATTACCTCCATTCCATAACATGTAATTATTATATCTTATTTAAGCTACCTTTTCCAGTGTTTCCCATTGTTCTTGTTTTCTTTTTGTTCGGTGTCTAAATAAATTTCCGTTTCTTGCGGTTATTTAATCATAATACAAAGAACTTTTGCGTTTTTATTGCCATACCAATCGTCAAAATCTGCATATATATCACAATTTGCCATTAAAGTATTATTATATTCACTCTGATCCATCAACTCATATAGACCAACTTCCATATCTTCCGTGTAATCTCCTTCAGGAGAACAATTGCTAAGTTCCACACAATTATCTCCATAAAAATGATTCGGATAATAATACCCCTTGCTTAAAGGCTTATAGACCTCTAAATCTACATATTCTCCCTTATATAATTCTTTCACTTCCGCAACAGTCATATTCTAATTCCTCCTTATATATAAAATATTTTATTAATTTTCTCTGTAAGTTTTTCATTTTCCGAATCCAAATGAGCATATATCTTTAAAATAGTATTTACATTTGAATGTCCCATAAGTTTTGCAGCTTGTTTTATTGACACGTCAGAATAATACAAAGTAGTAGCATAATTATGTCTAAATATATGTGCTGTTAATTTTGAATTTGCATTTATATTATTATCTATTTTTGCAACTATATATTTCCACATTTTTGTATATTCACTATCTTTAAGATATTCTCCATCTATATTAAAAAAGAGCTTATCATCAATTGTTTCCATATATGATGTAAGCTCTTTTAATAAAAATTCAGGTATAGGTACTTTTCTATTGCTTGAATGTGTTTTAGGATTTCCGCATATTGCGTTTCCATTGACAAAATGCAATGATTTATCTATAACCAATTCATTATTTATAATATCATTTTTCGTCAAAGCTAATGCTTCTCCTTTTCTTAATCCACATCCATATAATATATGAACAAATACCTTACTCATTGAATCACAATCAATATTTCGAACTGCTATTTTTTCTTCTTTTGTCAATGCTCTTTTTTCATTGGATTCATAGTATGGAGCTTGAATAAAAGTATATAAATTCTTATCAACAACCCCTTCTTCTTTCGCTATTTTAAATATTTGTTTAAGTGTCAATAAAATATGTTTACATGTAGCTGGATTAGAAATTCTTTTATTGATAATTTGCTGAAGATTGGAAATAGAAATATTATTCATTTCCATTTCACCAATTTCAGGAATAAGATGATTTTCAATTATATTTCTATACAGCCTCTGTGTATTATAAGATTTCATACTTTTAAATATATCAAGCCATTCTATTGAATACTCCTTAAATAACATATCATCCCTTCCTTCCATAGCCTCAGTAAATCATCGTTTCATTTACTCATCAAGAACACCTATCATAGATGGTATCTGACATACTTTTAGTTCACCATCAAATAATTCTCTATGTTCTCTTGATTCAAAATATCTTTTTGCTTTATTATAAGCATCTCTTTTTGAATCTGCCTTTACTTCAATCATTCTATCATAGAACATTGCTATATAATTTCCATCTTTAATTCTTACCATAATACATCTCTCCTTATAACAAATCCTGAGCATTGTAAATCATCTTTCATTTGCTTTTATTATTTAAAGCATCTATAAGACCTTTCCCGTTCTCTATACTAGATAATTTTAATTCTACATCAGCTATCGTACTAGCAGAAACCATTTTAATAAACTCAAATGATACTTGCCCGTTATTATTCTCTGCTACTACTTCAAGTCCATGAATTAATGCTTCTAATCCAGCTTTCATACCACCTAAGAAAGCTAATTGAATATTATTATCAATTTTTTCCATGTCTACCTCCATTAAAAACTCTAGTTTCATACTTTGCATTCTCTATATTCTTTTTCAGTTAATAGTCCTTCATCGCACATATTTTCAAGCGTTCTATATACAGCATTAGCTCTCCAACTTGCATATGAAAAACCATCAAACTCTCCGATAAGTGCATCTCTGTTTTCTTCACTTTGTTTTTGTAATTTTTCTGCTAACATGAAATTACGAAAGAAATATGCTTTATACATGGCTGCTTTAACTCTAAGATTCTCAATTTCATATTCCTGAGAAACTAATTTCTCTTGAGCTTCTAATAACTGTAACCCCATATTCCCTAATGGGCTTCTTTCAATTCTGTTTCCAAAATAAGTATAATTCATAAATCACCACTCCTTAATCTACCTGGATAATCAATCTAATCTGCTTTTCACCTTTACAATCAATAACAATTCCATTATCTCCTGTGACATACATATCTGGATAACGACTAACTCTTTCAATTTCAGGTGCATCACCATTTTCCATTTTGTTATTGAAAAAATCATATAACTCATTCTCAACAGATTCTTTTGTGATTTCCATTACAACTTCGAATCCATCATGACAAAATCCTGTCTCGTCTGATAACAAATCTGAAATCTCTTCAAGTGCATATTCTCTGTCTTTCTTGTACAGTTCCTCTAATTCATTTGGAATAATTATTTCAGATGGAAGCTCATTGAATACTTCCATATCTCCATCTGTGTCCCATTTAATATTTATTGCCTTTAACATATAAACACTCCATTTCTTTCTAAATAACAAATCTAACAATTCCGTTTCCATTAGGTAAATTCATAAATTCACCTATACCTCCATGGTATAATTTCCGTGCTTCTGTTCTTGTATAACCACATTCATCACACCAGTCTGAACAAAAATCTTCCCAATTTGAATACCATGCGCATATTTCTGCTTTGATATTATATCTATTTGCATGAGATTCTATTTTCTGTTTGATTTTATCAGTAAGTTTTATGTACTGACTTAAATATTCTTCATTTTTCTTGTCCATAAAATCACTCCAATCTTAAAATGAAATTGCTATTTCTTATCTCTAATCTTATCCAACTGTTTCTTTAATTTTCCGTCATTAATTTCAACTTCATATCCTGACAGATAAGAAACAATGTCGCTTGCTCTCTTGTTGCTCCGTGTAATACATACAGGTACTCCATCAACTGCAATAACTGTCTTGTATGTACTGTTATACTGTTTTACTCTTGTCTGTGTAATTTTCATTTCCATCACTCCTTTATCATCATGTTTCTAAAGTATGTAAATACCATTATCATTGCTTTATATTTCCGTGGATGCTTCATAATATCCTCAATTTCTTTCTCAAGACCTGCTGTATCTATATCTAATTCGCTTTTTGTAAGAAAGAATCCATTCAATCCACGAAGTTCCTCATTGCCATAAGTTTCCCTAATTTCTCTTCTTATCATTTTTGCTGTGTCTGTCGCAGCTTGCTCCAATAAATTTCGATCTACCATATCAATCACTCCAATCTTCTAATAACTCATATTCAATTTAGATAAATACAAAACATTACTATTACTGTTCCTTTCCATTTTGTGTTATAATATTAATATAGGAGCGAGGACTTACACGGCTGCGTCACCAGCCGATGCCTCTTGTGTTAGTAATTCTCTTCTATGTATTCCCATGCTTCTTCCTCAGTTGGAAAAGCATTTGTACAACCTGGTACATAGAAGTCGCCGTACATTTTGTAAGGTTTAATCACTCTAACACCTCCTCATATGTATTTATAGAAAAAGCAGAGATAATTAAATCTCTGCTTTAACTATCATTATTAAGTTATTCTCCATTACAAATTCTGCATATCTCTCATTGCTTGCTCCCATACTGAATCATCGTTACATCCACAATCATTCCAAAAAATCTTTCCAAATCCAAAATATAAACAATCACAAGCATTCATATATGCATTCTGTTTCGCTTTATTTGTGTATCTATTTTTATATTTCATACCTACACCTCCTCAATCTCAATACAGAAATCATCAGGATTATATTCACTACCTTTAATATCCCAATCATTCATATATTCTTCTTTTGCATCATTGGCAGCTTCTTCAGCTTCGCCATAAGAATTAAATAATCCCCATTCAAAATCTCCACTATCTCTTAACTGACCGCCATCATAACTGATTATATATTTGAACATCTTGATCACTCTCATTTGCAATTTTTTCAAATAATCAGCTTTCTCTTTTCTATATTCTGTTTCAATTTCGTCTAATCTTTTCTGTTCTTCATCGCACTCTTCTTGTGATTCAAATACATCATAGTAATGTGTATCTCCATCCCAACGACATCGCACAATTTTATCTTTCTCTTCATCCGTTAATTGATATACTCTGTACATTTTAATCACTCTCCCTTCAGATTAGGACATAAACCAAGTCCACCATCAATCTCAGGTACTCTTCTATATGCTCCTCTGTGTGGGCATTCTTCTCTTTCACACTCTGGACAATAACATTTCTGATACTCTTCATAACTCATTTTCCAGTTTGTCTCTGCAAATCTTTCTCTTGTCATCATATCAATCACTCTCCTTTATACTTCGTTTCCGTCTTTATCTGTTATAAAAGCGACTTCTGATAAATAAATACTTTCAAAAGCTTGATTTTCATATTCACCAATTCCATTCTTCGCTATTTTCTTTGCCTCTTCTAAAGAAATTGCTTCAATCGTTTGATCGACTTGTGCAGTATAAGTTATTCTGTATTTTTCCTTAATACCTTTCGCTTTCTTGTATCTTGCATAATTTGCCTTATATTCAGCGGAATCTGGTGTGATTTCCTGAATAATATTGTTACCACTCATTCCATATTCTTCCATTACCACATAGATAATACCTGTTCTTAAATCATAATAGCTTTGTGTTTCACCATAATCTTCATATTGATCATATCTTGGATTCATAAAAATACCATCAGCTAAAATACTCATAATTTTTCCTCACTTTCTTTGTAAACAGTTCTTTCATTTGGTTTTATGCTACTTCATCCATCTTCTCATATAGCGTTTCGCTTACACCAAAATCAAGTGCGACTTCTTTAATAAGCTCGTCACCCCATTTGTCATTGAAGAATCCCCAACAACTGTCTTTCTCTTCCCAGTCATCATCTTCTGCATTGTATTCTTCCGTGATAACTCCATATACTTCACCAGTTAAATACTGATCATATACATCAACTTCACCTTGCATATCTGCATATGCAATCTTCTTCCAATTTCTTTTATTTGCATTACCACAAGTCTTTAATACAGTTTTCTTATCTGTATAGATATATCCAACCTGTCCAGAATCCCATCTGTCACCAAAACTTCCAGTGCTCATTGTGATTCCGCTATGGTCATACAGATAAAGTGGAAGATATACAATGTTTGCGTGTTTCTCTAACAAATACCATTTATCTTTCTGTGGTAAAGCTTCAATCATATCATCGACTAACCAATCAAGCGATTCATATTCTTCTATTACATCAAATTTTGCTTCTCTGCTTGTGCCAAGTGGAAACCAATAATATGTTCCCCATAACTGCCACATCTGTTCATGTCTGTCATATCTCAACTCAAGTCCATTAGATGCTTTCTTTGCCTTGATATAATTGATGATTGATTTATCTTCTACATTTTCCCTTATGAGATTATTTAAAAAGTCCTCATTGTCGTTGTAATCATTATCCTTATAATCTCCCAGTCTATAATCTCTATGCCAACACATCATTTTGCCTATTTGACCATCCCAATCATACCGTGGATCAAGTGGCTCATCATCCTGTTCAATATGTAGTCTCATAAGCTTTCCGTTATCTTTATAGTATCTGTATTCTTTATCTGCCATATCAATCAACCTCACTTTCTATGCTATCTGCCTTGCTATATCTTCAATGTTTCCATTCATTACAATCACAGCATCTTTGTTATCAGGATGTTCATTCATAAAATCTCTCAATCCTTCAAACCGCTTATTGTCTGCATTTTCAATCATCTGCCTTACATCTTTATTGTGCAGCTTAATCAGATAGACCTTTTCATAATACTGTTTAAATAACAGATTTTTCTTTTCACAATACTGCTTAATCAAGTCAATCTGTTTCTGTTCCTCTTCTCTGATAGCTTCAACCCTTGCCTTATCATTGGCTTCTGCCTGTTCTTTTCGCTTTCTGTTTCCAATCAGATGATTGAACAATGAGTTTGTTTCACATAAATCCTTAATAACTGCATTGTCAATGTCATATACATCAGGATTATCTTTATCAATCCACCATAAGAAATTATCAATCGTTCTGTTAAAATTCTCTTCAAAGATACATCTGTTACCAAGATTTCTGTTGTAAATTTCCTCTCCGTTTCGCTCAATCCGTAATGATGTATATACATTTTCATCTAGTTTATTGCTGTAGATAGTCCATTCATATCTATCCTGTCTGCCATATACGGTTAATCCGTATGCACTATATAACTGTCTCTCTTCATTCTTTAAATATAAAAGTCCCATATGGCTTACCTCCTATAACAATTTATTCACATGTTTCTTTAACCACGCATATGCCTTTGCCATTGAATCAAATGGTTCAATTCCAATCCACATCAGAACACCATCTCCAACAACTGCTGTTGTCTTTAAACAATATTCTTCTTTATTAATCTCCCATTTCCCATCATGTCGCTTTTCCACAACATATTTACCTATCCGTGGTTCAAGTTTCCCAAAACAATTCCGTGTAATCATCTCTCTGTCCTCCTTTCTACGTAATATCTCACTTTTCCATTTTTTTCATCTTCTATCCATTCACCATTTTCAAATATATCTCGTAAACATTTATTAGCTTCGTATTCCGTATTAAAGCAAAAACAATCTTCTTTCTCTGACAAATCTGTGCTTAAATAATCGGGAAGTCCATAGTATTTCCGTACAATCGTGTAATATTCTTTGCTCATTTTGCTCTCCTTCCTAATAAATAAGACAGACACATTTGTTTGCGTCTGTCTTATTATTCTCTGTATTACTGTTCGTTATTTTCCTTTGGTGTAATAAGTTTTGTGATCTTCTCTCTGAAAAATTCACAATATCCGTTAATACTTCCGTCATTGTAAACCCAGAACCAATCCTCGTCATAATTCCAGAAAATCATTACTTCATGACCTGCTGTAACACCATCAAATACATGTTTATCTCTCGTTCCATCTTTTGACTTAAAACAATCATTTACCGTATCATCACTTGCTCCATTTTTCTTTAAAACAAGGTATAAATATCTTCTAAGGTTTTCCAAATCCCTTTCTGTTTGTATATCAAAAATTTCAACTTTCTCATCACAGCTACAATCATCGTTTATGTCGCAATGTGATAAATAATTTTTGTTACCCATTCTCTTTAACTCTTTACTAATTGCAAACAGTGCTGACTCCTCATATTTCTTACACTCTTCTTCGCTTCTAAATATAGTTCCATCCTCTGCAATGTACTCTGTTCTTACCAGTTTCTCGATTGTTTCTGTTTTTCTAATTTCGTTTACTTTCATGATATTTACCTAACCTTTCTTATTTTATATGCTTTTCAAATTTCTTTTTTATTAATTTCCAAAACCCCTTGTCGGTCAATGGCATTTTAGATACATTACATACCTTTCCACCGTCAAGATATTTTGGATTGCCATTTGGCTTGTACACATCATAATCAATACACCAATTTCCATCATAATCTCTTAATGTAATATCTACACTGTATTCATCTGTATTGTACTGACCGATGCTATCATTTGTTAAATTATATTGTTTTGACTTTAATGCTTTGCATAACTTTGTATAATCTTCATAACATTTTATTATTTCCACTTTAATCACTCTCTTTTAATCTCCTTTTCTCTATATTATTCAAAATCTACATCATTATCTACGACCTGTGTATCATCAGGATCTGACCAATCAAATTCTCTATCACTCATATTCTCTGCTTTTTCAATAGCTTCGCTTTCCGTCTCAGCTTCTACAACTGCATATCCATATTTAACTACCATTACTCTCATTTTAGCCATAAATATTCACCTTTTTCCTTTCTTAAATTTTAATTTCTATAATTCCATTATCTTCAAGAATTGTCTTTACCTTTTCAAATTGCATATCTCTATCTTCTGTTGTCTCAACTGCATCTACAATAGATTCAATTAGCAACTCCATACTTTCACTTGTCAGTCTAAATTCCATTTCAATCACACTCCTTTGTAAATTACAATTTCCTTTGCTTTAGAATACAAATACTGCTGTTGTTCTTGATGTAATTGCATACAGTTTTCCAGTTTTATTTCCCTTTAATAACATTCCATTACATCCATATACACCACTTGAATATCCAACTTGTGTATAATATCCTTCTGCTTCCTCAATCTGCTTTCTTGTATCATTGTTTCCATATGTAATATCTTCAGCAAGTCCATCCTTTACCATTTCTCTTAATTGTCTCTGTGTATATTTTGTCATATCTTATTCCTCCGTTTCCATTTCGTGCCACTGTAAGCCTCTTGCCTTATACAATGGAATCCAATGTTCAGCATAAAAATCATAACCAGCTCCATCAATTCCAAAGAAGTAACCAAACTCTTCACTTTCATAAATTCTAAATCCGCACTGTGACATCAGCTCAATTCCGTTATCTTCTTCTAACCACCAATCATCACAACTATCTCCAAAGCTCCACATTGTTCCCCACATTGGAAGATAATCATCGTGATTAATTTCAAAATCTCCATTTTCGCATCTGATTTCTTCTCCGTTGTCAAGTGAGATAATGTATTCTTCCGTTTCTTCGTCAATATCTGTAATCTCTCCATAGTCTCCGTTGTCAAATACATATACTCTGTCATATTTACTTGGCTTTGTAACTTCTGTCCAATCGTCAGGATGATCCTGGAATAACCGTAAAATCATTCCCTGTGGAATTGCATTCATTTCATGCACCCATGCTTCAGTTGCTTCTTTAATTGTTTTAAATCCGCTCATAATTCGTTTCCTCGCTTTCTTGTAATAAAATAGGCAGCTAGGTATTTATTCTCCTAACTGCCTTTGCGGTTACTTGTTATTTACTTTCCATAGTTTACACTCATTGGATGCCAACTCATATCCAATCCGAAATTATATTCAAGACATTCAACAATTTCATCCTCATTGAATGCAAGAGCTTTCATTTCCCTTAATATAATCTCCTCGAAATCATCTTCATCCTCAATTAATCCCATAAGATAATTGATAAGATATTTGAGCTTCTTACCATGCTTCCTGTAATCTGCCAACTGTTTCCGTGTATTTTCCGTTACCATTTTCCCTCACTCCTTTTCGCAAAGCCTCTCTCGTTTCAAATTCTACTTTTCTATCACTTGTTATTCCAAGAAAAGCATAATATTTATCTGTTAATAAATCATGATAACAAGTTACACCATTTAGTGTAAAATATTCTGTAGATTCATCTTCTGTTCCTAAATTCCATCCTGTCTTTGAATGTGGTGTATTCCACATATTATCGCTCCCTTTCCCTGTAAATCTTAGTTTAGTTTGATTTTTTCTAATGCGTAATCATATAACATCTCTGTTTCATTTTCACTTAACTCAACTATAATAGGACTATCTAATAATCCACAAAAATCCCAAACTGAAAAATAAATTCCTTCACGTTCTTTTGTACTATGGTTAAAATGCACAAAACACATAATATATTCTGTTTCACAATCTATATTACGTTCCAATTTTTCAATTCCATTATGTTTTATCTCAAATTCTACAGAATCAACTTTCACTTCCTTATTATCCTCTGTATAAGGTGTGTGAGGTCTAATCCAGTCAATATTTGTGATTGCAGACTCTTCTACTATGTTTTCTCTTTGAATATCCATATTATTCATTCCTTTCCAATTTTCAAACGAAATGCGAATTTCTTTTACTCTTTTACCTCTTCAAAATAATCTGGTGTACATGAATATTCGACACCTACAATTCCTTTTGTACCCATATTTGTTTCAACTGTATATGTTCCGTCATGATGCTTAATTGCCCCATATACTTTACCAGTCGTCCAAACCGTAGCAAAATCATCATTGCCTGTTAAATCTTCTTCATAATCCTTTATGCATCTTAACTGTCTTTTATATTTCATTTTCCTTACCTCCAATTCTAATGAAACACGTATTTCAGATACTATAATTACTATCAGTTGCATTGACAACTTTGTTTTTGAAATCTTCTAATACCTTATTACATCTTGAATTATCATTCATTGCAGAAATTTCCCTTTTAATATAATTCCAACTACTCTCCGCTGATTTCATCAACTCATAAACTTTAGCAGCTTTTTCATATGTGAATCCCGCTTTCAGTTCTTTCAATGCTGAAAATAACTCATTGATATTGTATATAGTTGCTCCTGCCTGACATTCATTTGCAAAGCATCTATCAGAGCACTCAATTTTTTCTAATGCCATAATTTCCTGTGCAAGTTCTTCTTTTGACTTTTTGCTGTATTCTGTCACCATTCTGTCATACATCCATTTATACATAACTTTTACCTACCTTTCTTCTAAGGAAGCGAATTTCTTTACTCCGAAATCTCTTTATATGCTTCCACTAAACTGCAAGACAAATCCTGCATTATCTCTTCGCATATATCCACAATATTCTGAATATATGCATTTTCTTCTTCTGCTGTCAAATCTCTTTTCTCTTCTGCTTCTGTTTCACAAATCCAAGAGTCAAGAGTATTATCTGCAATCATTAAACCTCTAATAATATCAAAATTTGTTCTTGCCATTTTTATTTCTCCTTTCTAATGAAACACGTATCTATTCACTTGTTTTAAAGTCATCTTCTATACATATCCTCGTGCTCCCATCTTCAAGTAATATTTTATATCCTGTGGGTGCATTGGCATTGAAAACATTGGGATTTATCAAATGAGGATTCCATAAATCAAAGATAATTCCTTTCTGCCCATCGCTATTCATTATTACCTTAGTTCCAACTTCCATTTATACCTCCAAAAGAAATACACAAATTTATTGTACTATAACAAGTTCTCCATAATATACGTAATCTAACAAATCAACATTAATATTTTCTTTTGATTTATATTCTTCAAATAATTCTTTTGCAATAGTTTCTAAATCGTGAGAATTACCTTTGTAATCCATTAATATTGACTTAGGCATATTCCACTCTTTATTACTTACCACAATAATCATTGCTCTTTTCATTTTATCTTTACCTCCTTATGAAATATCCATTTACTTCTCTTGAGAATTCTTATTTATTCTTCTCTCTTCTGTTCTCTAATTTCAGGATTTTTTAAATTCAGCCAATCCTCTTTAAGCATTACAATTGCTGGATTTCCGTTCCAAATTATTCCAATTGCAAGATCCTTTGCATAATCCTTTGAAAATGTCATTGCATCCTTTCCGTCATCCCATTTCGCCGTCTTTGAGATTCTTGATACACTTGTTACATATTTAATTTCCGTTCTATCCTTGTAAGGAAATAAAATTCCTACTACATATTCTTCTGCTTTTCGTGCCATAACTATTTCTCCTATCTATTGTCTACAGTTTCAACACAACTCTATTTACAATCGACTGTACTATTGATCGTACATTCTCAGCAGTTACATTGATTTCATAACCTTCTTGTATTTTTATTACTCCTTTAATCCATGTTCTCTTATCAATCTCCGTGCAAGTCCTCCGTTTATATCTCCATGCACAGGAATTGACACGCTATCTGTGATTGTTTTCTCCCAGATTTCATGACCGCCTTTTGAACGGTCATGCTTAAATCCATTTGCCTTTAGAATGTCTGTAAAGGCTTTGTAAGGTATTGGTGGTAGTCGTCCTGCCATATTTATCACTCCTTTCAGTTAATTATTCTCTTTTACATTGTCATAATCTTCCTTGTTTCTCTTTTTGGAGTTTCCTTCTTGAATGGGTTCTCCATTTCATATTTCACAATATCTAATAAGTAATCAAAAATCTGTGCCTGTGTCTTATCCATAATATTATTGACAAAGAACTCCGTTCCCTTGCATCTTGTAAGTAATGCCTGTTCCATTTCATTCGTTCTACCTTCACAGTAGGCATATAATCTTTTTAATGCACGAATTATCTTTGCTGTATATGCCTTCCCGTTATAACTATCTGCATAGCCATTCCATCCGAGTTCGCCGAGCAAACCAAGCATAGAATCAAGAAGTTCTGGTTTTGTCTTTGTAAACCCGATTCCGTCAGAAATTGAAGTCAATACACCAACTGTATTCTCCATTTCATCATCTCCCTTTACTGCTACGTTATGCTTATGACAAATATCACGCAAAGCAGTATATTCTGGCTTACCTGCCGCAAGAGCCGCATGGTATATATCCATTGGCTGCATTTTTGTACGATCAATACCCTGACTAAGGAATAAGTCGATCGCTTCTTCCAAACTACACTCCATCACTTCGACAACTACATCTTCTTTCTTTGCCTTAAACGCTCCATATATTCTGTGCTGACCATCTATACAAAGTAAGATTCCCTTGTAGGAGAGTACCTTCGGCTCATCCCATTTATATGAGTTGTAGTTATTGCCTATTGAGTAAGCTCTTGCAAGCTTGATTCTTCTCTGCCACTCTGGAATATGAATCTGCTTTGGGTCAACAACCATGAGCAGTTTATCTCCGATCCTGGAATTATTCTTAGCTGCTTTTATCATATTTGCAATTAGAAGCTTCTCTGTTTTACCTGTGAATCCCTCTGCATTCCGTGCTTCCTGCATTTCCATTTCTGCTTCCTTTGCCTTTAAATAAACTCTCTTACACATAATTTTATCCTCCTTATTTTTGCGCATAATAAAAGCGACCACTTTGCAGTCGCTTTGCATTACATTACTGTTTCGAATACTCCACTTCTAGTCATATCATCAAGCCATGAAGAGAATGTTAGATATTCCGTTTTATCAGCCAGATCCCTATAAACTTCATACATCTGTTCTTTTGTGAACGTTCTGCCTTTGAATGGTTCTTCATATGTTATATATTTTGACATACAATCATCTCCCTTTTATACATTCAGTATTATTTTATCTTCGCATAATACATATACAAGAAATGGTAAAAACAAAGTCATATATGCCCACGCCTGATATATAATCCCTATCGTAGTTACAACTGCAATCAGTGCAAGTGTGATTGCCTTCTGTTTCCATAACCGTTTCTTGTACTGTTTACTATTTTTCTTTGCCTTTGCTCTACGTATCAACTCTCTCTTTGCTTCAGAGAGTGTATATAACTCTTGCTCATCTTCTATGTAGTTATAGTTATTTGCTACCATTTGCATTGCCTCCTATCTTTGTCTTTGCAGTATTTAAGCAAAAATCATTTGCCAACTGCATTATTTCTATTCCCCATGTCGCCATAATTCATACCTCCTAAAATCCTTCTATATTTAATGTTTCTCTTTCTATTGCTAATCTGTAGCGTGTAGCTTCACATTCGCTATCAAATGTGGCTATCTTATTTCCATATTTGACTGTGAACTTTTCATGTCCACGATTATCTATCCAACGTTTTACTGTCATTTACTTATTCTCCTTTCCGAATAAAATAGTCTGCCTTTTAAATCTGCATATGTAGTTATGTGGGTTATAACCGAACCCACTATCCGTACACAGATTCATATTGCAGACAAAAACTGATTATGTCGCCATTCGGAATCTGCCTTTGTAAAATCATAGGCACGTCTTATTGATCTTCCAAATTTGTCTATGGTTTCCGTTACAAAACCGTTGTTACACGGATATGTCGTGATTACATAACCATGTTTAAGTGTACGTGTTGCCATTATTATTTTGCCTCCCTTGCATAATCTACAGTGAATCCCTCATGCTCTGCTTTGCGAATATCCTCCACAGACATTCTTGTTGTGCCTATTAAGACACCGTTTAACTTGATTGTTACCTTTGCCATTTTAATCAACTCTCCTTTACTTTATTTTTTGTGCTAATAGTATGCACTAAAAAAGACAGAGTGTTTTTGCTCTGCCTTTTGTACTGGACACTATTTGATTTTTGGGTATAAAAATAGCACCCATTTGCATTTCGCTTTTGGGTGCTATTAGCTGTTACTCTTCTTCATCATCTTCCCAGGTCTCCTCGCAGTCTGGTGTGTCTTCGAACTCATCATCCTCATATTCAACGCACCATTCTCCGTTCTCTAACAGGCATTCATCACCTGTTGCATGGATGAAGCCTTCTGACTCTGAGAATTTGTCAAATGGCATCTTTGACAGATGCATTCTCTTTATACATTTTGGCATAATTAGTCCTCCTTACATTCTTTTTAATTTCGCTTGAAGCTCGGCTATTTGAGCTTCAATTTTTGCCTTTTCAGCATTTTCGTCATCAACATATCCCATAATGTCTCCTGGTTGACATTGTAATTCTTTGCACATCTTATCTATTATAGACATTGCAACATATTTATTTTTTCCAAAATTTGCCATAGTTGTTGGGCTAATTCCCAATTTGCGTTGCAAGTCTATTCTTTTAATGCTTTTTGACTCCAATAAAGAATCTAGTTTATAATATATCATCTAACTACCTCCTTCTATCACCTCCAATATATCATAGTCAACTTCAATTTGTCAATTATAGCATCTTCTGAAATCATGTAAAGGATTTTTTGCACATTCATAATCAGTAATACTATTATCATATATTCGAGATCCACCACTTCCACATTTTTTCTTTCTGTCGTGACGCATCATATCTTCGTAGTTTGCCTTATATGCCTTACGGATGCGGTTGTTGGTATGTACATGATAATAATCCCACATTATTTCTGTGAGTGAATTTTTCTCATATGCCTTTACCCATTTACGCTCACTAGGTAACCACACAATCAGCTTTACTTTCTGTTTGCGTGAATGATGAAAGTCATTGCAGACTAATATTATCTTATTATCCAGTTCCAATACAATAGAGTTCATTGGAAATTCTTTACCATGGACTAATTCTGTGGATAATGTTTTATGTATTTTCATACTGATTCACTCCTTAAAAATAAAGGGAGATAGATTTTCTACCTCCCTAGTTTCTGTATATTTAGTTTATGCAAAATAGTGCTTAATTACTATGTTCGCAATAGTGCTTGCAAGTCCAGAATAATCATAAGTTATCTCACCTGTTTTGCGGTTCTTCTTTGCCTTTACAAGTGTATTGACCTGACGTTTCTTGAATGATACTGTTCCCTTCTCATCATCTACATCAAACTTGTTGCTGAAGCCCTTGATATAGCAGTCATTGAGTAACTTTTTATCTTCTGCTGTGAGCTTAACCCTTGTTTTGCTTGTATACGGAGTTTCAAAAGGTAAAGAGAAAGTTGTTTTGATAATTGTTTCTAACTCCTGTGAAGCCTTCTTATAAGCTTCCTTTACTTCCTTGCTCATAACAATATTGCCATCGTCACCAGCCTTTGAATTTATATGGATAGCTTCAAGTGCTTCATAGAGTGCAGGTGACTGGAATGCAGGAATGATAGCATACTTCACTAACTTAGAGTTATCCCATGTTGCCAACACTCTGAGAACTGTCCGTACTACATCCTTGTTATTGCCAAAATGATCTTTGTTTTTCTCAGACATGGCAGATACAACCTTATTGTATGCTTCAAGAGTCTGAGCCTGTGAGTCTTCAAACTTAATCCGTGATTCCTTGGCAGAAGCTAACTGAACCTGGAATGCCTGAACTTCCTCTGACGAGTAGTTACCATTCTCATTGACAATCTTCTTCTCAAGTTTGGCGATGCTGTCATTAAGTAACTGAATATTCATGTCTGCTGATTCATGTGATACAGCCTGAGCGAACTCGTTCTTAAGTTCATCTGTCATATTGTCTGCATAAAAATTGATTGATAATGTTGTCATAATATACTCCTTCTCCTATTTGTCGCATAGGTGCAAAATTATTTTTATGTAATAAAAAAGGACTATCCAAAATATGAATAGTCCCATAACCTATGTTTTTTTATGTCGAATCGTAGGCACTCCGCTATAGCGTATCATTTAAAAGCCTCACTATATGGCTTTATGGTCATTGTGTAGTTGTTTATTGTGTGTCCACCACGCTCACACTTCATAGAATGGATTTACAAGAGATTTATTCTCTACGCCATTTTTAAGGATGCGAAACTATAGGCATTTAAGCCATAAATAATATAACATAAGTATTGTTTTAATACAATAGCGTTATATTGTAGTGTTATGCACACTATGACAGGCACACTTTTATTGTGTACCTGTTTATTATGTATAACTTTTGTAACCTCACAAGGGAGTTATATATTTTCAATAGATATTTTTGATATAGGCATTACCCTATTAACAAAAATAAGCGGAGGTGTTACCCTTTATCCGCTTGAAAACATATAACTATTATGTTTTTATTTTTAAGATATTATCAGCTTGGTTATCGACTTCATACCTCTTTACCGTGTTACTCGGTAAAGCTTTTATTTTAATTCAAGGTTTTTCACCTTGACACCCTGAATACACTTTATCGTTGACCACTCCTAGAAAATAATCTAAAAGTATACGCACGGCATTGTGTCTATGCTGACACCTTCTAGCTATGTGAATAGCTAGGTGAGGACACACCATTTTAATGATGCAAGGATTGTTAATCCTAGGACTTTATCAAAGTATTTCAACTTTGAATTGTAGCCGTTCCCATGGGTTTTTACGGGTTAAACCTTATAACCACTTTTATTCAATTTGTATGATAAGAAACATTTAAGAAACCTTATCAGAACTTAATATCCTGTTATAGTCTTTAATGCTGAAGTCTAGGACTAAAACACTGTACCTATTCAGTAATATTAAGTTGTTTTGACCTTGTGGATTTTTAGCGGATGTGCTAGAATAGAATTGGTAAGATTATATCTAGCGTTCCTGCTACTGATTTATTCAGTAGTGGGAATTGCTTTAAATCCTTATTAAATTAAAGACCCTTCAGTATATCGACCCCCTTGTTTTCTTTGTTGTATTTATATTACTACAACTTATTGTAGTTGTCAACAACTTTTTGAAGTTTTTTAAAAACTTTTTTATGTTGTCGATCAACTGTATTTGTTTGTTACAAGTTGGAGTATACTACAACATATTGTAGTTGTCAACAATAAATTTCAAAAAATACGATAAAATTATAATCCAAACATATGTTCGAGTTTATTTCGTTCTAATAGTCCAGTTCTGATTTTATTGAACGTTTTTTCTATTATCAATCCCACGGTAAAATATAGAAATACCGTAGTTTTAAGGGTATAGGGGGTGGCAAAAACTAAAAGAAGCCTTATATTTCCTGGAATTACAATAAGCTGATTCATCTACACACCAACTTCAAAATCTAATCTCTCCAAATCTCCCAATCCCCTAACAAAATCAACCCAAAATCCCATCTCACCCATCAAACACCCTTTATCGTACCCCATATCGTAAAATCCCTTATTTTACCCACAAATTCACTAGTCCAATCCTCAAAATTAACAATCAAACATTCCTAAAACCACACTCACCGATCCTAGTTTCTTCCTTATTAATAAGCACTTTTCACGATACGCATTTTTCTATCCAACTTACGCTATATGTCCTACCAGCTAACACCTATCTACTAGGGGGCGCATTAAAACTATCACACTATCCTCTCCCAAACGACCTATATCATCAAATTTAACCCTAAAATTTAATCTAACTCTTCACCCTACCAATTTACCGACCAAGCCATCAAAATTAAAATTCACCCTTAAAATCATCAATTTACTCCACAGATTCCATATAACAAACTCAATGTATAGCAATAAAAATAGCCCCTATGATTAGGGACGGTATTTTCGCAGCATAGCAAGAAAATAATTTTGGGTAGACACATAATTCTATCTGTAAAAAATCATCAAACAGAGAATATATAAGCAAGAAACCTCTAATATTCAGAAGAAAGGAAAATTTGATAATTGATTGATATTACTTTAACCACAATGTCACTTACATACAATCATTGGACTTACAACACGATTTTCGATGTAAATTTGAAAGATAACCTATCAGGCGACCAATTTATCATCTAATAATCAAAATCAAAAATAGGTGTCATTTTCGTTAATTTAATCCCACAGATACAGAAAGGAATATTTCATGAATAAAAATATATATGCAATTGCACTCGTTAAAAAAGAAATATTACATAATAAATATTTTATCCTGGTACATGCTACAACAGTAAAAGAAGCTTATGAATTTGTTATTGTACAATTCAAGAAAAATTCTCAATATAAAAAATACAAATTTGACAATGCTAATAAATTATATTTTATTGTACCTGAAACAGAGAACAATAAAGATATAATAACCAATTACCCATTATCAATAAATTTATTAGATGAAGTATTAAGTATGTTATGCAGAAAGGAATAATAATGAATAATTTTGATCAGGAAATACCAAAGTACAGAAAAAACACAGGAAGTAACATATCCAAAGTTAAAAAGAAATCAAAACACAAACATCAATATGAAGAATGTATTATTAGATATAAATTTTCTTTCATGGGAAAGGATAATCTTACTACACAATTACTTAGCTACTGTTCTATTTGCGGCAAGATAGGTGATAGATTCAGTGAAGAAAAAAGTATTGTAGATGACAAAACTATTTATAAACAATTACCTAATGGATGGAAATATACAACTCACATGTCTGGTAAAGAAATATATGAACAGTACCATGATAGATTGCCAGTCTTCAATACTGAATTTAGTGATAAAAATGTGAATCTTAATCAAAGAGAAAATAACTAATGGAGAAGAGAATAAGCATTTAGATAAATACAACAAGTTAAATGAATAATCAATAACAAACAACCAAAAGAAAGAAGGAATCATTATAATCGGAGTATATTCTATAACAAATTTAAAAACTAATAAATTATATATTGGAGAAAGCCTTGATATTGATAAAAGATGGATTAACCATAAAAATGATCTTTTAAATAATCAACACGCCAATTATTATCTTCAACAAGATTTCAATAAGTTTGGGAAGGCATTTTTTAAATTTAAAGTTCTGCAAGAAGTTGAAAGAAATAGTATCACTATTACTCAATCAAAATTATTGATGTTGGAAAATGCTTATATAGAAAAATATAAAAAAGAAAATTATGAATTGTATAACATAGAAAATACGTTGGAAGATGTTTTATCAAATAAAAGAAAATTATTGATCTGCGAAGAAATTGCAAATTATGTTGTAGTGTCTCAATTTTTAAAAAATAAATATGTATATGATTATACGAATAAAAGATTTAATTATTGTCAAAGAGATACAATTGAAAATTTAATATTATCTAATTCTTCAATCAAAGGAAAAGAAAAAGCAAAACAAGTTGCAAGTATAATTTTAAAAGAGTTAATTGATCAGAATCTATATGAAAACTTTATAGTTGAAAACACTTACTCTATTTATCTATATCATAAAATTCAAGAACGCAAAATCATAGAAATTAATTCTAAAGGTCGAGAATATATATTAAGTCATTATGACTTTAATTCATTTTTATTAAGAAAAAGAACTTCTGAATCTAAAATTCATATACAACAATATCTATCTGAAAATAAAATTAAACCAGAAGATCAAAATAAAATACAGGATGTTTGGCATGGACTTAAAGAGAAACATATTCTGCCACCAGAAAATAAATATAATGATTTTCGAGATATGCTTATAAAATTAAATTTAATCATTATTGATAATAATAAGAGAACAAGAGCGACTGAATTTGCAATGAAAAATAAATATTTTCTAGTTGTTAAGTATAATAAAGCTAAAGACATTTATCAGTATGTTATATCTCATGATGGTCTAAAATACATTTCAGCTAATATACAATAAACGTTTTTAATTTACAGAGTAATTTGTGAAACAAATTGCGCTGTAAATAGTCTGTCTTATTTAAATAAGTTATATATCTTCTTTCAGTTCGGCAAAGTAGGTTTCACCCCCTACCAATTTTAAAAATTAAACAAACAAGTGGGGGTTCAGACCTACTTTACTGAACGCTCGTAAATTTATTTCTCACTTAATCTCAAATGGAGAATAAATAAATATCACATATAAAGGAGGAATTTTTATTGCAACAGAAAACAGAATACTTTACTCGTTTTCCAAATGACTATATTCAAGGAAACATCAAAACTAAATATGGGGTTAGTCGAAAATTCTATATTACATACATTCTTATTGATAAATATAGATCATATGAGGATTATAGTTGGATTACGCTTAGAAAGGTTTTAAATTTTTACGGATATAAAACACATAAACGTAGACCAAAAGCAGTTAAAGAAATTCTTGATGTATTGGAATATATGATTAACAACAAAATGATTGAAGTTCAACAGGATCTTGACACGCTTGGATATGATACTGGCATTGAAATTAAAATCATTCCTGAAAATTTTGATGTTGTTGATAAGTTCTCAAAAATCACATCTTCTCAGCTTGATTTTATTATGATGAATGAATCTAGTATTAATAAAGAGAATATCTTAATGGCATTTCTATATATCAATTCATATATTTATTTACGACAAAGAGATAAAAATGGTAATGAAACTATGACGAACCCTGAAACTAAACCAGAAGCTTTTTGGCGAAGTATAGAATCTATGTCAAAAGAACTTTCTATGTCAAAGGATACAATTAATCAATGTATTCAATATCTCACATCTTCTATTGACGACAAAGAACCACTTCTCGTTAAGAAAGAAGTTGGTAGCGTCCAACCTGATCCAAAAAAACCACCACAAAATGTTCCAAATATATATGTCCTTAATAAAGAAGGTTGTGACCAAGAAATTGAATGGGCTATTGCTAAGATGTTGGAAATCTATAATGTAGACTCATTTGGAGAAATCAAAAACGGTAATAAGTCGTAAATAAAACAGAGAATAAACATATGACACAAATAAACGCAACACTACAAAGGAGCGATGCGAATGAACAAAAATAATTTTAAAATTAGAAGGAGAACAAAATCACATGACAAACTACACAGGAAATTACGATCATAGCACATACGGAGGAAAGATATATAGCTCAGATTTTGACATGAGCTATGTTGGTACAAGAAATATTGCTGGCAGAATAATGTCAGATTGGAGATTTGATAGAGATTGTCAAGAGAATATAAAAGGTAGAAAACCAAAGGAGAATATACAGGATGCTTAGATATGAGAATTTTTCAAACATAGGGATAGAGACTAGCTTACATAACGGCTACTCAATAATTGGATTTGCACTTTGGGACAAGGTTTCAAATCAGTACACAGTGAATTTTTATATTAAAGATGACCAGGTTAATCATCTCGATCTTATGGAAGACCACTCTTCTATCATTATTAAGACAGATGCACAAAATATAAGGAATGATCTTAATAAGTATATTAACGAGAATTTTGAGGCTGGCAAATTTAATTATTATATCAAAAGGATTAAGTACGAGTTGGACTGCTTTGACTATGGCGATGATCTGCTAGGTGGTATGGATGAGTAGATTGAGTAGAACTGATATGAGATATTCGTCAAGCTGCTGAAATATCTGATTATAAAAGGACTCATGTGGGATGTGTTGCAGTATATCAAGGAAATATTATTGGGATAGCTTGCAATATAAATAAAACACATCCTATGCAGAAATATTACAATAGATATAGATATCATCCACAGACTTCTTATTTTTATCCTAAACTTCATGCAGAGATCAATTGTATCTCTTCTATCCGATATCTGGATATAAATTTTTCAAAGGTAAAGTTATATGTATATAGGACTCGTTGTGATCAGGAATATGGAATTGCTCGCCCATGTCCTAGTTGTATGGCTGCAATTAAGGATTTAGGAATAAGACATATATACTATACAACAAATGATGGATATGTATATGAAGAAATAGAGAATAATAGATTGGAGGAAATTATATGAGTAAATGTTGTGAATATTGTGGTGTAACTGGGAACGACCATATCTCTGGCTGTCCTAATTATAAAACGCCATTCTCGGCATACAAATGTGAGTTATGCGGAGAAGGAATTTATGATGGTGAAAAATATATAGGTAGATATTTAACTGTTGGTGGTAATAGGTATGTGCATTATGAATGTGCAATGGAAGATCCTAAATGGTTAATGAAATTTTTGGGCGTAGATATCGAGACTATGAGGGATTGTGAGTATTAGAATTTGGAGGATTTTATGTTAAGTAAAGAACAATTTATAAATGCGATTAATGAAGTTCGTGCGGTATCTAAATATCAGAGAGGACTTAATAATTTTTTTAGAAAAAATGGAGTTGAGGGTTATATATTTCAACCAGACTGTACGGCAACAGTAATTAATATATTACATATTATTATGGGAGAAAAAGACAAGGATGAATGGATTAGTTACTTCTGCTTTGAACTTGATTACGGTGAAAAATGGAAAGCAGGAACAATCAAAGATGAAAATGACAATGATATAGTGCTCCAAACTGCCGAAAATTTATATGAACTACTTATGAGAGAATAGAGGTGAACTGACATAGGTAATTATGGTTTAAAAATAAAAAATATAGAAGCTAGTACCCTATTTGAATATAATATTGGAGTTAGAGATCATTATGAGTACAAAGATGCGTTGTTTGTAAACAGTTTATTTAAAGACTATTTGGTGGAAAATGGACTGGATACATGGAAAGATAAATCTACAAGAGATATAATTTGTTTAGAATTTAATTATGGTTCACGTACATATAGACAGGAGCTTGATCATTTATACAAGGTTGCTTTGAGTTCAAGAAAAGAATATGTTAGGGCTTTATCGAGAAGGGACTCTTATGCTATTCAAAAAGCCAAGGATAAGTGTAATAAAATAACTGAACTATTAGAAATAGCAAGAAGAAATAAATTTAAGTATTGTGGACTAGCCAAAGAGGAACTTCGTACAAAATTTTATAATGAAGGAGTTAACGTAGAATATATTTTCAGAAAACATAATGGTGAAATAAGGAAAAGAGAAACCCTTCATTACAAGATGCTTTATAGAAGTACAGGTAAAGCAAAAAAAGGATCTTGTATGTTTATCATTGATAAATTATATGATAAAGCAATTAATTTTTTACATATGGGCATTAAAATCCCTGAACAAAATGCTCCAATCGTGGAACTTAGTGCTTATGCTCCTCTTATATCAAGTGGAATTGTAGGAAAGGTTAGAATAAATCCACGTAATATTTTAGTTTTAAAAGACGTAGAAAGATTTTTTAAAACAAATATTATTAGTATTGAAACTGACGATGAAAAACACTGCACAGCTAATCACATTGATAATTATCAGTTAAAAAATACATTGTTTGATGGTCAGGCATTGATAGACAGTAGTATTTTTCCTGAATGGGGGCATGGTTATATATTATTAAGACATCATTTTACCAAGATGGCTGCTTTTAATACAAATATCCAAAAATTCTTCAAAGATTATTTTAGTGATGGGTACTCTTCTGCTATCGTTAAGGATATGTGGGGAAATGAACATTATGTGAAAGATATTGAACTTATTACAACAGATAACGCAATAAAATGGAATAAATTTTCAGTCCCTTATGAATATTGGTGTGACTGGGTAGAGAAAAATGATTGTCAATTTGGCATTGTAAAAACTGCTCACGAAAGCAAACTTGGTAATGTGCAAAAAATGAGTTATCAGATGGTCAATTCTCTTAATGAAGAGATAATGGAGAATGTTGTACAAGAAAGCGTTGAATATGTAGAGAGATTAAAAACAGATAACGATTTCTTTCTTGAATATTTAAAGAAGAATTCAAATTTTTCTAATGATTTTGAAGTATTAATTGCTCTATGTAAACATAATAAAGAATTTTATCGAAGTTCATATTTCAGAGAGAGAAAAAAGAAAATTATTGAAACTTACGTCTTGAATGTGAAAACAGGAAAAATAATTCAAAATGCTGATAATTTAACTGTTGTCGGATCTCCTTTTGCAATGTTGTTATACGCTGCAACGGGAACAGAGGATTCAGTGGATAATGATACAACATTTTATCACGAAGATGGAACGATTCAATGTTATACAAGACGTTTTGATAATAATGAACATCTTGCATTCTTCAGAAGTCCATTTAACAGTAAGAATAATTTGTTGTATTTACATAATCATTATGATGATAGATTAGAGAAATACTTTAATTTTAGTAATAATATAATTGCAATAAATATGATTGGAACAGATGCTCAAGATCGAGCTAATGGTATGGATATGGATTCAGATTTCGGCTATACAACGAATCAGATTGATATAGTAGAACACGCAAGAAAATGTTATGTTGATTATCCAACTATAGTTAATAATATTCCAAAAGAGTCAAATCATTATAATAATACTATGGATGACTATGCACTGGTTGATAATCTTCTGTCGAAGAGTCAGACAGACATTGGTGAATCAAGTAATCTTGCACAGATTGCTCAGACATACGCTAGTTCTTTTCCTCAAGAGACAAGGTATGATGATTATGTATCTATTTTATCCGTACTTGCGCAGGTTGCTATAGATAGTAGTAAGCGTAGATTTGATACAGATGTCGCAGTAGAGATAAAAAAAATTAAAGATAATATGAATATAGAAAAGAATAAATATCCTATCTTCTGGAAATTGTTAAAGAAAAATATAAATAAAGAAAATATAAATGATAAGCTTACTTGCCCAATGAATTATCTTTACAATTTGAATATTTCTAAACATAGAAATAAAACTTCTACTTTACCAATGTCAGAATTTTTCATTTCACACCCACTTGAGAAAGATAAAAAGCAATGTAAAAAGGTTGAAGAGTTAATTAGTAATTATTCGTTAGGTATGTTAGATTATCATATTGATAACAATATCTATGATTATTCTTCTCATTTGTTGTTACGAAGTGATTTTGATGAATTGTTGGATAATATAAGTAAGACTTATATTTCTACAAATTACTCTGGATTAATGTCGTGGCTAATCAATAGAGCTTTTAAGATTACTCCAAAACTAGTAGAAAAAACAACTAAAATAAAATCTAAGACTTCAAAGAATAAACCATTACTTATGAAGATACTTTATCAGGTTAGTCCACGATCATTTCTTAATTGTTTTAAGGAAAAATAATTTTCAACCCCCACTGAAGAGTTTTTATCTCTTGTAATCCCTTATTTTATCTTGTTTTTTTGATTTGTAGTTAAGTACATAAATGATAGAGAAAGTGAGAAATTTTGTAACAAGTATCTATAACCGCTTGTGTCCAATGCGGAATATAAATAGGGGAACATGTTTTGACATATTTTTATAGCCGAGCCACAGGCTTTGTATGTGGCTACGTTCTAATATATAAATAATAACTTCGATTATCAATATTGTTTACGCAATATTGGATATCTTCGTATATAAACGGAGAATAAATAATTAAGTCTATAGGACAATAATTACATCTATATGTATATGACGTCTAACACATAGCTATAAATCATTGCTGTGACGCTATGTGAAAAACTTGTATGTGGTGCGCCAAACCAGTTAAGTACAGCAAGCGAAACTGTACCATATACATTCTGTGGAAGATATATAGGAATCAAACCTATGGGGAACGATTCGAGGCGTTTTCAAGCAGAATTAAACATATCATTATTTCTTTGGCAGCAGTTGTACTTTCTTTCTGAAGGCATGACTACTGCTATCTTTGGGAATTAGTTCAGTTTGGTAGAACGCATGATTTGGGATCATGAGGTCGTAAGTTCGAGTCTTACATTTCCAATTTGCGGTAAGGTGTAAAGGTGCATGTTGGGTTCATACCCCAAAGGGTCTGTTCGAGTCAGAGTCACGCTATTCTTCCACTTTTCTTCACTTGTGGATGAAACTAAAACAGAAAGGTGGTTTTTACAATCGCAAGAAAAGCGAAACTAAAAGATGATGGAATCTTATTTTGTGGTAATAATGCAAAAGATGTTACTGGATCAATGATTTATATAAGATTTGCAAATAAACAAATTTTACTTGAATGTGGCTTATTACAGGATAATTCATATTTGGCAGCTTATAAAGCAAATTCAGAAAAATTTAAATTTAAGCCTGATGAACTGGATTACGTGTTTGTTGGACATTCGCATATTGATCATATTGGATTATTAGCCCGTCTCATTAAAGAAGGATTTCATGGAAAAATAATTATGACATATCCTTCTTCGGTTATGTCGAAATATTTATTACTTAATTGTGCTTTTATTGTAAATGATGAGGCACGAGTTTTATCAAAAAGATATAATAGAGAATACGAACCACTATATACTGAAGAAGACGTGTATAAAACACTGGACTATATTCATGTATATAATGAGTATAATCATGTTTACAAATTAGATGATGTGGTTAGTTTTCAATGGTTTAAAAATTCTCATTGTGTAGGAGCTACACAGTTACAGCTTATTTTAAATGATGGAATAAAAACAAAGAAAATTCTATATACTTCTGACATTGGAGCGTTAAATACTAAAAATCATTATGTTGAAAATACAGAAATCCCAGCTACCTTTTCTGATATATCAATCATGGAGTCAACTTACGGTTTAAATACTAGAACTATAAAGAAAACTCGTGAATTCGATGTTGAACATTTGCGAGTTGCTATAGAAACTGTACTAGCAAGACAAGGTTCTATTATTCTTCCAGCGTTTTCATTTTCACGATCTCAGGAATTATTGACAACACTATATCTCCTATTTGGAGAAAATGAAGATTTTCAAACAGATATAGTCGTTGATTCGATGCTAACTTGTGATATATGCCAAGCTTACGAAGATATTCTTGATTCAGATTTTCATGAGTTATGGGCAAAAGTGTATAATTGGAAAAATGTAAAATATGTGCGTGAAAAGGTAGAATCGAAGGCATGGGTAAATGACTCTATACCTAAAATTGTAATCTCAAGTAGTGGTTTTTGCACGAATGGGAGGATATTATCTTATCTTGATAAGTATTTACGTGATGTCAATTCTATGATTTGTTTCTCTGGATTTGTAGGAACAGATGATTCTTATTTGTCATATAGAATAAAAAATGGCAAAGCCCATAAAACAATCAATATAAATAAAGTTCCTGTACCTAATAGAGCAGATTGCATAACGATGAGCACGTTCAGTTCCCATGCTAATTTTGATGACTTATTAAAATTTGGCAGTAACTTGAATACAAATCAGCTTATCTTGGTACATGGATCTACAGAAGCAAAAAATTGTTTGAAAGAGCATTTACGAGAAGAAATATCTAAGAATGATAAGTGTTATAAGGTAAAATGTTCTGAGAAAGATATGATTATACCATTATAGGAGGTGTCAATTATAGAAGAATTACTATTTGAAATTAACAAAGATGATGACATATATAACGAAATTATAAAGAATCATCTCAATGATAGAAGAATTATTATCAATTAGGAAATAACTGATGACTTATTAGAGAATGTATGTCTTATGATTCTCAAATGGAATTCAGAAGATAAAAATCTTCCAGTAGATAAGCGTAAGAAAATATTTATATACATTAACAGTGATGGTGGAGACTGCGTACTTGGTACTCAAATATTGAGTCAGATAACATATTCAAAAACACCTGTGGTTACAGTTGGTTTTGCAAAGTGTGCATCTATGGCTAGTTATATTCTTGCTGCTGGACATATTCGCTACTGTTTTCCAAATACAATCGTCCTCTACCATGATGGACAGACAGGCTATGTATCTAGCGGAAACAAGGGTAAGGATATCCAGAAGTTTTACGATAAGCTTGATGAACGTATGACAAAGTTTATGATAGAACACACTGATATGACTGCTGATTTTATTGAAGAAATCAAGGACAGAGAATATTATATGTTTTCTGAAGAAGCAAAAGAACGCCATATAGTTGATAAGATAATTGGCATAGATTGTGATATAGATGAAATAATTTAAGGAGAGCAGTGTGCTCTCCTATTTTAGTTGATAAGGAGATAAAAGGAAAATGGCAAATAGTAAGTTAAAGTTTACAAGAACAACAACAGATAAATTAACAATTAAGGCAGGTACACTTTCAGAGGATTGCTCTACTATTACATATGAAGACGAGAATGGTAGTGAACAGGATATAAAAATATCTGACCTTCTTGCAGCATTCAAGAATCAGGTGATTGATTTTACGGTTGCGCTCAAGACCGATGAGAATCTTGATGTAATCACTGAAGATGAGTAGGGAGTTGGTGATTGATTGTTTAATTTTGAAGAAGAATTAGCAAAATACGGATTAAATCAAGAGAAATATGAGCAACTTTTACAGGATTGCTCAAATAAGGTTCAACATATTTCAGATGATGATTGGTCGGAAATTTGCGCAAGGTATGGACTTGAATTTAATCCTGATACGATTCGTAAAGGGTCTCAGCCACCACTTATAGGATCTGCTTTTGTATCTGAATATTATAAGTGGAAAAATAGCATGGATAATTCTGATGGCAAGGATGATTCTTATTTTAAGGAGTTACAGATTCAGAAGGATGAACTGTATAAAGAGCGTAAACGTTTGTCTGATCAACGCAGAGAATATAACAGAGAGCTTATATTTGATGCTCGTTCAGAGCATTTAATGGATAGACTTGTTGATGTTGCCAATAGATTAAATGAAGAAAAGCCATTGATATTCAATGAAAGATGGTTTAAACCAAATATTCATAAAGAGGCGATCATGTTTTGGTCTGATTGGCACTATGGAATGGTTACGGATAATATTTGGAACAAATACAATACTGATATTTGCAAGAGGCGTATAAAAGCTTTTGTGGAAATGTCAAAAGAATTTATTCGTTTAAATAATGTTGATGTACTTAATGTTGTGATGCTTGGAGATGCATCACATGGAGCAATTCATACGACTTGTAGAATTGCATCTGAAGAAAAAGCTTGCGATCAGTTGATGCATGTTGCTGAAATTATGGCTGAAGCAATCAATGATTTATCTAACGAAGTAAATCATGTGGTTTTGCATTCTTGTTATGGTAATCATATGAGAACTATACAAAATAAAAGTGAATCCATTCATTCAGATAATATGGAAAAAATCATCCCTTGGTGGATTGAACAGCGTTTACAAAACAATTCAAAGGTAGAGATCTTATATTCTGAATATAAGGAATTCACAAAATTGAATGTACTTGGAAAAAATATCTGTTGCGTACACGGTGACTTGGAAAAGAACTTCAAAGATATCGGAGTTACACTTAATACGATCTTCTCTCGTAAATTTGGTGAAACAATTGATTATACGGTATCAGGTGACAAACATCATCTTGAAGAGTTTGAGCGATTTGATATTGAAAGCATATTGATTAGGTCATTATGTGGTGCAGACGACTATTCAAATGATAGTAGATTGTATTCTCGTCCAGGGCAAACATTAATGATATTTAATGATGTGTATGGCAGAGAAGCAACATATAATATTCCATTAGATTTTATTAGTTAAAAACACTAATTTTACGACAAAGTAGACTATGTACGGAGATGCATAGTTTTTAATATTGAGACAAGTGACTGTGAGCATAGGACTACTCTTCTACTTTTAGGTAGTCCGACTTGCATGGCATCGTAGAGTCACTGCTGCGATGTAAATAGACCTGAACCCAACAGGCAATTAATAAATGGGAATAACTTCGGTTTTTGGGCTGATGAAGCCACATATGAGGGAGTGGACTCATCGAGCTGCTACCCTCTTTTGTTATTCGGCAAATTTATAGAAGTGCCGAAATTAGTTGAAAACTATTATTAATTGAGAAAAAAGGAGAAATAAAATTATGACAAAAGACGTAATGATTAGAGAAGTTACAGATAGAGCTACAGATATTTTCAATATAGATGTTGATGAGAATCATCCAAAGAAGAAATTTACTCAGAAGGAAATTACCTCTGTATTAAGAGCATTTGCAGATTGTGTTATTGACAATGTTACTGAAGACAAGACAGAGAAGATTCCTCTTCCTGGTGTTGGTAATTTCACCGCAAAGCATGTCGCAGAGAAGTCTGGTACTGTTCAGCTTGGGGATAATAAGGGTTCTACATGGCATAAAGATGCAGAAGATCAGCTTGTATTTAAGGTTTCTACGGCAGTTAAGACTCTGGGTTAATTGAGGTGAGCTTATGAAGAAACATACAAAATATGAAGATATGGATATCATCAATGTCGATGAATATGAGGACATTGTAGATGTTTTTCTTGATAGATTATTTAGTACAGAAAAAACCGTAGGAATTATTGTAAATAAGGAATTTGCTGAGTATATCACAAGTATCTTGTTAAAAATTCCTGAGACAAGTGTTAAAAAAATTGATTTCATTGATTGGTACAAGACAGATGAATATCTTGTATATGTTGACAATGACGGTTATGTTACTGCTATCCCTATTGGTGATGAAATTATTCTTAATGATGTTGATATAGTTTATATTAATATGGATGGAGATATAAAGCAGGATGTAATAGATTACTGTATTAATGAAGACAAGGAAGTTATATTATTTGGATTAACTGATGATTGCGATTGTGACGGTGATTGTGAGAACTGTATAAGTCATGATTATAATATGTACAAGCTTGATGATGATTATATACATGGATTCACAGCAAGTAAGGTTAACGATGGTTCTTATGTGAGTTATTCATATTATACAACTGAGGATCTGAGTGATAAGGATATTAAGAAGATCCTGAAAGCGTTTAATGTTTAGTCAAAGTATTCAGATGTGAATAGTTTGATACGTTTTTAATGGGTAAATTATTCATTTTAGAGTAGTTTGAAATAATCAGACAATTGTGACTTGTAAGTGCCTTTAAGTAGGGTAATTTGCCATTTTTGTCTTATTTTGAGTGTGTAGTTGTCGCTGCGCACTCTTTTATTATGGGCAGGTAGCCTAGTGGCGAAGGCAAAGAGCTGTAAACTCTTTACGCTAGAAACATCGGTGGTTCGAATCCATCTCTGCCCATTAAGAGGATACGGATAGCACCTCTTTCCCTAGTGGGGGACAATAAATATACCATGAATGCTCGGCAATAGGTGATATGTTGCCGCTATCCTTATTTAATGAAGAAATATATAAAATATATATCGAATAAATATTTGAAAGAAGTGGTTTAGTGTTTACTACTATCTCACTTCTTTTTTGTTTGAAAGGAAGTGAGATTTAATGGGTAGAAAAATACAGCATAACAATATTGTTACTGATGAGTTATTGGCTCAGTGTAATAAAGAAAATATAGAATTAGGAAATGATTTTTTGGACTATCTTCGTTCAGTTGATAGATCTCCAAATACAATCAATGCTTATAGACGTGACCTTTACATTTTCTGGGTTTATTTACTTCAGCATTGTGACAATAAATTTTTTATTGATTTGTCTAAGAGAGATATTGCTCGTTATCAGAGCTTTTGTCTTACTGAATATAAGTGGTCGCCAGCTAGAATGCGTAGAGTAAAATCTACTCTCTCATCGCTTTCAAATTATGTTGAAGCTATATTGGATGATGAGTATGAGAATTTTAAACCAATTATACGCAAAATTGAAAATCCTGCAAATGAGAAAGTATTTACCAAAACTGTATTATCTGATGAACAGGTGCAGAATATGCTTGATTATTGGGTTGAGAAAGGTAAATATGACAAGGCTTGTATTTTAGCATTAGCTGCATTTAGTGGTAGACGTAAGAGTGAATTGCCACGATTTAAAGTATCCTATTTTGATGATGAAAATATTATATATGGTTCTTTATATAAAACACCTGAAAAGATCCAAACAAAGGGAAGAGGCTCTAGGGGCAAAATGTTGACGGTATATACACTTGCAAAGCCATTTAAGCCATATTTTGATTTGTGGATGAATTATAGGAAAGAACACGGAATTGAATCTGAATGGTTATTTCCAAAGAAAGTAAATGGAGAATATATAGATGAACCTATGGATTCAGGGACACTTGATAGTTGGGCTGATACATTCAGTAAACATTTAGGAGAAGACTTCTATTTTCACAGCCTTCGTCATTTCTTTACAACTTCTTGTTCTCGAAGCGGTCTTCCTGATGATGTAATTCAAATGCTAGTCGGTTGGAGTTCGCTAGATATGGTATCAGTGTACAAGGATATTGATGCAGATGAGCAATTTGCAAAATATTTTGCTGATGGAGAAATAAAACAGGTAGAACAAAAATCACTTTCTGATTTGTAAGCAATCCCGATGAAACTTTCATCTAATACTTCGTCTAATTCCCTCTTGCATCACACAATTTTATGTGTTACAATACAAGTCAAAAGAAACAAGCAAATCCCGTTAAACGGTTTGAGCCAATAATCAAAAATGGCTAAATATAAAAATAAAATACTTAACACATTAATGACCGTGCTTTGGCGAGTGGCGGTCATTTTTGTGTATCAATTTATCTATAAGTCTTACTAAGTATGTAGCAATGATACTACCTACTGTTCCGACAATTAATGCAACAAAAATATCTATTATGTCATCCTCCTTTCTCATTATTTCCCTGAAAGGATTTATATAAACAGGATCATCACTGTTCCTGGGATAACTCAAAACCGCCTAACCATCTCAATCTAGCCAAAATCAAAATGTTGGGAATTTGCTTGTCTTTTCTATTATATCTCATATGACAGTTTCTGTCAAAACAATCCAAAATAAAAAACCTTTAAATGGGCAACCAAACAGAGAATAATATAAGTGAGTAACAGCCACTCGTAAGGCTGTATATAAAAGCACGAGATAAAAATATTGAGTTAGTTGCTACTCTAAAAGTACCTTCGCTACTGATCATTGGCGTTGTAAACTCGGAAGCGAATCAGAGTATAAAAGAAAGCTATGCATTCACTGCTAAAATATAAGTGTGATAATAAATATCTTGGCATTTACTATTCATGTAGCATTGTAAGTCCTACTTCTTTCCTATCGACATCTAGGATTATCGGTGGCTCTCAGTCTTAGAAATGAGAAGATGTTCGTGCTTCTCTGCGTTAATGAGAACCATTATTGTACTACAGCATCCTTCGAGGGCTGTGGTCTAAATAAAAAAATATTGAAAACTTCTCCATTAAGTTTAAAGGGATTATAGTCGCTCGCTAGGATCATAATGTCGATTTTAGATATGGAATTATAGTGACATCGGGCAAGAGATGTAAAATCTTGTTCAGTAGACTTAATTGTAAGTCTGAAAATATGGAGTATCAATACATAAGCGCAATGTAGTTTGGTTGATACGAGTTATCACTTACTCTTCTTATGCGTTGGTTAGCAAGAAAAACAAGTGCATGGAAGCATGAATTAGGTTGCTGATAAGCGACTATATTTTAAATAACTGGATGTGTACAGTCCAAAATCAGTTAGTTAGTGCTTTATACTGATCCAGTGGGTGAGACACCCACATTAGGTCTGTTCGTCTAGCGGTCTAGGACACCGCCCTTTCACGGCGGCAACAGGAGTTCAAATCTCCTACAGATCATTATAATTGCTTTAGTTTATTGAGAAAGACATAAGATAAGCAGGTATGGTGGAATAGGCAGACACAGAGGACTTAAAATCCTCTGGTAATAATACCGTGTGAGTTCAAGTCTCACTACCTGTACTAAAATTTGGAGGAATAAAATGAAATATAAGATATTAACAAAGTACACATCTGTACTTAATAAGGATTTTTATGAAATATATAGTATTGTTGATGAATCTGGTAATGTAGTTATTTTTGAAACCTCGGATCTCGATGAATTAAAAACGAAGGTCAAAGAACTAGATAAGGAAATTGGATATAAAAATATAATGATAGTATCAGATTTAACCTATGACATATTAGTTTCTATTGGCGAAGATGTTAATAGTGGTGATTTATCAGACGATGATATAGATGTTATATATAATACATCTTACAAAGAGGTTTATGGAGGTACTGAAAATGATTAAGGATAGATTACAAAGACTCACTACTCTTCTACTTCGTAATGATAAAAAAATTTCTGATAAAGTAAATAAGGTTTCTGCTCAAATAGATGGTAAGATTATTCTTGATAAAGACAGCAACTCTATTAATATGTATACTGTTGAAGAAGGTACAACAACGGAGAATACAAATTTCTTTCTTCAGTTAGTTCAGAGTGCTTATCATAAAATACAAATATTTGGTAATAGATTTGAGATAACAAGCGAAAGAAAGAAAACAACTTACTCAGGAGATATTACCTTAACTGGTGAAGGTGGAACTACAACAGTAACCAATAATGATATAACTGTGTCGTCTAGTGGACAAAAAGTGGTTAATAAAAATGGTAAAGTAATGGCTACAAGTGATGTACAAATTGTTGATTATGAGAATAATGTAACTGTTTCTTTGGCTGATATTAAGAAAGAACTTGATGAACTGAAACAAAATCTTGAGAATAAGGGATAAATTTGCACTTTCATTGGAAATTTAATATTGGAAAGTTTGAGAAGTCATTTCGTATGAAGTGGCTTCTTTTTATGTTGGAATAAAAGGAGGTGGTCGTTAGTTTGGCTACGACAAAAGAGACACAGCCCCCAAAATTAACGGCTGCACAATTAAAGAAGAAAGTTGAAACACAAGAAGAAAAAATCAAATCCCTCAAAGAAGGGGCTTGGTGTTACATGTGTGATACTCATAAAGCTAAAGATAAATTTTATGTAAGTACAGATCCTATGAGTAAAAGTGGTCTTACTCCAATTTGTAAAGATTGTGCTAAAAAAATAGCATTAAGAACTACAAATGGTGTTGACCAAGAACCTACGAGAGAATCAGTACAACTTGCTCTTAGATATTTGGGAAAACCTTTTCTCGAAAAAGTATGGGATTCAAGTATTCAAGAAGTTGAAAATCTTGCATCTGGAAAAGTTAAATCTAACGTATGGACTGCATATGCTCGTCAGATTGCTATGCCAAATTATATAGGACTAACATACTTTGATTCAGACCATTTTGTTAAGGATAAAACTGAAAATGAATCAGTAAAAGAACTTACGACTGAGGAAGAACTTATTGAATCACATGCAGGGTTGGATACATATGATAGTTTTTTAAAAAATAAGAATGATGTTATTCGACTGTTGAGCTATGATCCATTTGAAAAAGAAGATATCATAGACCAGCCATTCTTATATTCTCAATTATTAGGATTATTAGATTCTAGTGAAGACGCAAATGAAGATATGATGCGTACTTCTTCTGCTATTTCTATTGTTCGTGGATTTTTACAACAATCTAAAATTGATGATACCATATCAAAGTTGATGTGTGATATTTCAAATATTGAACGCAATTCTGCAACAATTAAATCTCTACAAGAAAGCAAAGGTAAAATTACTTCGGTTATTACAAGTCTTGCACAAGACAGTTGTATTTCATTAAAACATAACAAAAATGCTAAAAAGGGTGAAAATACATGGACTGGAAAAATCAAGAAAATTAAGAGTCTTAATCTGCGAAGTGGTGAGGTCAATGGTTTTGATATTGATACATGTAGAGGTATGCAACAGGTTCAGGAAATCAGTGATGCTTCTATTATGAAACAGTTGGCACTTGATGAATCTGAGTGGTCAGATATGGTTTCTGAAATGCGTATCGTTAACACTGGTCTTCGAAAAGAAAAGGATGCTTACCAAGAAATTAACAGAATACTATTAAGAGAAAATCTTGATTTAAGAGATACATTAAAAGAAAACAATCTATTAAATGAAAAACAGTTAAAAGATTTAAAAGATGTATATTCTGTCTTTGCAGAGTTTGATGAAGTTGAAGAATCTCCTGACGATGAAACAAAGGAGGTCACTGAAAATGAATCAGAATAAGCAAATGATTATGAATTATTATCAGAATGAAATTCTTGATTATGATAAAGATTTTTATAATCAATATGGAATATACGTAAAACCACATGGTTATTCTATTTCATCTCGTAAAATTGAGTCTTATATTCAAATTGCTGAAATTCAAAAATATCTGCAATGCAACCCAGTAAAAGCTATAGATCTTTTTTTTAACATAGAGCTTTTAGATGGGCAGGCACTTCTTGTACAAAGAAGTTGGGTTTGTCCAAATGTACTTGCTGTATGTACTCGTGGATATGGTAAAAGTACAGTTATTGACCTTGAGATAATGTCAAAAGATATGTGTTTTTGTAATGTATGGACATACATTGCAAGTGGTACAGGCGGTCAGGCTGAACAAACTTTTACTACTTTGGAACGACTTGCCAATGATAACATTGATACATTTTACGGTTCAACCGGTTCTTTATTCAAGAACGAGATTGAAATTAAAAATGCAGCAGGTGATGGATTTTCACACTCGTCCAATGGTTTTTCCTATTCATGTTATAACGGATCTATGACTAGGACATTGAACGGAAATATAGATGCCAAAAGAGGTATGCGAGGCACAGTAATTTTTGACGAAAGTGGTTTCTTGTCTGATGAAATGATGAATGTATATGGTGCATTCGCTGTTGTAAATAAAAGTTTAAAAACAGGTAAAGATGTAGATGGTAATTCAATTGATCCTATTCGTCAAAGGTGCTTACCACGAGATTTGTCGTATCAGAAATATTATATAAGTTCAGCTTCTTCAACTGATACTCAATTTTGGAGACTGTATCGTGACTTTTCTAAACAGCAAATTATGGGAAATCCAGATTATTGTGTTTTACATATAGATTGCGAACAAGCATTTAAACCAACTCTTAGGGGAGAATTAGTCACCCCTCTTCTATCTCGAAATACTGTTGAATCGGAAATGAGAACAAACCCAGAAAAAGCAAGACGTGAGTATTATTGTATTTTTACTACAGATGCTGGCACTGATGCAATTATTCGTAGAGGTGTTATTACACGAAACGAAGAAACAAGAAAACCTCTTCTTTACAATGATACAGGTGATAAAAAATTCGTCATCACATATGATCCTGCTAGAAGTCGAGATAATTCAGTAATTCTTGTTGGTGAAATTTATGAATATGAACAGGTAGACGGAAGTATTGATACAAGAATGAGATTGGTAAACTGTATTAATCTTATTGATGTTGGTAAAAAAATCAAATCTCCTATGCAGACACCAGATCAGATTGAATATTTAAAAAAAGTAATTCTTGATTATAACGGTGGAGCTGACGCATATGGAAATATTGTTGGTGTATATATTGATGCAGGTAGCGGTGGATCTGGTGTTAATATAGCTGATTATTTAATGCCAGATTGGACAGACTCTGCTGGCATTGTTCATAGAGGATTAATAGATAAGGAATACTCTGCCGATTATGTTAAGAAATTTCCAAATGCAGTAGACAAAGTACATCTTATGTCCCCTGCTGGTTACAAATCTGAAATGTATGAAGCAATGATAGAATTGATGAATCAGGATAAAATCAGTTTTACAGCACAATATGACCATAAAGGCTATCTCACTGTTTTTGATGTTGATGAGAAAAAATTGGCTAAAGAAAAAGAACGAATTTCTGCTGAACTCAGAAAACAAAAAGTTAATGAAAAGGAATTTGAAACTAAACTCAATGAAGAATTAGAGAAAATTGAATCCGTTAATACAAAAACTATAAAACTTGATTGGCAGGATGAAATTGCTCTTGCTAACATTGATGCTTTAAAAGAAGAACTTGTAAATATGGTTCGTAAGAAAAGAGATTCTGGAAAAGATTCATTTGAACTTACGCCTGAAAAAGCCAATAAGCTCCACGATGATCGTGCGTATACGGCGTGTATGGCTTCTTACGCCCTCATGTGTGAACGTAGAAAAGCTATTACAAATAGAAAACGTCCAACCGAAGATGCCACAAGTTTTATAAATAAACTTACAATTCGTAAAGCAAAATACAATTAAGGAGGTGCATTATCAAATATGCCTAGACCTAAGAAAGTAGATGCAAATTCTAATGCACCTGCTAAAATAAATAATTCACAGAAGAAAACTACTTCTTCTAATTCCAAACAGCCAACCGCAAATGAAATGCGTGAATGGTATGAGAAAAATAAAAGTAGACTTGAACGTTATGAAGACGCAACAAGTGCAATTACAAGTCTTCGAGATATTCAGAAATCATCCAGATATACGTCAATTAGTAACTATTCAAAAGAAGATGTAAAATCATACATAAAGAATATCTCTTCTAATGAAAAGAATCTACGAAGCCTATCTCGTTATCTTTATTATCGTTCAGAAATCTATTATCGTCTTTGTAAATATTATGCAAATCAGATTGATCTTACAATTCGTAATATAGTTCCCCCATTTATAATCTCAGGCGAAAATGATGTGCAATCCACATTACAAAAGTATCAAGAAACAGTTGATATAGTTGACACTCTAGGATTGAATTATGAATTTCGTAAAGCTGCGTCTATCACTTTAAGAGAAGATGTATTTTATGGATGTGCTTATTATACAGAAGGACAAGGAATGTTTGTTCTTCCATTAGATCCAGATTATATGAAAATTGCAGGTATGTTTCCTGACGGTTCATTTGCAGGAGCTATGGATATGAGTTATTTCCGTAGCCATCAGGAACTTCTTGAATATTGGGGTGAACCATTCAATAGTATGTGGAATACATATCAGAGTACAAATGAAAAATATCAGTTAATCCCAGAAGAATATAATGTATGTATTAAATTTAGGTCTGAAGACTGGGAGACCATCGTTCCCGTGCTTACACCTATATTTTTATCATTGATTGACCTCATGGATGCCTCTGATTATCAGGCGGTTCAACAGGCAGCTAATATTTATAAATTAGTGTGGCTTGAAATGAAAACTATGGGTAAAGATGTAGATGATTGGACTGTGAATCCAGATATAATGATTCAGTATTTCAATCGTATGCTCGAAGAAGCATTACCGCCTTATATCTCCGCTGCTATTGTTCCTGGTGAATTACATGAGATAAGTTTCCCAGATGATGCGACAGGTGATGTTACAAAGGTTGAAAAAGCTACAAAAGAAATTCTCAATACGGCTGGTGGTGCTCAGATATTAAATCTAAACTCTGCCTCTAACTCTACTGCCTTTAAATATGGCGTACTTGCAGATTCTACATTTTCTATTTCAACTCTTATTCCACAAATTCAAGCGATTGTAAATCGACTTCTATCTAATTGGATTTCTGAACCTTGTAAGGTTAAATTCTTTGATGTTTCTATTTATCAGAAGGATGATTTTAGAAAATCAATCTTGGAATCATGCACTAATGGATTACCAAACAAAATTCTTTATAACACATTGAATGGTGTGTCTGAAAAAGATACGTTATCTATGAACTTTTTGGAAGAAGACTGTTTGCAGCTTAGTTCAAAATTCAAACCGCTATCTAGCACTTATACTCAGACAGACAATAATAAAGGCGGTGGTCAAGAGAAGGATGATTCGGAACTTACAGATGCTGGACTTCGCACAAGAGACGAGAATTTAAATGATAAATAGGAGTTGGTGGAATGAATCAAAAATTTATACAGACACAAGATGCACCTACTGCTACTCTCCTATCCCAATTAGGATATCAACAGGTGCAAAATTCTAATGGTATTTATGTATTTTTGAATACTGATACCCTTCGGTTTTCAGAAAATATAGATATAAATAAATTAAAGTATACAAATATGCTTACATTTTAGTCGTCTTCCTTGGGCGACTTTTATTATGTCAGAAAGGAGGAAAAGACTAAGTAGATGCCAAAGGTTATTAAAAAGAAAATTTTAACTGAAGATGATTTACTAAAATTCTGTCAAGAGCAGGAATTTGCAAAATTCAGCTCTAAAGATACTGGCTATCAGTTGGCTTTAAAAGTACCTACTACTTTTGAGATAGACGATACCGTAGATGAAAATCATCGTGGAATGATGCGTCTTAAATTCAGAATTTTTCATACAGGGCTTAACAGAAATAAGAGTTATGTATCAAAAGAATCTGCTGAGAAAGCAATGAATACAATTGCTGACAGACCTGTGTTGGCTGCAATCCATCAGCTTGACGATGGCAGTTGGGATTTTGAAGGTCATGAGATGGAAATTGTTAAAGACGAAAAAGGTAAAGAAGAACTGAGATATATTGAATCTCAAGTTGGTTCTTTCTCATCTGAACCTGCATTTTGGGAACATGATGATAACTTAGATAAAGATTATGTATGTGCTTATGCTTATATAAGTGAAGAATACACAAAGGCTTGTGAAATTATTCGTGCGAAACAAGGTTCGAAAAATAGTTGCGAGCTTTTTATTGATGAACTCTCTTATAACGCCAAGGAGAAGTATCTTGAATTAAACGATTTCTATGTAAACGCTTCGACTTTGTTAGGAAGCCATGATGATGGCACAGAAATTCAGGAAGGCATGGAAGGTTCTCGTGCCGATATTGCAGATTTTAGTGTAAATAACAATTCGGTAAAATTTGACAAAGATGAAAAAATGATTGAACTCTTAGAAAATCTTAACAAGACACTTTCTAATTTCAATAAAGAACAGACTCCTGTTCAAACACAATCAGAGGAAGGAGGAACAAATAACAAAATGACAAAATTTGAAGAGTTACTTACCAAATATGGTAAGACTGCTGAAGATGTAACATTTGACTACGCAGAAATGTCAGATGAGGAACTTGAAGCAAAATTCGCTGAGATGTTCGATAATGACAATTCAGACGGAGACAATTCAGATAACGGAGAATCTGGTGAGCCTTCCAATGATGGAGAAGGTGATGGTGAAGGAGCTTCTGATCCAGATGGCGATGAAGAAAAAAATATTTCAAAAAATGAGTTATTTAATAAGTTATTTGAAATTTCATTTGATGAAATCAGATATGCGTTAAATAATTTGTGCTCTGTATACAGAAATGATTCAGAATGGTGTTACGTATCTCAGGTTTATGAAAATTATTTCATTATGGAGGATTGGGACAGCGACAAGTATTATAAACAGTCCTATGAAAAAGATGGTGATAATATTTCATTATCTGGTGAAAGAATTGAAATGTTTGCTATGTTACTTACTGAATCAGAGAAGCTTTCTATTGAGGATATGCGTTCAAATTACTCTACACTCAAAGAGTTTAAGGAGACAGCAGAAAAGAATGAACTTCATGCACAGAAAGAAGCTATTATCAATGCTGATAATTATTCTGTTCTTACAGAGAAAGATTCAGATGGAAATTATGTGAATGCTGATTTTGCCGAATTAGTAAAGACTATGGATAATTATTCCATAGAAGACTTTGAAACAAAGGTAAAGGTTATGCATTCAGATTATATGTCTGCACATGCGAACTTCTCTTCTGTTGACACAAAGAAAAACACAAATTCAGTTAAGATACTTACAAATATGAATAAGAAATCAAAGCCTAAGAAAAACTATGGCAATTTATTTGATTAAAAACTGAATATAACTTCATTTTGTACAGAACGCTTTATGCGTTCTTTTTTTATTGCAAAAAAAACAAAATTTAAGGAGGAAAACATAATGGCTATTAAATATGCTGCTACAAAATTTCCACAGATGGAAATTGGTAATTTACTTGCTCAGGATTATGGTGAGCACATTTTATCCGTAAAGATCACAGAAGATACACCTAACGGATATCATTTCAAACCAGGTAAGATGACTTCTCTTGATAATTGGGAGATGGAAGCTGCAACTGAAATTGATGCTTATATCGCAATGAAGGATGCGTCAGGAAGATACCTTGTTGTAATTAGAGATCCAAAGGGAGTTGGTGTTATCTATCAGAAACCACTCAACAATGTCGAGAGTCCTCGTTCACTCGCACTTGCTTCTAATTTCTATAACGATCCAGCAGACGGTGCAGTTCGTGGATACATGCTTCATTCACAGGATCGTTATTGGCTTACAGAGGACAACTTTGATGGCTCACCTACAGTTGGAGCTGAAATCACAACGATTTCTAGTGGAAAATTAAAAATTGGTGCGTAATAGAAAGGAGGATATAGAATAATGATGAGATTTAGTACAGAACATTTAAGAAAAGTTTTTGAAGATGCTGATAAGTATGAAAATTTTAAGAAGCTTACATACAATTTAAATCACGGAATTGATATTTATGAGTACGATGATGACGGAAACCAGAGAAAGGTTTCTAAGCACGAAGCAAACAAGGCAATCCATAAAATTATTATGGAAGTATGTGACCTTACTGAAGATGATCTTAAATCCAACAAGAGACGTGAAAGAGCTTTAGAGCTTCATCACACAGAAGTATATGAGTTACTTGAGTCTGATATTGATTTTAAGGTAGATACAGCATTTAAGGAATCTGAGTGGTTTAATGATTTTGTAGATATGAGAAATGTTAAACTTGGTGACGAGGAAGAGTTCTGGTCAAGAGAAAAGGTTATGCTTGCTGTTGCTGAAATCAGTGGCGACCATCATGATCTGACTTTACAGTACTTAAATGAAGGTACAGCACACAAGATTCATACTAAGAAGTATGGTGTAAAGATTGGTAAGGATATTGATCTTATTTTACTTGGACGTATTGATTTCACAGAGCTGACAGATAAGATTGCAGAAGCATTTGTATATAAGGTTCAGGAACTTTGCTATACAGGAATTTATGGAGCTGCTGCTAAGTTACCTAACAACTCTCAGTTTGTAAAAACAGGTGCTTTATCTGCTTCTACAAAAGACAAGTTTGATACACTTCTTGAGGATATTGGAACAGCCAATAGCGCAGAAGTTGTTATTATGGGTACAAAGACTGCATTAAAGAAACTTAATGGTCTTACAGAAGTTGATTGGAGAAGTTTATCTCAGAAGGAGGATGTTGCTAAGACAGGTCGCCTTGGTACATATGAGGGAACAGAACTCATTGAGATTCCTCAGAGATTTGCTTTCAATGATGTAACAAAGAGACTTATTGACGATAAGAGACTTCTTATCTTTGCAAAGAATCAGGAACAGTTCGTGTGGTTTACAGATAAGGGCGAAACTCAGATTTATGATTCTGGTACTCAGAAGGGTGAACACGCTGATGACTTCCAGAAATATGAAGTTCAGAGAGAAATGGGTGTTGAGGTAGTATTACCACAGTACTTTGGTCAGTGGACTCTTGAGTAATAAATAAAATTGAGTGGTTAGATTATCTAGCCACTCTTTTTATATTGGATAGAAAGGAAAAAATAAATGGCATATACAAAAAAGACAACCACAAAAGCAGTAGAAAATACTAATACTGATGTGGCTGAAAAGAAATCAGAAAAAAAGAAGTTTGAGCCAACAGAAATGATTCCATGTGTGTCTCTTACCGCAGGAGAATTATTTTATGTTGGACTTAAATCAGATACTTTATATACATTTGCAGATATTGATGACGTTCAGGAAATTGAATTTAGAGATTTGGATTATGCAGCAAGGAAGGGTGACAAGATGATGTTTAAACCTCGTTTTGTTGTGCAGGATGCAGATTTCATTGCATTACATCCAGAACTTGATGATTTATATTCTACTCTTCACTCGACAAATGATTTAAGAGATATTTTAAAGATGACTCCTTCGCAAATGGAAAAAGCAATCTATTCTCTTCCAATTGGAGCACAGGAAGCATTAAAAACTATTGCAACAAGTATGGTTGATGACGGAACACTTGATTCTGTTAAGAGAATTCAGAAGCTTGATTCTATTTTTGGAACAGAGTTACTTTTAAAATTGAATATGTAGTAAAGGAGGCTCACAATGACGCTTCCATATGAAACAATTTTTTCACGAACAAGAGGACGAATTTCAGATCCGAAAGAACTCTCTCTTGACGAAAACGATTTGCTTGAAATTTATACAGAGCGATTAAGCAATGTAATCTCTAATCCAAGGGTGCGTAGACTGTTCTCTTCTCTCACACTCGATGATGAAATTCAACAGTTGGATTTTACGCTGAATAATTCAGTAGATGAAACGGCTGATATGAATTTTGTCGTAGGAATTCTTGTACTTGGAATGACGATTGAGTGGCTACAACCACAGGTTGATTCTATTATGCATACATCAGTAATGATAGGCGGTAAAGAAGAAAAGAAGTTACTTGACAATCATAAAAATATGATTGATCGTCTGGATTCCATGAAAATTGAATTAAATAAACGTATTCGTGATTACGGATATATGTATAATTCCTATATTAACACGGAGTCCTAATATGCAATACATATATGGTGACTTTACAGACAAGCAAATCAATGAAGCAGTTCGTGCAATGCATGGTGATATTCACAAACTACTGCTCTATAAAGACAAAACAATTGAAGAGAAAATATTTGAAGATGATGAAGCATTTCTCGTCTTCTTTGAGAATGTTATGTTTAAATTAGGTGGAATAAAAACCTTGTTTAATGATAACGGACTTATGGTAACTCTTATGGCAACTTTACAAGGTGCTATGGATAATTTCAAGAGTGACCATTTCAGTTATAAAAAATTCCGTAGGGCAATCTTAGATTCTCACGGATATATTAAGCAGATGTTTGAGGAGGTGGGTTGCGATGCCGAGTCTACAAACAGCTAGGCGAATCGCTAACGCCAAAACAAATAATGCGAAAACTTTAGGTCAGATTTATAAGGAACAGTCTGATTGGGCGATGGAACAGACATTTGAAAACGACATAGCTACAAGGACTTGTTACATTTATGACTACTTTCATGATGACTTCTTCACAGATGAACATGGAATTACACGTTCACTTGCTGAAGGTATGACTTATGAAAATACTAATAAGACAAAGATAGATGCAAAGTTTATTATCAAATCTTATCAGTCAATGGACAAAGACCAAGTGGAATACTATCTTATGTTTCGTCCAAGTCAGCCTGTAAGATTCAATGAAGGTGATGACCTTTATTATTATGAGACTGATTTTAGGAAACGCTATGGGGCAACATTTCCAATAGGACTTTTCGTGGACGTTCCAGATGATAGAGGAATTTATCATAAGTGGATTGTTTGTCGTGATGAACCTGCAAATCAGTTTCCAAAGTATCTGATTTTACCAGTAAATTACGAACTTACATGGATTGAAAAATCTAATGACAAGCGCATCAAGAGACGTATGTGGTGTTGTTTAAGACAACAGAATTCCTATACTATAGGCACTTACACAGACCGATATTTTACACATACTGATAATCAGGATAAGATATGGTTGCCAATGAACTCTATTACAGAGAAGTTTTGGTACACTTCTGAAGATTCTAAAAATATGCGTGTTGTAGTAAGTGCTTTAACAGAACATCCTACAGTATGGACAGTAACCAAGGTTGAAAATTCAATGCCATTTGGTATTCAAAAGCTTACTATATATACAGCGTTTTGGAATGAGCATACTGATTATGTCAATCTTGAAACAGGCGAAATGTATGCGAACTATTTCGATTCAGAAATTGCCCCAATAGATCCATCTACTCCAACTACTCCCCCATCTTCTATTACAGCAAGAATTTCAGCATCTACTTCAACTATTAAAGTTGGTGGTTCTTATAAAAATCTTACAGTAAATCTATTTAATGATTCCAATGAAGATATCACAACCGAATATACTGATGCAACCTTTACATGGACTTGTTCTATTGATAATGAAGATTGGACTGATAAAGTTATATGGCGAGCTGGTATAGAGTACAACCAAAAGAAAGTAAAATTTCCAAATGATACTTCCGTTATCGGCAAAATACTGTCTGTTAAGTGTGAAATTGTTAAGGATAACTTGCCGATAGAATCTGAAAATTTACTGTTGGAACTAACTGAGTAAGGAGATGTTGTATGGTAGAAAAATTAATTACAAAGAATGATTTGTTAAATAAACTTCGTGCGTATAGAACTACTCCTGATGATGAAAATATTCAGTATAAGAAAAAGATTAAGAAAGCACTTATGCTCAATCCATGTCTTTTATATGCACTCAATGAGAAGTCATTAGAATCTGAACTTTTTGATGATGATGGTAATATTAATTGGGAATGGAACGAAGACACAAAGGAATATGAACCTCTTGGAGAATGGGATAGATATTTTGGTGGAACATCCAACATCCGTCCTTATTTATTTATTCCTGATACTCAGACAGAAGCAAAACACTATATCTGTTATCAAATATCTTTTGATGAGATGCCTCGTTATCAGGATACATTAAAGTATACGAATATTACATTTACCATTTTTGTGCATGGTAATGACAGAGATGATAAATTAACAGGAATTCCAAGACATGATCTCATTGCCTCTATTATAAGAGAACGATTTAATTGGTCAAATATATTTGGGATGCAGACACATCTTGTATCATCAAAGGAATCTACTACAGATAATAATTATCTTGTTCGCACTCTTGTATTCCAAGTTATTGACACTAATGGAATCGTAAATACAACCAATGGGAAAACAAGTTTGAGTAATTATCAGTTAAGGCGGTGATATTATGGCTAATATATCGTCTGGTGCATTGGATGCAATTCAAACCGCTACTATTGAAGACAACCAAAAGAAACAAAAACCATCTAATGATAAATATCATTTTGATAAATTAAAACTTTTCTTTGGTGAAGATTATTATGTACACGGAATTAAAATATCCCAACCAACTATAGGTGATATTTTAGATATTGGTGAATCAAAATTTTACACTGCTATCTCCCCATTTATTAACAATTCCACTTCGGTTCGTCTTATGCTATTTAATCTCGGCGTAGAAAATTGGTGCAAGGTAAAAGATATAGAGGTATATAATCTATTATCTCAAATTCCAGAACAAGACTATTCTCCACTTCGTTTGATATTTCATGATGTAAATTTTCTAGACTATAAAATTGTTTCTTATACTGATGAAAATTCAGAAGAACAATTTGGGCTATATAATCCAGAGTCTAATATTTTATTGTCAGAAAATGAATATATGGAAATTGCTGAGTATATCAGAACCATTATGAATATTCATCCTAAAGTAGAAAAGGCAAAAGGAAGAACTACTAGAGATTGGATGAGACAAGAAGACCAAATGAACTTATCTATGAAAAAACTAGATGATAATTCTGAGTCTAATCTCCTACCTATTATTTCAGCATTGACAAATCACCCTGGTTTTAAATACAAACTTGAAGAATTAAAACAAGTAAAAATATATCAATTTTATGATGCAGTTCAAAGACTTCAAATATATGAGCAAACCCATGCATTGATGGGTGGAAGTTATTCTGGATTCTGTGACACAAGTAAAATTGATAAAGAACAATTTAATTTTATGAGAGAAATATAGTTAATTTGAACATCTATTTGGATGTTCTTTTTTATACAAATTTTTAATAATTTAAGGAGGAAATAAAATTATGGCATTTAAGATTGGTGACGTAATTATTGACAGAGCACAGTTTGGTTATGGTGCTACTAAAGCTGGTGTCCCACTGTATGCTCTTACTCAGCTTAATAATTTTAATATTGATATTACTGCTGATTCAACAGACGTTAATGATGCAAGAGGTAATCTTGTATATAGAAAGTACACAGGTAAGAAGGGTGATGTTACTGCAACAAACGCATTCCTTAATCTTGCTGTTGTTTCAACTATTGCTGCAACAGATGCAGAAATCGCAACAAGCGATAATGCTATTGAAATGCCTATTCTTACAACTCTTAAAGCTGGCGAAACACTCGATCTTTCAGAGGACTATGTTGATGGTTCAGCAGTTGTATCTGGTCTTGCAAATGGTGCGCTTGGCAAGGAATATAAGATTGCTGCTTCCCCTGAAACTGCTACAAAGACTGAGTTTGGTATTGCAACACATGTACTTACTCCACCAAAGGCAGACGATGAAACAGAGTTCTTTGTTAAGTATAAGAAAAAGGTTAAGAGTGGTGCGAAGGTATCTATCACTGGTAATAAGTTCCCTAAAGCTCACGAACTGTTTGTTAAGGCACTTGCAGTTGATCCATGTGATAAGGAAAGCTTCCGTGCTGTAGTAATTCATATTGCTTCATTTATTCCAAGCCCAGAGGTAACAATCGCACTTGAGGGTGGCGACTCACAGACTATGGATTATAAGGGTTCAATCCTTACTGACACATGTACAACTGAGCAGATGATGCTAGAAATCTATTTCATTGATGAACCAGAGGAAGCTTAATCTGATATCAATCTAATAAACTATAAGAGTGGTAGTTTTTTCTACCACTCTGTTTCTTTAAAGGAGGCTTACTTTGAGTAAAGAAAAGATATGCGCTGTTTGTTATAAGCCATATGAGTATTGCCCCGTTTGTGGGAAAGATAAGGATAAACCTACATGGATGTTTACATTCTGTAGTGAAAATTGTCACGACATTTATCTTGTAACATCTTCTTATGCAAATCATAAGCTGACAGCAAACAAAGCAAAAAATAGATTAGATAAACTTGATTTATCTGGATTAGATAATTTTGGTGGAAGTTATCAGAATGTCATTGCTGATATAAACGAAAATGTAGTATCAGATAAGATTGAAGAAAATTCTATACAGGATTCTATTTTAACAGATGCAACTGATAATTCAACTAAGAAAAATATAGATAAATATGAAAAGATTAAGTATTCACCTCGAAAGAAAGGGTGATACAGTTTGAATAGTGATTTTAGAAAATTCTGATGGGAATATAACATTACTATTCAAATGTTGTATTCCCATTTTTTTACGGTAATACAGATAAGGAATGAAAGGAAATATGATAGAAACTAATTTAAAAACAAGAAATTATTCTCCACACGAAGCAGTCAGAATTGTTAATCCCAAACAGTATCTGCTTTATATCAAGAATAATGTATATCCAGTTGATATGTATACAAGTATAGATGATAAAACAAATAATGTAATTTTGGCAATGGTATTTCTTAAAGCAGACACTACTGAAGTATATAAAAAGTGGTGTAATTATGAGTTAGATTAGGTAGGTGATTGTATGTATCTTGATAATGCAGCTACTACCCCATTAACCCCACAAGTTGAGGATTATATAGTATCGCTATTGGACGTATATCAGAACCCATCTTCAATGTATCAATCAGGTGTTGAAGCTAAGAAAATTATTACAACTGCAAGAAATAATGTAGCAAAATTCATTAATGCAAATCCTAAAGACATTATCTTTACGTCTGGCGGTTCAGCCAATAATACACTATTTATAAAAGGTTATACTCAGAAAAACGAATGTAGAGTATTATACTCTCCTACTTCACACAAATCAGTATTGAAATGTATGGAATCATTAAAATATAAGTGTCCACTCAAAGTTGATTACACAGGAAAAATAGATATTCAAGATCTTAAAGAATGTCTATCAATGGATACAATGAAGAAACTTGTAGTCATAGAATATGCTAATTCTGAGATAGGAACTATTCAAGACGTGAAACAAATTATTGAAATATGTCACTTTTATAATGCGATAGTTTATGTAGATTGCACAGGTTCAATTAGTCAAATTCCTGTTGATGTAAAAATGTTGAACGCTGATGGTCTGGGATTTTCGGCGCATAAACTCGAAGCGTTAAAGGGAACAGGTGTTTTATATAAGAAACCGTCAATAGAACTCGAACCACTCATATATGGTTCACAGGAACAAGGCTTATTTGGCGGCACTGAAAATGTAATAGGCATTGCAGCACTTAGTAAAGCAGTCGAGGATTATAATTACTTTTCTATCACGTCTGAGAATAGAGATTATGTTCATGATTATATCATCAATAATATAGTAGATTCTCATATTATTGGTGCAGACGTTGATAGTCGCTTACCACATAACTTATATGTTTGTTTTGATGGTATTGAAGGTGAATCACTGATGATATTACTGGATATGGCAGATATACAGGTGTCAACTGGTTCTGCATGTGCATCAGGGGATTTGACACCATCTTCTACTCTTAAAGCAATTGGATTAGATGAGAAACAAATACATAGTGGTATTCGCATGACATTTAGTGGATATGAAACAAGGGATGAATTGGATTATTTATGTTCCAATCTAAAACGATGTGTAGAGACATTAAGAAAATTAAATAAGTAACTATAAGGAGAACGGTTTTGCCGTTCTTTTTTATTTTGGAAAGGAGAATGAATTATGAAGGATATATTAAATAGTCTTGACTGGGCAACCATTCTTGGTGTTATTTGGACAGCTATTATACTTCCAATTGGTACAAAAATTCTTACATCGGTGAATAGATGGCTTGAAGCTAGAAAGTTAGATAAATATGGTCAGATTCTTTATGATGAAGTTAAGAAAGCTGTCAAGGCAGTTTATGAGTCTGTTGTTAAAGATATCAAAGGTACAGATGAATGGACAGAGGATAAAATGGATGAAGTTAGAGAGCTTGCTAAGACTAAGATACTCCAAGCACTTCCAACAATTGTATATAAGGTATTGAGTGAAGCGAATGAGGATTTTGGTGATTATCTTGATTCTCTTATAGATACAGCACTTTACGATACAAAACACGAGGAGGTGTAACTATGGCTAGTATGAATGGCATAGATATATCAGCGTGGCAAGAAAATATTGATCTTAGTAAAGTCCCTTGCGATTTTGTTATTGTAAAGGCAACTGAGGGTACAGGATACACAAGTAATTGTTGTGTAAAACAGTGTGACAAGACTCTCAAACTCAATAAGTGCCTTGGACTTTATCATTATGCCAATGGTGGTGTTGTTAAGGCTGAAGCAGATCGTTTTCTATCAGTTGCGAAGAAATATGTAGGTAAGGCTATATTTGTTCTTGATTGGGAATCAGGCGGTAACTCTCAATTTGGTAAAAATGATTATGCTTGGTGTAAAGAATGGTGTAATTATGTATATAGGAAGACTAAGATTAAGCCGTTTATCTATATACAGAAATCGGCTATGAATTCTGTTAAGAATGTAGGTGCTCCACTTTGGATTGCCCAGTATCCAGATTATAATGAAACAGGTTATCAGACTGCTCCTTGGAATGAAGGAGCTTACTCATGTGCGATTAGACAGTATAGTTCTGTTGGTAAACTAAATGGTTATAATGGACATCTTGATCTCAATAAAGCATATTTTGATAAAGCTCAATGGAAGAAATATTCTTCTAAGGTTGGTGTTGTATCAAGTATTTCAAGTATTATTAGACCAATCATCAAGCCATCTCCTACTAAACCTACATCTTCAAAACCAGCTACATCTTCCACCGCCTCCATTATCAAAAAGGGACAGACTGAGGCGAATAAGTTTGCTGGATGTAACATTACTGTTGATGGTATCCGTGGAACTGAGACAAAAAAAGCTGCTGTTAAGGTAGTCCAAACAGGACTTAATAAGGATTATGGTGCTGGTCTTGCAGTAGATGGAATTTGGGGGTTTGCTACTGATGCTGCATTTGGTTCGCATTATGTTCAAATGTCAGAATGTCAATGGATGGTTACAGCACTTGAAATATTATGTTTACTCAAAGGAAAAAATCCAAAGGGTGTTGAATATCCTGGTGTGTTTGGTCAAGGATTAAAGAAAGCTTGTGGAACATCGAAAGCTGTTAAGAAAACTTTCAAGAATCTATGTTCTTAGAAAGGTGGCTTGAATGAAATATATAGAAGCTGTATTTAATCAAAATTATATAAGTGTTATCCTAGCAGTGTTTTTACTATTATTTGCAATTAAAGAAATAATTGATCTCATTTCTTATTTCAAGGAGAAGGGACGAATTAAAACTGGTTCTGAGCAGGACAAAGAAAATGTTGAGAATAGACTTATAACTTTGGAAAAGCACGACAATTGGCAGTACAAAGAAATATCTAAGATATCTCAGGGAATAGATGATATAAAAAAAAGAATGGATTTAAACGAAGAAGAGACTAGACAGAGAATAGTTGTTCAATTTGGAGCAGAAATTTACAATTTACATAATAAATTTATGTCTCAGGGATATGTAACAAGAGCTGGACTAGAAACTTTCAATTTATTAGCTGATATTTATCTTAAGGCTAACGGAAACCATTCAATAAAAGGAAAAATTATTCCTGAAGTAATGGAGCTAGAGATTAAAGATGAATAGACGAGGTACAAATGCATGGATGTAGAACTTTATACCTGCTACTCTCTCCCACTTCGTAATTATTTGCGAGATAACGGAATGAGTTATAAATTAGCAGCATTAAATCCAAACAGTAAAAAACTGTTTTGGGTTTATATAAAAACTAAAGAACTTGATGAATTATTAGATAGGTGGTCTGCAAATAAGTAGACCACCTTTTCTAATGGAGAATAATTATGTAGAAATATATGGAGGTAGTATGGATAAAAATATTAATTTGTCTAATTTAGATACAAAAAATGGAAAAATAGATTGGGTTACAAGTGCGTTAAATAGAAGGGTTGTAAATTTTGAATACAATAAGAAAACTGGAAGTTTTATAATAAAATCATATTCACATTCTACGAGGAAATGCCAAATATTGTATAATGATAAAATTTTTAGCATTCCAACTTCTTCTATTATTAATTGCAAATTAAGAAATCTATTTGTTCTTCAAACTAATGAACACAGTAAACCTATTAAGCAATTAAAAGATAATACAAATCATATTTATTATTTATATTGTCATAAAAATATTTATAATGACAAAATGTATTTTGGAATAACAAAAAATATTCCTGAAAAACGTTGGAATAAAGGAAAGGGATATTCGAATAACGAATACTTTACCAGAGCAATTAATAAATATGGTTGGGACAATGGATTTTCGCACGAAATTATATTATCTGGATTAACAGAAAAAGAAGCCTCAGAAAAGGAAAAGTTTTATATTCGAGAATATAAAACTAACGATCGTAATTATGGATATAATTTAGCAGTTGGTGGAATAGATGAAATGTGTGGCTCTGAAAATCCAAATGCTAGAGAAATATATCAATTTTCGTTAAGTGGAGAATTTATAAAAAAATGGAATTGTATTAAGGATGCAGGAAATTCTATTGGAATAAATAATACTGGGAATATTCAAAGAGCATTAAATTCAAAAACTCATATGGCATATAACTATCTTTGGACTGATTATTTTTCAAATAAAATCTCACCATATAAATTACCAAATAAGATTTTTCAATATGAATTAAATGGAAATCTAATAGAGATATATGCAAATTCATCATTTTTACCATCTGAATATAATAAAAACAGAGTAAACGATTGTTGCACTCATAAAAGTTTTTCTTACAAAAATCATATTTGGCTGTATGAAAATGATATTGAAAACTTGGATTTTTACATAAGACTTAATAAATATGCAAAACATTCTCACCGACCTGTTATACAATATGATTTAAATAATAATCCATTAGCAACTTTTGTATCAATATATGAGGCAGAAGAAAAAACTGGAATTAATTACCAATTAATTTATAAGAATTGTGTTGGAGAATTAAATACAACACAATATAAATACAAGTGGAAATATATAAAGTGCGAAAAATTGAAACCAGAAGTGTTAAGTTTGCCAATTAAGGACGATTGAATATTTCTACCACAGTAAAAATTACTCATATTATAATATACTACATAAATAAAATACATTTGTACATATTAATATTATGAGGAACAAAGTGTGGTATTATCGAAATCAAAGAGGATTAACATTACAACAATTGTCAAAGTTAACAGGCTTATCTGTTGCTGCTATATGCAAAATTGAAAATGACAACACTAATGATATACTTCTCAAAAATGCCATTGTCCTATCTCGTGCTCTCAAAGTTGATATGTATGAATTATTTTGCATACCAAAATAAGGAGGGGATAACATGGATAGGCAATATTACAATGTTATATGTGAAGAGATTTCGATCTTAGGAGGAAAGGTTATTCACATTGATAAGAATGTTGGTAGTTTGGACGAAGTACATGAAGTTGTTAGTGAAAATGTTGACAGGTATCCTAATGGTAAATGGGAATTATATCCTATGATAATAACAATGTAAAATTAAATAAATATGTTTTAGAAAGAGAGATTTCTTCGGAGATCTCTCTTTTTGTTATGTAAGGAGTGAAAGGAAATAGCACAGAATCAAGGTAAGCGATTTGAGCAAGCGATCAAAGATTCTGTTCCAGATACATGTTGGATATATCGGTTTAGAGACAACGCAGCATCATTTGGAAACGGAGACAATACTAGATTCGCTAGTAGTAATATTTGTGATTATCTTTTATTTGATGATGAATCAAGAACATTATATTTGCTTGAATTAAAATCGACACAAGGAACGAGTATTTCATTGTCAATGATTAGAGATAATCAGATCAAATCTCTACAAGAAGCAAGCGAACATAATCTTGTAGCAGGATTTATTTGTAATTTTAGAAACGGAAATAATGACACATTCTTTATAGAAATCTGTAATTTTGTAAAGATGATGGAGAATATAAATAAGAAGTCATTTAATATTAATGATTTAAAAAATAATAATGCTATTCCAATAGATAGTAAAAAGAAACGTACTAGATATACATACGACATTCAGAAGTTTGTCAATGAATCACATTTGTAAAGGAGAAAAAGGAATATGAAAATTTTAGAATTTGTAGAAAAATACAATAACATGGCAACTCAGCAGTTAAAGGATAGATTCGTTAAGGATGAAATCAAAATCACTCCATATGTATCAATCATTAAGAAAGATGCTTACGCACAGTTGATTGTAGATAAGACAACATTTGAGCAGGAATCTTATGATGATAACGGAGTAACAAAATATCGTAAAACAGATAAAATTAGAGTAAATTCTGTTGCTCAGTATGTACAGTTTTGTCGTGCTGTGGTTGAATTATATACCGACCTTGAGATTGACAAGAATGATAAAGGATTCATCAATGGATATGATGCACTTAAATCGTCTGGCTTACTTGATGTTTTAATGGTTGGTTCTGATAAAGCTGATCCACTTATTCCTATGAGTGAATTGAGTGAGTTTAAGACCATTTTAACAATGAAACAGTCAGACACTCAGTTTAATGAGACAACTACTCAGGCGTTTATTAGTAAACAGATTGGAAGAATTTCTGATTTGGCAAATGCAACTCTCACACCACTTGTTGATGTTGTGAATAAGAAGCTCGATGAGATTCCAAAGGAAGATTTAGATAAGGTTGTTGAATTTGCTAAGAATGGTGGATTTAAAGAGGTATAGAACATGAATAATTTAAATCATCTTGGAGAATTTAAAATTATTGGAAATGATAAAAAATATGATTTTTTAATTTTTGATAAATACACTTCTGTAGATTTCATCTTAGATAATGATGTTACTATCAAACTTGACGGAGCTTTAATTCAGTCTGTCTCTTACACTTCCAATAGTAATATTGTAATCTATTTACTGTCATTTAGTCCTCTATTATATGACTGTATGATTTCAGGAAATAAAATAAAGACTATTAGAACACATGAGCTGAGAGTTGATCCAAGAAATACACAAAATGAAATCGAATGTGAATTAATATATCATAATTTTGAATTTGAAAATTACTCAGCAAACGAAGATTATCACAACAATGAATATATTTACATCTTGAAAGGTGTATAGGAAATTCAAATTTCTTGTGAAATAAACAGGCTCTATGCGTGTCAAAGCGTATAGAGCTTTTCTTATGGAGAGTGGTAATACTGCTCTCCTATTTTAGTGGAAAATAGTGAAATTATAGTGAAATTTTTTGAGGTGATGAAATGGCAAAAAATATATATACAGATTTTAAAAAGAAGTTAGACAGAATTGAAAATCATATCGCAGAAGAAGTCGCACCACAAGCAAATGAACTTCTAAAAGAATCTGTCAGATATTCATTGATAGATTGGTACAACGACTATACTCCACAGTCTTATGAAAGAACATACAACTTCATGAAAATTCTTGATTCTACAAGAACAAGAGGAAAAGGGAATGTTCTTCGCTTTTCAGTTGATTCAGGTGCAATGGATTCATATGTCGGTTGGTTTGGTAAAAGTTTACAGCCAAGTACAGCTTTCGACTATATGTTTATGGATGGAGAACATGGTCATGGAAAATGGATGATGCATCAATCATTACCTCCATATATGTATGTTGAACGAGACATTGAAAGTGGATTTGGTGGTCGCTTAGACAAAATTATAAATAACAGAATAGAACAAATTTTGAGAAAGTGAGGTAGAAAATGCCAGGTACATATCAGTATGATGTAGAAATCAAATCGAATGTAGCAAAACTACTTTCAGATATGAAACAAGTCCAAGACAGATTAGACACTGTTGAGGGCAAAGAATATAAAATCAAATTGAATGTCGATGAAAAGAAATTATCCAGTGTAATTTCTAATCTAGAAAAAATGCTTGATTCTCTTGGTAAAGGAACGGGTGATTTTAAACAGTTTGAGAATTTATCAAAAGAGTTATCAAGTATTGTATCAGAAGTACAGAGTTTAAGTAAAGCTTTTGGCAAAGTAGATGATTCTGGTGCTAAAACACTACTCTCTTCTATCCAGAACATTGATAAGTCACTTTCTGAACTGAGTCAGAATATTCTCAATGTTAATAAAAACATGAGCAACATGGGTGGCAATACGAGTGGTGCTGTCAAACAAGTGGAGAATATAACTAATGAGAGCAAGAAAGCTGCTTCTGCTCTTGAAGATGTTGCTAAAGCGCAAGAAAAAGTCAATGGACAGAAAACGAATATTTCATCTGGAATGAAAGACGCATTTTCTGATAAAGATATTTCTGCTTCTGTAGAGTCTGCTACTAATTCCATCAAAGAAGAGAATAATGTATTAGAACAGAATACTCAGAAAGTTAAGGAAAACACACAGGCTAAAGAACAGAATGCCAATGCAAACCTCAATAAATATGATAAACGGTTAGATTCTTACAATGGCAAAGTTGATAAATATCAAGCCACTATTGACAGATTTAATGATGGTGGTTGGACAAGTGATGCATATTTAAAAAATGTACAGGCTGTACGTGATGCTGTCAAACAGTATGCAACTCTTCTCGACAATATAAAGACTAATCAAAATGGTATCGCTACTGATGAGGATATTCAGAACTTAGACAAGTACGAAAAGAAAATCAAAGATACTATCGCTACTGTTACTAATATGTCGGCTTCTGAAAAGGGATATAACTTTGTTTCAGGTCAGAAGGAATTAGACAAGATTCATAAGCTTCTTAATAAAAATAGCAAGATGTCTTCTGAAGCCAAGGCTAAGATTAAAGCATATTATCGTGAAATTGAAAGTGGTAATCCTACCATGAGTCTTGATAAGATTCATGCTGAAATTATGAAGATTTACAATGCTGAAATTGAAGCTGGTCGTGCTGGTAGAAGTCTGAAGGATATTTTTCAGACAAGCAGATTACATCAGATGGTTGCCCAGGTCGCTGGGATGTTTAGTTTCTATGATTTGATTAATTTGGGCAGACAATTTGCATCAACTGTAACGGATATTAATACACAGATTACAGGACTCGCAAAAGTATCTGAGCAATCATCAAAACAGATTTACGCTGATTTTGACAGTTATGCGGATATTGCAAAGGAAGTCAGAGGTACAATTTCTGATACTATTACAGCCACCGCAGACTGGTCAAAAAATGGATATAGTATTCCAAATGCTAAACAATTAGCTGAAGTTTCTCAGTTGTATAAGAATGTTGGTGACGGAATTGATATTGATGCAGCCAACGAGTCACTTATCTCAACCTTAAAAGGTTTTCAGCTTGAAGCGGATCAAGCAGAACATATAGTAGATGTATTTAATGAGGTCAGTAATAACGAAGCTATATCAAGCGGAGGCATAGGCGAAGCCCTTCAGCGTTCTGCTGCTTCATTTAACGCTGCTTCAACCTCGCTTGAAAAGTCAGTTTCGCTCGTAACGGCAACGAACTCTGTACTTCAGGATCCAGAAAAAGTAGGTAACATGTGGCGTACCGTTTCGGCTCGTTTGCGAGGAAGTGAAACAGAGCTTAAAGAGATGGGTGAAGACACAGATGGTCTTGTAACCTCTACATCAAAACTGCAAGCACTTGTAAAAGGAATTACAGGTTTTGATATTATGAAGGACAAAGATACTTACAAGGATATATATGATATTGTCCTTGGTATCGGAGAAAAATGGCAGGATCTTAGTGACATTGATCGTGCTTCGCTTTTAGAGGCATTGGCAGGTAAACAACAAAGTAATGCCCTGGCTGCCGCCCTTAGTAATATTGATATTCTTAAGAAGAGCTACGAAGAAGCAACCAATGCTGAAGGTTCAGCTCGTGAGGAAAATGAAGAATATAGCAAATCAATTCAGGCTTCAATTGACTTAACAAAAGCAAAGCTTGAAGAATTATCAAATGACCTATTATCTTCAAACTTCTTGAAGGGTGCAATAGATGCAGGTGGAAAACTGCTTGATTTATTAGATTTTATAATTAGTGATGGCAGAGAAATTCCTGCTATCTTTACAACAATCGGTGCTGTAATAGGCGCAAAAAAGCTGAGTTATGCAAGTATATAATTTGCAAGATTATATACACATACAAATGTAGTAAGCAATATGTGCAAGGCTCAGAATATATCTCGTGCCGAGGTGAGAATCCTTGGGTAAAACACAAAGAACTTGTTATTCGACAAGGAAGATATATAAGTAAAATCAACTACAGATGCTACACTGTAGACCTCTGATATGACTGTGCGTGAACTACGCAGTTTCTAAGATTCGTAAGACTTAGGCAAGGACTGGAATGACTCGTGCGACTCGTAATGTAACACGATGATCTAATCAGCAGAGAGGCGTACTGCTTTATAAGTAAGTGCTGCTCCCATCGACTACCAAGAGGGCGTAGGTTATTGCAACCCACGAAAGTATAGTCAAACACCTATCATTGAGTGTGATAGTGAAAAAGTTCAACTGTAGCTATACAGTGCGAAATAATAGCGAGTTTATTACTCTTCTACTGCTGATTTTGTAAAACAGAGTAGAAAAATAATTTATATTCATATATACATTCTATACTATATGCGTTTTTCGCATTTTTGTAAAAAAAGAATCTCCTGTTCATTTACAATTACTTCAAAATGTGATATTTTTGATAAAGTAACAAATCAAAAATTTCAATTTTGGAGGTAATTAAATGCAGAACACTACAAAACCTAAAACATTATCATGGATAAACAGTCAGTATAAAAAGGGCAATATCAGTTTCAGTCATAAGTTACAGCGACCAATTAATCAGTGGTCTACTCAGATGAAGAGTCTTCTGATTCACAGTCTGTTAATGGGCATTCCTGTTAATCCCATTTATCTTGTAGAAGAGGATAATGTAATGGCTACTCTTGATGGATCTCAGAGAGTTTCTACTTGTATTCAGTATATCAATGATGAATTTGCCCTTAATAAATATACTCCTAATGTAGTTATTAGATATAAGGAAAATGGTGAAGAGATTGCAAAGGAATTTGAAATAGCTAAGAAAAGATTTAGTAAACTTGATGACATTGTAAAGGAAGCCCTTCTAGTTGACACATTAGATTTTTGTATATTATCTGATTATACAGACGATGATGTGAAAATGATGTTTGAGCGTCAGAATAGTGGAAAGAAACTTGGAGCAAAATTATTAAGAGTATGTAAATGTTCTGACGAATTCAGCGATATGGTCTACTCTCTCTCAGCTAATCCTCTAATGGATAAACTTATGAGTCCTAATCAGAGAAAGAGTGGCACTGACAGGGATGTTATAATTCAGACTATTATGCTTATTGCAACAAATCAGGAGCATCAGTTTACATCATTCCGTGCCAAGGATATAGATAACTTTGTTATAGAATATGCTGACCAGTACCTTGATGTAAAAGATACTCTGGAAGAAGCAATGAATAAATTGGATGCAGCATATGACGATTTGGATATTCCTGTAACTTCTCTTCCTCAGATTTTGTACGCTTGTTATAAGATTGTTAAGAATAAGAAATCGTTTGGAGCATTGGTGGATAAGATAACAGAATTTTTAAATACCTATAGCGACAACGAGGAGTATAAGCTCTTTGTTCAGCAAGGAACAACAAGTTCTGAAAATGTGGATGGTAGATTCCAATATTGGAGAGCTATTGTTAATGAGCTAAATTAAATATCAATATATAATCTTGTTTTATGGAGAGTAGTTGGTTGGCTACTCTTCTTTCATGATCTTCTGTAAACATACGTTCTGATAGTATTCTGTCGATTATTGGTATATAATGGTAATATTAAATACTAATGATTGGGGAATACTATATTATGAAGGAATTGCGTAATGATAAATTGGGTAATAAGTGTAAGAAATTATACCATGACATTTTAAATTTAAAGAAGATTGATATTAATAATTATTATTGTGCTAATTTATTAGATTGGTTTGATGAAGTTGTCTTAAAAAACACTGCTTTATATAAAAGTAAAAAAGATACGACACAACAAGATCAAGAGTTATATAAGAAATCACGACAAAATGTATATTGGATAAATTTTGGTAGAAATATTGGAAGTGAATTCCAAGATTATCATTATGCTGTTGTACTTTTTGAAACAAAATACACCGCTATTGTTGTTCCGTTAACATCTAAAAAGGATCACGATCCTCAATGGATTATCGAGCATAAGGATGTTATTGTAGATCTTGGTGAAGTTGCTGGCTATCCTCATGATAGTAAGGAATGCTATGCTTGTACTTTTATGTTACAGACGGTAAGCAAGAAACGTTTAGACAGATGTGGAACTAAAATTGGTGGGTATTTTGAAATTACTATATCTAATGAACAAATGAAGGCAATCTGTGATAAAATTAATAAAATTACATATAATGATATAAAAGGTGTTGACAAATAGCACTTTTTATTATATATTAATATTGTCAATAGACAGTGATTTGACATAATAGATTTCTATTGATTTACTATTATGTGTTGGCGTAAGCCAGTGATTTAAGAAAAAAGTTTTCTTTTATGAGTAGCTGATTAGCTACTCTTTTTTCATATCAGTATTTTTATAAAGAGCAGGACTAATCTCCTGCTCTTTATAAAAATAAAAGAGTAGCAATTTCTTACTACTCTCTTCTGTTATCTCGCATTAGCTATTATTAATAATTATGAATTATCCGCAGCCCAAGAGCGCATTTCATCTATTGACGAAAAAGGATGGTTATAATCAACACAAATATCAGTTCCTCTTTGTATGTTATAATACTGAACTCCGTCTTCATCAACTCTGATTTGGGTAAAAACATATCGTCCAATTGTTACACATTTTGGTAGCATATTCATCAACCTCCTCATTTGTATAAGATAACTATATATTATCATTAATACATCTGAACTAATAGATTGAACGTTTGTTTTGTGAAAAATTACCAAGGACTACCATTTATATCCGCAATTCTGGCAACACATACTCTTTCCAATATTACTACTAGCCAATCCAAATAACCCAGTGGACAGCCAACGTTTAGTTCCTGATATCTTTTTAATGTTTGTTGATCCACAGGTAGGACATTTGGGCTTGTTACTTGATGAGGTAACACTCTTCTGCTGTTGAACTTGATTTTTAAACTGCGCCATTTTTAATTGAAATTCAATTGGATTGTCTTGTTTGAGCTTAATCATTGAATCATAAAATGATGCACTACGAGTTATGTCACTTAGCTCATCTTCCTCATCTCCCGTTAGTACCGTATCTACTAATTTATGTTTGCATATTGGACATTCAAAGTTATCATCGGCTACCCATGTAATATAGCCAGACCCCCAAATATCATCATCTTTTCTATTATTTTGACAATTTTTACAAAGTTTTATATATTTCATTTAATATACCTCCATTTATAATGATTATATCATATATTTATACAAAGTAAATTATTTCTCATTTTGCTTGCACAATATGATGAGAAAGATGGTTTTTCATTTCTTAATGGAGGGGAAATAGCTGATGATGTAGCTGATGCTTTAAATAAATTGCAACCTGGAATGATTGCAACATCTGACGACTTTGAAAAACTTGCGAAAAAACTAGGTACATCCGATCAAAAATTTATTAATTTTTGTACAGATTTAAAAAATGGAAATATTACTCTTAAGGAAGGACAAACATATCTTCAAGCATATCAAGAAAATGTAACTAGTCTATCGGCAAGATTGAAGTCGTTTGCTACATCTGCTAAAGCATTTTTTAAAAATCTTGGCGGTAATCTCCTAGCTGGAACAATCAATGCTCTCGGTGGTATGCTTATTAGTTCTGTTGTGTCTCTTATAGGTGTTGGTGTCTCTAAACTTTATAAACAAATTTCAGGAAAAGCTGCTGAAGAGGCAAAACAAGAAATACAACAACTTGGAGAAACTGCACGTAGCGAATTTGATTCTATTCAACAAAACTTGTCTTCTACCATTTCAACAGTAGATGAAGTTAAACAGCATTATGCAGAATTGGCTCAAGGAGTTGGAGATTTTGGTAAATCTACTCAGAATCAAGGCACATTAACAACTGATGATTACAAAGATTTTTTAGATATAAGTAATCAACTTTCAGATCTATTTCCTACATTGACACAAGGGTATGATGATAATGGTAATGCTATTATTAATCTTAATGGTGATGTAACTACAATTACTTCATCATTAAATAGTTTAGTCGAAGCACAAAAGGCTGTTGCTTCTCAACAGATAGCAGATAAAATGCCTGATATTTATTCAGATTATCGTCAAAATGTAAGTGACTATGCCGATGAGTATAATAATGATCTTCAGGCAATGCAAAAAGCTCAAGAAGCAATGTCTTATATATCCGATCCTTCTAATTATAGTATTGATCAAAATGGCAATGCTTTTCAGTACCTCCCTTATTTTAGTGGCATTGAAGAAGTAATGACTAAATATGGATTAGATTATGATCAATGGATGAATGAGTGGGGAAATGGCTTTAATACCTATGTATCATTAGATGATAACGAAAAGGCAATATTTGAGAATATATATAAAGATTTCTATAATCAATACTCAAAATCGTTAACTGATTTAGAAAAGAAAATTGATAATGAAAATAAGCAATTTGGACAGTATGTTTTCCAGTCGTTATATAATGATTCAACATATCAAGATTTTTCAAAAAATGATCCACAGAAAAAAGGCATTGTAGATAGCATTATTTCAAATCTTGATTATGATACTGTTACTGCCAAGTATGGTAAAGATTGGGGCGAAGCATATAAGAATTTAATACAGAAAGAAATAATAAATTCTATTGCTGGTATAGATGATACAAAAGTAACCGATGCAATAAATAAGGTTTTGAATCAGGATCTTTCTGTTTCAGATTTTAATGATAATATTGCTATTATTCAAGGTTATGACAATGAGCATACAGAAGTAGATTTCTCTTCATGGTTAAATCCTAAAATCGAAAGTATGCAGGCTGCCCAAGATACTTACAACAACATCATCAATCGTTTTAAATCTAAGGATGCTAAACAGAATCTACAAGACGGTTCTCAAAAAATCAAAACTTTCCTTGATTCTAATGGTATCAGTCAAAACGCTGACAAGCTCACTGAGTTTAACACTGTAACTGCTGATATTACAGATGCGGATGAAGCGATTCAAGAGTGGACATCTCATGCTCAAGAGGCTGGTGAAACAGTATCATCTCTTCCTACTACAATTTCTTCTGCATGGAATCAGATGTTAAATTCAACTGATAGTGACACTCAAAAAGCTGCCGAAGCACTTCAAACACTTGCTGATAAAGGCGAACTTACGATCAAAACATTTTCTGAGACTGATGGAGCTAAAAATTACTTTGATGGTTTAAATATGTCTGCCGAAGAAGCAGTGAAGTACATCAATAGTCTATCCGATAAAAACTCTCAGCTTGGTGCAATGTCCAAAAATATCAAGTCAATAACTGATGCACTTGGCACAAAGGCTTCCGATGGATTAGTAAGCGTAGACGACTTATCAGGTTTTGACGCAACAATCAAAGGACTAAACACATGGGAGAAATTTTCTACTCTTCTTGGCGATGCTTCATCATCAATGAAAGACTGTCAGAAAGTTGCCAATGAATTAGCCACAGAATACGTCAATAGTGAATCCGTGCTGTCTAATCTCAACGAGACAAATAGAGCTTATTACGAGTCACAGCTTAATAATATGGGAGTGACTAATTCTGCCGCCGTTGTTGAAGCTGCTCTTGCAAAGAATTTGGGCGAAGAAAAGATAGCTACAGAGGAAGCTGTCAAGGCTGATCTTAGTTTACATGGCACAAAGATTGATACTACCAATGCTACAGAATTATTCTCAAATGCGACTGCTGGCGAGATAATTCAGCTTGCAAACGAAGCAAGTCAGTCAGGCGTAAGTTCACAGGCTCTTGCTTTACTTGCAGTGAAGAAATTAAATAACCCTACTCTTACGACTGATGGTGATATTAAGAACTTAATGGATTTGTGTAAAGGACTTGATCTTGCAACGCAGGCTATTAAGACATTCCAGAGTATAAAAAATAGTGTAATGAATCCTGATGGTACATTTAAAGCTACAGGAACTGCGGGAGCGCAACAGTCAGAGGCTTTAAATAATGCATTTAATGCCATGAAGAGCCTTGTCAAAACTTCCGTTGGCGGTGCATCTGTTAATTCGCATGGTAGTTCAGGTGGTGGAACTTCAGGTGGTGGAGGTGGAGGTAGTTCATCCACTGCAAAGACTGCATTCGATAAACTCTCTGATTGGGCATCTCAATTCTTCGATTGGATTGAAGTTCGCCTGGATAGACTTCAGAAGAAGATCGACTCCAATATATCTAAAGCGGAATCAAAACTAAATGATAAGCGATACTCTTCTGCTACAGCTAATTATATGTCTGCTGTGGGTAATACATACACAAAGATGTATACAGAGCAGAAAGGTAGAGATAAGTATCTTAATACGGCAAATAGTTATCTTAACAAAGCAATCAGTCTTGGTGCAATAAACAAGAAACTTGCCAAAGAGATTAAGACTCGTGTTGCGGATGGTTCAATCAATATTTCAAGATACAGCTCTGATATTCAGACAGTTATATCAACCTATAAAGATTGGATAGATAAGGCAAAAGACTGCACTACTGCTATGCAGACACTTCATGACTCTCTCAGGACATACGCTGAAGATCTCAAAAAGGTATCTGATGCACAGAGAGATGCTACAGTGTCTATCGCCGAGACAAAGCAGACTATTGCTACAGGTGGTGTACAGAACACGGCTACAGCCAAGAATTCATCACTTGGATATAACAATTCTGTCCTAAATACAAAGAACAGTGCATATTACACGGCTGCTAAGTCAGCTAATAGTAATGTCAATAGATTTGCCAAGAGTGCTACTTCTGCTTTGAACAAGGGCAAGATAAAGAAGAATACAAAGTATAATGCTACACTTAATTCTATCAAGGGTTATATCAAGAAGCGTGTTGCTATTCCAGATTCATTACTTACTATTGTGGCAAAGAAGAACGCTACCTTATACAATAGGTTGTACATGTATAATCTCAGTATTGAGAACCTTCAGACTGCTAGAGAAGAATACACTACAGCATTTGCAGTAAATAATGCAGAGAAGTACAACAATATAGCAGACAAGTACAAGAACTGGGATGATGCTACAAATGATACTATGGATATGAATAGTACCAAGTCATCCAATGCAGTTTCAGCAAAGGATAAAAACAGCTATCTTGATAAGCAGAAGTCAGGCTATGGCACAATCGTCACTCGTGACAAGAATGAGCAGAATGAATACAACAAGGCTAGGGCGACTGCAAAGAGCAATATGTTTAAATCTGCAAAGGGAGCGTCATATAGCAGTCTGTTAAAGACCAATAGAAATACAGTTAATAAGTATATCAATGATGCCAGAAAGTCAGCCAAGAGTGGTAAGATAATATCTGTTTCTACTCTTGCGAAACTGTCTGAGTATTACAAGAAGGGCTATATATCTTCTGGGTTCTTTAATTCTTGTATAGATTACAACAATGCGTTGGAGTCATATAATCAGGCAAAAGTACAGACAGAAATTGATGAGCAGACACAGATTACTCAGAGGGCAGAAATTGCTTCACAGAAGTTCTCTAATATCTCAACTGAATATGATAATAAGCGTCATCAGTATGACCAGACTGCAACTGAATTAAATAATAACATGTCTATACTTGAGGAACGTGGCAATGGTGCTTCTGCTACTTGGTATAGTAGATTAGCAAAAAATGAAGAGTCAAGTAGAAGTAATTTGATTCAGAAACGTACAGATCTCGTCAAGGAATTGAATAATGCAGTTAAGAATGGTGATGTTGCCTATAAGAGCGAAAAATGGTATGAAATGAGATCACAGATAGATGATGTGACCAATTCCATTGACGAAGCAACTAAATCGCTTGCTGAATATAATAATCAAATCATGCAAGTACATTGGGATAGAATTGATGAACAGGCAAATAAGGTTCAGAACCTGATAGATGAGAATAACTTCATTATTGATGAATTATCTCGTAGAGATTTGACTTCTGATGATACTGGTGGATTAACCTCTGAGGGTAATGCTGTCGCTGGACTTCACATATCCAACTACGAAGCATATAAGAAAAATGCGGAAACGTATTATGCCGAGATTGAGAGTATCAACAAGAAGTTGGCTAATGATCCATACAATCAAAAGCTAATTGACCAAAAAGAGAAATTGGTCAAGTCTTATCAGGATTGTGTAAAGGGTGCTGAAGATGAAAAGTGGGCGACCATTGATTTGATGAAATCGGGTTACGATGCCTTAAAAAATCACATCTCAGATCTTATTGATAAATTTAATGACCTTCTGGATTCAGAAAAAGATGCCTATGATTATGCAAATAATATTTCTGAGAAGACAAAGACTCTCTCAGATCTTCGTAAACAGTTGGTTGCTATTTCTGGCGATACATCAGAGGAGACTAGAGCAAAAGCCCAGGAGCTTAACCAGTCTCTCAAGGATGCAGAAAAGGATCTCAAAGATACACAGTATGATAAGCTTATATCTTCAACGAAGGATATGCTCTCTGATTTCCAGACTGATTTGGATGACAGTATTCAGGATGTAATCAAGAATCTGGACGATAATTTCAGCCAGCTTATAGAAAACATTGATAGTCACTGGAATAATGAGACAATCACAAGTCTCATGGAAAAGATACAGTATGTCGCAACTGATTCATTCAACAATGTATCTGCTGATGGTAAAATATCTGAGAGCACTGGTAATGTTGTAAGTGATATTCAGAGTTTTATGGAGAGGGCTTGGGCTAAATACGATCGTGACGCTGAAACTACACAGCAGGACAAGATAGATGAAGCGACAAAAGAAAAAGTTAAGAATAATATTCTGAACAATTCTAATAGCGGATCATCTTCTGGATCTTCTACAGATGTGAAAATTGATGCCAATAAATTGATTAGTCGAATTGATAATCCAACCAATAAGATTTCTCCTGTATACAATAATACCACAACCAATACAAACAGCACAGCTCCTGTCGGTAAAGTATTATCAACTTCACAGAAAAAGTGGGTTAATGACTTCTTGAAGAAGAACATTGTTGTTGCGAAACAGGATGTTAGCAAGTATGGTAATCTGAATAAGGTACTCTACCGCAATTGGGGTAAGAAGATTCTTCCTACATCTAAGTGGACAGAGTTAGCTAAGAAGATTGGATTTAGTAACTTCTCATCTGCTACAAATTCTGCTTTTTATCAGACACTTCACAGGTCAGGTATTAAGGGATTCAAAAAGGGTTCTGATAGTATCCCTTATGATATGATTGCTAATCTTGGTGAAAATGGTACAGAATTACAGTATGATGTGTCTAAGGGTGTTCTGAAGTCTGTTGGACAAGGTGATATGATATTCACTGCTGAACAGGCTAAAACTCTGATGGAATTTGCCAAAAATCCTATGGCATATAAGAATATGTATACTGGTACAGCGTTTAGTATGCCGAGTGTACCTGTAAATAATAAGGTGGATAATGATGTTAATATCTCTATTGGTGATATTAAGCTTGAGGGTGTTCAAGATCCAAAACAGCTTGCTAATGGAATAAAAGATGTTATTAAAAACAATACAGGTGGAGTTCGTAGTATGATTAAGGAAGATACCATTGGCAGTCTCAGTAAGGGATATAACTCTCAGAGCGTGAAGAGATGGTAATTGAATAGAACGGAATAACTACAAAGATATGGAGAGATTTTGAAACGATTGTTTCATTTCTCTCCTATTTCTTTGATTTAAAATAACGAAAATCGACTAAAAACGAGGTGATAACATGACAATCAAGCGATTCTTACAACAGAAGTATGTTGAGGATTTAAGAGATGAAAATGCTGAATTAAGGCAATACATAAAGGATAATAATGTAGGTGTTCTCGCTACAAATATAGAAGAAACAATCAGAACTCGTGAAGAATTGGAACAGACTATCTCTGAGGTAAATGAAATCAAAGGGCAGTATAGAAAACTTCTCAATGATTTACTCAAGGATAAATATGAATTACAAAGACAAATGTTAGAAGTCAAGAAACAAATTTAAAAAATATATAAGGAGGCATTTTGTAAATGGCGAAAGTATTATTTAATAGCCAAGGTTTGATAGAGACTCCTACTCTTCTATTACAGCACAAAAATTTTGAAACGATTGGTAATGGAGGGATTACTAATGTCTCTGGTTTAACATATAAAAATAATTTTAATGATGCTAATGAAGTGTCATTCAAAATACATAAATTTAATAATGAAAAGAAACATCCGCTATGGGACTCTATGGTGGATTTTAAGATTATATACATTCCTCAGTTACACGAAAGGTTTGAGATATCAGTAACAACAAGTGAGGAAGATCCTAATGATATATCTAAGTCAATAACTGGTACATCCTTATGTGAAGCAGAATTATCTCAGATCACACTCAGAAATGTGCAGATAAATACAGAAACAGATATGACAAATCCTCTGTATGATGAGAATTTTCCAACAATTCTTTATCGTGACCCAGAGGAATATGATTCAGTAGAAAATCTTGCTATATGGGCAAAATCAAAGTATGACTACCTTAGAGATAAAACAGCTTATCCAACAGAGGAATCAGTTATTGCAAGGAAGAAAACAATTCTCAAACATGCCTCACTCTTACATCGTGTTCTCGAAAAAGCTCCGCACTATTCAATTTCATGTGTCGCTGACACTTTGAAGAAATTAAAGACTGTACATGAATTTACATTTGATGGAACAGATATTCTGTCTGCCTTGAAAGATACAATTACAGATGATTTTCACTGTGTCTTCATATTTAATTCTGAAAATAGAACCATCTCTGTATTAGATCTTTATTCAACATGTAATAATTGTGGTTATAGGGGAGACTATATGGATGAGTGTCCTGAATGTGGTTCTAATAATATAACAAATAAATATGGCGAAGATACCAATATCCTCATCAATAGCACTAATCTTACAACTCAGATTACACTTGATTCTAACAGTGATTCGCTGAAAAACTGTTTCTATATTACAGGTGCAGATGATACGATAAATGCTGCTATTGCTAATGTAAACCCTAATGGCACACAGTATATTTATTATTTCTCAAATGAAACTTTGGCTGATATGCCAACAGAGTTACAGAGTAAACTTAGGAGTTATAATACTTTATATGACGAAATTAATACAACAAGAGAATATAATCTTAAGGCAGATAGAGTGGCTGAATACAACAAGGTCATAAATTATATCAACACTAAATTCGCATCTATGTCAAAAGATGATCAGGATAAGATCGAATATCCTACTCTCACATCTCCTCTTGTTGGTTATCCAGCACTCACTTCTGCATGGTATTCAGCTATGGATGTTTACTATTTCTTGAACGATTCTATGATGCCAGTTATTGACGTAGATGGTATGGGGTTAGATGATAGTATTACGGCTATTCAGGACGGACTGAAAGATCTTGGTGGCGTTGCTGTTACAGGAATCAAGACTATTACTCAAAGTGCAGTGAAAGGCTCTGTAGATGCATTAGTCAAGACATTTTTCTCAGCATCTTATTATGATATGGATATAACAGATAGCTCGCTGTCTGATTATGATTCTTCAACAGGCAAGAGAACATGGTCTGGTACTATCACTCTTACAAGTCATTCACAAATGGACGAGAACAATCAGTATCTTACCAAATCAGTCAAGATTACAACCGATGTAATTGAGTCCACAGAGAAATATATTGAACAGAAAATCACACGTATGACTAATCGTGCCGATGAAATCAAGGATAAGCAGATTACAAGTATTAAACTTGCAGAGGATAAGTTTAAGGAACAGCTTGGTTACTATTCTCTCACTGAACTAAATAATCTCAAGAAGGAGTTTGAAGCTTGTAGAGATATTGCAGTTGATGGATTTACAGACGAAAGTGTTGATGTTCAATATAATAATAGTGAATTAAAAAATAAATATGTAAATTTCTACAGTGGTAGAATTGTTCTTATACAAGATGAAATCAAAACTAGAGAAACCCAGATTGAAACGGTTAATGCGATATATAACACAGAAAAATCAACAGGTGAAATACAAGATATTGTCAATTCAGTTAAAGCAGAACTTGACTTGAGAAATTACCTTGGTGAAGGACTCTATATGCTGTGGTATTCATACAGGCGTGAGGATGATTATAGCAATGATAACTATTCTTCTACTGGACTTGATGACGTGACTCTTACAAAAAGAGCAACTGAGTTAGTTGAAGCTGCAAAAAGGGAATTGTACAAAGCTGGTAATCTTCAATATAGTCTCAGTGCTACAATGGGTAATCTTCTTGCACTTGATGAGTTCAAACCAATTAAAGACAAATTTGAAGTTGGTAACTTTATCAAGGTTGGAATAGATGATAAGGTATATTCTCTCAGATTGATGTCGTATGAGACGGATTTTGATTCTATTCAGGATATGCCCGTAGAGTTTTCAACTGTTGAAAAGGTGTACACAGGATATTCAGACGTTCAATCTGTACTTGATGCAAGTAGATCTATGGCTACATCATACTCTTCTGTCAAGGATCAAGTTGACAAATCAAAGAAAACTACTGATACAGTTAATGATTGGTCAGATAATGGAATCAATGGTGACAATACGCAGTTTGTGAACAGCTCAGAACAGACTATTCTTATCAATAAGAATGGTATTCTTGGTCGTAGCTATGATGACCAACTTGATGAGTTTTCCTTGAAACAATTTAAACTTGTTAACAACGGAATGTATTTTACGAAAGATGGTTGGCAATCAATTGAGACGGGTATTGGTAGATTTACATACAGGGATATCAATGGTAATCTTGTTGAAGATTATGGCATCATCGCTAAGACTGTAGTTGGTAATCTTATAATAGGTAAGGAACTCCAAATCTATAATGAAGATAAGTCTATTGTTATAGATGAGAATGGTCTAACAATTGATGGTGGGTATCTGAAGATTAAGGGTACAGAAGTTGGCTCTGATGGAAAGACCATATCAGAGGTTATTATTGACCTTGACACAGCTCAAAAGTTAGTAGCACTTGCTCAACAAGCAGCCGACAGAGCACAGGAATCAGCCGATAAAGCACAAGCATCTGCTGATAAGGCAAATAAAGCTACAGAAGATTTAAAAACAGAAACTAATGAAATCCGTGAACTTGCCGAAAAAGGTGTGGATCATGTAACAACCTATTTCTATCAATCTGATTCTGCTACAGAGTTAGTTGGTGGCGAATGGACAACAAATAGTGTTACATGGATAAGCGGAAAATATGTGTGGCAGAAAGTCATTACATACTATAAGGACGGAACAGATAATTCTCAAACAGCAAAAGCTATTTGTATCTCAGGTGCTAATGGTCAAGATGGTAAACCAGGTGAAAATGGTGTAAAGGGTAAGGGTGTAAAATCTATTACTCCTCAGTATGCCATTTCTGATAGTAACATTTTACAACCAAATGAAGGTTGGTCGGATAAAGAACCAACTTGGTCAGAGGGAAAATATATATGGACAAGAACACTTGTTGTATATGATGATAATACACAAGAAACGACTACTCCTATCGTGAGTAATGGGTTAAATAGTGCTCTGTCTATTTCTACTGCCGCAAGAAAACAGGCTGATTCAGCTAAGTCTACAGCAGACAGTGCAAACACAACTGCAAGCGAAGCCAAGTCAACTGCTGATAATGCTTCACAGACAGCTAATAAAGCAAACGAGAATGCAAGTGATGCAGTGAAGAAAGCCAATACTGCTAACACAAATGCGTCTTCCGCATTGACCACTGCTACTTCAGCCAACAAAACTGCAAATGATGCGTCAAGTAAGGCTACCAATGCAATAAAAACAGCTAACTCAGCAAGTGAAAAAGCTGACACAGCAAACACAAATGCTTCTTCTGCTGTTGATATTTCTAACAGTGCCAAAGGTATTGCAAATAGTGCTAAGTCTGTAGCCGATACAGCCAAGGGATTAGTGGATGATGTAAAGACGGATTTATCAACTAATTACTCAACCACTGAAATTATAAATGATAAAATCGACAAAAAAGCAGAAACAATTACTACATCTATTACTAAAACTGTTTCAGAAACTTATGAGACAAAATCTGATAGTTCACAGAAGCTTACAGATGCAAAATCTTATGCTGATGGCGTAGGTAGTAATACTCTCTCATCTGCAAATGAGACAGCCAAAGGATATGCTGATAAAGCAGAGAGTAATGCAAATGCAAACACGGCAAATCAGCTTAAATCTTATGCTAAAACAACCGATATGAAGGTTGAGATTGAAAAGAGTGCCAACGGAATTAAGCAGACTGTTGCTGAAACTTATGTTAGTAATGCTACTTATGAAACAGATTTAAATAATATTCAAGGTCAAATAGATGGGAATATTCAGACATGGAGTGGTACAGATGTGCCTACATTGAAGAATGAACCTGCAAGTACATGGTCTGACGACGAGAAAGCTACCCACATCGGAGATATATATTATGATGGTAATAATCATGCATATAGATTCAGAGTTGATAGTGGAGTATATTCATGGCAGATTCTTACAGATACAGATGTAACAAAAGCTTTATCTGATTCTGCTGATGCCGTATCGAAAGCAAACGCCACAGATAAGAAATTGTTGACAGATTACAAAACATGGTCTGATACAAGTTCGGAGATTGAACAGACAAAAAATGGTATTTTACAGACGGTAAAAGACACCTATGCTGAATCTGCTACTGTCACAGATTTAAACAATAATCTCAAGACAAATTATTCAACGACAAAAGATATGAATAGTGCTATTAAAGAAAAGGCTGATGAGATTACTCTTAGTGTTTCAGAAACATATTCTACAAAGAAAGCTGTCGAGGAAAACTTAGCAACATCCAAGAGTTATGCGGATAGTGTTGGTTCTAATACACTTGAATCAGCTAAATCTGATGCAACTTCTAAAGCAAATCAAGCTAAGTCTGATGCCATTGCTGATACAGATAAGAAATTGACATCATATTCAACTACTGAGCAGATGAAGTCTGCTATAAAAGAAAGTGCAGATAAAATTTCATTAGATGTGTCAAAGACTTATTCTACTAAAGAGGAAGTTGAAAATATTCAAGTTGGTGGTAGGAATTTACTTGTAAAAACAAATCAAGGTAAAACAAAATGGTATAATGCTCATGCTGACGGTTCATATTCGTGTGAATCTGTTAATTGGAATGGTATAAATGCTGTAAAAATGAGTTGTGCTACTCCTACTACTTCTTGGAGAATGTTTATGTTTGATGGTTTATTAGAAAATTTTGATAAGCTTGAACCAAGTGCAATCTATACATTGTCTTATGATGTGATTGGAAATGTTAATGTAGGTTTTTCAAATTTATGGGATAGTGATGCAACTCATAGCATTATGGCTTCAGCACAGGAAACTGTTATAAAAAAAACATATGGTTTTCATTATATTGTAAATATAACTTTGAAAGATGCATTAAATAAAAGCAAACAATTGGTATATTTTAAAAATAACTTAAAAGCAGGGGAATCTGTAATTATTGCAAATCTCAAACTTGAAAAGGGCAATAAGGCAACCGATTGGACACCAGCCCCTGAAGATGTGGATTCTGATATCTCAACCGCAAAAGATGAGGCTGTTGCTTCTGCCAACAAAACTTTAACTGAGGAAATTACAAAAGTTAATTCGAATATAACATCAACCGCTGAATCTATTACGTCAACAGTCAAAAAGACTTATGAAACAATAGATAACGTCAACAAGGTAAGAACTTCTGTTACAGAAGCCGAAACAAAGGCACAACAATCTCTTGATCAGTTCTTATGGCTTGTAAAATCAGGTTCATCTTCTACTTCTCTTACTCTTACTGATTCTGCTGTTACGGCAATCACAAAGCAATTCACGATTAAGTCTCCTGATGGTTCAGCAACGATTATTGAAGGTGGAAAACTCAAGACCGATGCATTAAAGTCAAACAATTATGTTGCTGGTAACGATGGAACATATAGTGCATTTGGTACGTTTCTTGACTTGTCTAATGGAGAAATTCACACACCTGGATTCTATTTAGATTCAGTTGGTAATGCCTTTTATCAAGGTACGGTAAATGCTGATGCAGGTTACTTTGGAGATGCCAATAATAACTGGTATATTGGCTCTGCTGAGTTTGATAATATCAGAAACAAAGATGATGCGCTTGTGAATGGTGTAGAATATAGTGCATTAATTTCTAAGGGCAACGCTGCTCTTACGGCTGGTCATTGGTATCTCATGTCACAAGATGGTAGTCTTGGTATTCAATCGGGATGGACAACTATCAATGGTGGTAACTATGTCTTAGATAAAGAAACACAGAAATACTATGATATGGGTATGGTTGAACCTATCTTCGGTTCTAAGAATGAATGGGACAATAAATTCTTGTATATTCGTAGAGTAAAAAATCCGTCTTCTTCTCAGTCTACTTGGGAATATCTATTTAAGGTAGATAAAGATGGTACTATTTATGAAAACGGAACAAAGCTTTCAGATAAATATGCTCGTAAGGATGCTGTAGGTAGTACATATCTTCCACTTACAGGAGGTACAGTCACAGGTAATTTAACTGTTAATGGTACTCTCACTGCTACAGCAAGTAAGGCTAATCAGCTTACTCATACATTGAGTGTTAATGGAAAGTCGTGGAATGGCTCGGCTGATTTGACAATTGGAACTATTGGTGTTGCTTATGGCGGTACGGGCAAATCATCTTGGACTGCTAACGGTATTATATATGCAAGTGCAAGCGGTACATTGTCGCAGTTATCTCTTGGAACTGCTGGTTATATATTACAGAGTGGAGGTACTTCTGCTCCATCATGGGTTAATCCGTCTACTCTTAATGTAGCAAGCGCAACAAAAGCAACTCAGGATGGGAATGGCAATACAATTTCAGACACATACCTTAGAAAAGATTTTGACTCGGTTAGTCAGAACGTGTCATTTAGTGGTTCAGTAGACATTGATGATCTTACAGCAGGAACACTTCTTGTTAGTGGAGTAGCTAGGTTCGCTAATGGACTTATCGGTAATCTCAATGGTAACGCTTCTACCGCTACAAAACTAGCAACTGCAAGGAAGATAGGAAATGCAAGTTTCGATGGGAGTGCTGATATTACTTTGGCTCAGATTGGAGCTTCAGCAGTTGGTCATATACATGATTATTTACCTTTGAGTGGTGGAGTTATTACAGGTGATTTAGTCATTAATGGGTATCTTCTTGGAGAAGCCAAATCTACAGGAGCTACTAATCATGCCATATTGCTTGGACACGCAAATCAGAATTATATGAACTTCTACGAGACGGGTGGATTATTCCAATTCTATAAAAGTACAAGTGGTAAAAATACACTTCTTGGCAAGATAACATCTAATGGTTGGGAAGGTAATGTAGTTGGTAATGTAACTGGTAATGCTTCAACTGCCACTTCGACAGGTAAATTTACGACAGCTCGGAATATTACGATCGGCTCGGCTAAAAAGTCGTTTGATGGTACATCAGATATATCATTTTCTCTCTCTGATATTGGAGCGTCTTCATCAGGTCATACACATAATTACGCTTCAAAAGTCACTCTTGCTGGTACAGATTATTCATGTGTAAGCAATGCAATTACCATTACAAAGGCTAATCTTCAAACTGCAATAGGTTCAACTGGTCTTGGTCTTATGACCGAAAAGGAACGTAGTAAACTGGATTCTATCAAGGTTTCAAGTGGAGGCACAATCGACTTCTCAGGTGTAACTGCTAGTGGTGCATTGACTGCCGTAGTAGGTGATGATAAGACAGTTGCGATTACTCATAATACAAGTGGCGTGAAAGCTGGTACATATAAATCTGTTACTGTTGACACTTATGGTCATGTAACGGCTGGTACTAATCCTACTACGCTAAGTGATTATGGTATTACTGATGCATTGAGTTCAAGTACGAAGTATGCTCTAAGTAATAGTGTTGGTGGCAATGCTTTAAAGGCTAATTTATTAGCTAATTTAGGTCGTCTTACAGATGCAAATGTTACTGTTACTGGCAGTGGTGGAGTAGCCACTTTCAAGGCATCAAGTTCTATGACTTCTCATAAGCCACCTAAAGATGGTCATATTTTGCATTTTTATTGGGATAACACAGGTAACTGGGATAGCCAAATGTGCATCTCGGCAGATTCTTCTCCTACTGTATATGTGCGAGGAATGACTGGACAAGCTAATACCTATGGTGATTGGAAAACATTATTAGACAGTACAAATTATACATCTTATACTGTCAAGAAAGACGGTACAGGAGCAAGTGGCACATGGGCTATTGACATTACAGGTAATGCTGCTACTGCAACGAAGGCTACTTCTGCTGATTCTGCTACAAAAGCCACTCAGGATTCAGATGGTAATCCAATTAATTCTACTTATTTAAAATTAATTGGTGGAAGTATGACAGGAACTATAGCTACATTAGCGTCCCAAATTCTTAGATGGACTCCTTCGACTACTGACAATAATGACACTGGATGTAGTTGGTATGGAATTGGTACATATAAAGCGAGTGATGGCTATAAAAGGTTAAATATATCTCATTATTTTGGCATCAATTTTACTACTAAAAATTCAGATAGTTGTTTTACTCATAATGGTAATACTATAATTACGTCTGCAAATATCGGATCTCAATCGGTTGCTTCCGCTACCAAAGCAACCCAAGATGGTGCAGGAAATGTAATTACATCTAAATATGTCACAATAGATACAACACAGACCATATCAGGAGCAAAAACCTTCTCGAAGGAAACAACGATTTCATCTGCCACAGTTTCGACCAGTAAGACCACTGGCGCACTGAAAGTAAAGGGAGGAATCGCTTCTGAGGGGCAAATAAGCGCAGATAAAGTAATGATTGGTGATAAGTGTACATTAGAGTATGATGCCAATTTACAGTGCTTAAACTTCGTTTTTGCTTAATGATATATGTATTTTTAAGGAGAGTAGGGAACGGTACTACTCTCCTATTTTATAAAGAAAGGAGTGTGATAGATTGTTATGTTTATGGTTGCCATTCACAGATGGGACAACGAAAAATTATGGTTTAACAAATATGGATGTAGTAGACTATGGAACTTCTGTATATGACCAAGGAAAACTCGGTAAATGTAGATCGTTTGTTGGTAATGGATATTTACAGTTATCTAACGCTTTTGGAATTGAATCGGGAAAAGATTTTTCTTGTTGTTATTGGATAAAAGAAATAAGTAATAATATATTATCTAAATTTAGAGTTGTATATCAATGTGGCAATTTAATTATTGGACATTATGGTAACAAATTTGATATTTATAGTATTACTGGTAATACACTTGATCTTACTTATGTTTGTGACACGACAGAATGGGTTCATTGCTGTATGACATATCAAAGCTCAAACAATACTGTAACAATATATATAAATGGAGTTAAATGCTCGACATCACAACCTAAAAATTTAACTGGTTTATCAGGCACAACAGCTCTTATTGGTAAAAGAAGTTCTGAAACTTATCTATTTGAGGGGTATTTAAATGATTTCAGAATTTACAATACATGTCTTTCCCCACGTCAAGTCAAGGAAATATCAGAAGGATTAGTCTGCCACTACCCTCTCGGAGAAGTTGATGGAAAAATTGGTGGTAGGAATCTGATCAAAAACGGCAAAGGAAACGTGAAAGCAGGTTTTTTCAAAAATTTTCCAACTGTAACAGACGAATATGGTGAGTTCACTTTAAAATCAAAAAAAACATATAAAGGTATTATACTTGACGGATTTGTATATGAATGCAGAGATTACCCAGTTGGTGAAAAATATACATGGTCGTATGACATAATGTACACTGCTTGGAATTTTCCTACAGGTTCTAATAGGGGGGAACTCTGGATGGGACAAAGATATGTTAATGCCCCAAGTGGAGAAACCGCCACTGGTGCTTGGAGAGGGGTAACTCAACATAATTTACCCGTAGTAGGGCAAAACGGATGCGAATTAAATAAATGGTATCATGTAAAGCAAACCGTTACTATTCCTCAGCAAGCATCTTCAAATGTTGGACAACAGGGGATTATATCTTTTTATAATTCAAACGCAAATGTCGAAGCAAGTTTTACAGCACGGATTAAGAATGTTAAATTCGAAAAATCTTCTACCGCTACATCTTGGACACCAGCTCCCGAAGATGACGCTTCTTTTTATGATAATGTAATTTATGATACAAGTGGTTATTGTAATAATGGTAGTGTAACAGATTCTACATGTCCTACTTGGTCAAGTGATACACCTAGATACAAAGGAAGCTATGTGTTTAATGGAAATAAGCAGGTAATTGACACTCCAAATGTATTTCACCAAGAAGATATTACTATATCATTCTGGTTTAAAAGACTTAAAGACACAAATACAAGGCAATTTTTATTTACTATTTGGGAGGGATTTTCCTGTGAATTAACGGCTGATGACATTCCACTTTTTAGAATCGCTACAGATGTATCTCATGCGGTTGATGCTTTATCTGATAAAAAAATTACTGTTAATGATGGATGGACTTATTTTTGTGGAGTGTATAAAAATGGTGAGTATTCAAAAATATATATTAATGGGCAATTAAAAAAATCTGTTTCAAGTGCATCTAAAATATATTGGAATATTCATTCTTCCAAAATAGGTATATATAATAGCCTTAATACATATTATAACGGACAAATATCAGATGTAAGAATCTATGCTACTGCCCTTTCCGATTCTGATATTCTTGAATTATATCAATCCTCTGCATCAGTGGATAATAATGGAAACTTAATGTTAGCTGGCGAGGTGATTGAAGAATGAGTAATATAACTAAGCAAGGGAATCTGATTACTACTGAAATATATGAAACAGATGCAGTTGTTGAAGATGAGGATCTATTAAAATACGCAATTAACGATAACATCAAAATCAGAATTGCGAATGGTTTTGTCGTTTGTAACGAAATATGGGAAATTTAAAATAGAATAATTAACACACATAGAGTCTACTTCGGTAGGCTCTTTTATTATGTAGAAAGGAGCGTTAAATGCGAAGTTACGTTCTAGTAAACAACAAAGATACTTACACTCTTGTTAAGTTTTCTGCACAGGATTTTGCGAATGATCCTGTGCTCTGTCTACAAACAGATTACTTATATGGAGTTAAGGAGAATTTTAAGAAAATAACAGCCATTCAGGTATTTCAGAATGATATATCTGTTGGCTTATACGAAATATATGATACATACTCTGATATTACAGACTGTGGCGCACAGTACAATGAAGATGTGAACCAATTTGTAGATTGCTTGGCGGTTAGACTAACAAAGAGTAATCTTGCTGAACAAGTTCAGAGTTTACAGGATATTGTTAATCCTGTTATAGATTTTAATACAATGTCTGATGAAGAAATTAAGATATACAAGAAAGGTGTACTTAATGATACCTGTACGGCAGAAATATCAAAGGGTGTACAAATAGAAACAGATAAGGGCACAGAGACATTCAGCCTTGAACAGCATGATCAGAACAACATCTCTTCTCTCTGCTTGACTGCAATGCAGAATCCAGCAGTTGCATATCTACCATATCACTCAAATGGAAATGAATGTCGTATGTTTCCTGCTAAGGTAATCATCTCACTCTATTTACAGATGCAGTTAAAGATTACTCAGGAAACTACTAAATGTAATTTACTCCGTGCACAGTTAAACGGAGAGACAGACAGAGATACTATTATGTCTTATACATATGACACACCTCTCAATGAATCATATCAGGCACAGTATAACGAGATTATTGCTAATACTCTTGAGATTATACAGGGACTTATTGCTGGATTTATGGATGGTTCAGGAACTACAGATGGCTCAGATAATACACCTGATACAGACACATCTACATCAGAAAGTGGTGATTCAGATGACGAAAATACAGAAACTACTACAGAAGATGCTACAGTTAACTAGCATTGGCATAGTATCTGGTTTTATATATTGTGGTTTAGAAATTTTATGGCGAGGTTGGACACATTGGACGATGTTCATACTCGCTTTTATTGTGGGAATTATCATTTCACAGTATAACAATATGTTCACATATGATATGGATTTAGTATGGCAAGTATTATTTGGTGGTTTGACTTCTATCATGTTGGAATATTTATTTGGTATTACATTTAATCAAGATTTTACCATATGGGACTATAGAGGACTTTGGGGAACATTTGCACAGAATCAACTTAATATCCTCTTTTGTTGTGCTTGGTTTGTGATTGTATGTATATCAATTTTTATATTGGACTGGTTTGAGTATAAGGTGCTTCATGATGAAAACAAACCTTATTATGTCGTGTTCGGACATATATTCAGACCGTATGGAAAATAAGTAATGGGTTGTTATATGCCCTATTTTTAGTTGAGAAAAAGGAGAATTTATTATGTCATTTAATAAGAAGATTACAACAAAGGAATTTTACAATATTGAACTCATCAACGTAGCTGAGTGGTATTCACAGAGTAGGCAGACTGATAGAAACAAGTTCAACTCTCTTCCATTTCAGGTACAACTTGCTCTCAGAACAAATATTAAGGAAATCGGTAAGACTTATGAGAGTTTTATGGAGATGAAGAGAGATCTCTTGCAGTCACTTGGCGACAAGTATGTTGCTGATGGTAAAACTGAGGAAGTTGAAGAGAACGGTCAGAAGAACGTAAATGTCAAGGAAGAGTTCAGAGAGGAATATCAGAATGAGTTAGCTGAGTGCGATAAGAAGCTTCAGGAAGTTCTTAGAGATAAGACACAGGTAACTATCACTACATTTGATATGGATTCAATGTACGAGACTCTGCCTGATGACTGTGGACTCAATATGGATGATATAGAAATGCTGTCATTTATGGATAAGGTAGATGATGAGGAAGATAAAAATACAACGGAGGGCGAGTAATATCGCTCTCTCAGAAAGGAGTGATTTTGCTTGGCACAATTAGGAAATTTGCTTGTTACAGGATCGAGTAGATTACTGGGCAAGCTTTTTTGTAATGATATAAGTGTTAAGACGTTGAGTGCGACTAATTTCACGGCAACAAATATAACGACAAGTGGATTGACTGTTAATGGTAATGCTACGACTACTGGTACGTTGAATGTAGGTAATTCACAAGCTAATGGTAAAATATCTATTAACGGAAAGGTGTCTATTAGAGATTATGCGAACAATGGTTGGCTTGGTATAAACGATACGGGTGCTTGGACAAGTGGAGTTTATTTTGGTTCTAGTGTAATAAGAACAGACGGTGGCTTTCAAGTAGGCGGTAGTGGCAAGATTGTATTAAATACATCTTCTGCAAAATTCAACGTACCAGTCACGATTAACAACTCTTTCGCTGCTAATAATATCACAGCTACCAATGTAACGGTTAATGATACCCTCAAGGCATTCAAATACGAGTTAAATACTATTCAAGATTTGGGTGGTGAGTTCTGTGTTGCTCCTACAATATATATTCAATCAGGTGCAACAGTTAATGCATCTAAAGCAAGTTCTACAACCATTACTGTTTCTATTTTAGATAAAACAGCAATTACTTCTGATTCTATTCAAGGTGTTCGTTGGGCACAAAATTCTAAAATTAAGTTCCAAGGTAAAATTGACGGATTGAATATTAGATGTAGTGGCATTATGGCTGCTAAATTGAATACAACTGCTAATACTATGTCACTAACACTTACAGTCGAATCTGCGATAGCCGATCATTTTGCTACGGCTAAAAATGGTGTATCATATAGTGATATTAGTGTAATGCTCTATCAGAGATACGGTAAAAAGATTGGCTCAACTACTGAGAATGTATATTCCCCTGTCGGAATTAGAATGTCTGCTACAGGTAATGCAAATTCTGCGCCTTATGTTGATATTTGGGGCAATAAATCAAACTCTGATCCTGATACAGTGTATACTGTTCCAAGTGTGAGACTTGGTTACCTTGATGGATTAAAATGTGGTACTTATGATTGCGTTGGTTATGGTTTGTATGCGGATAATGTATATCTGAATGGTACTATTATAAGTAATTCAGGAACTATCGGTGGGTTTAATATTAACACTAATGCATTGGTTAATGGAACTTGGGGAACTGACAAGTCAGTATTAATGTCAACAGGAACGACAGAAAATAAAGCAGTTGGTGGCTCATCCGCTATTTCTGGTTGGTGTTTCACTGCTGGTTCTAAATTTGGTGTTACTACAAGTGGTGATTTATATGCAAGCAATGTAAATATAAGTGGTAAAGTAACGTCAGATAATATTACAGCAACTTCTGGTAGTATTGGTTCTTTTAAACTTGATTCTACATATTTACAGTCGTCTGATAAAACAGTTGGACTTAGTGCAACTGAGACTAATTGGGCATTTTGGGCTGGTGGATCTACAGGTGATACTGCTAAGTTTAGGGTGACTCGTGCAGGTACTTTATACACAAGAGATATCACTGCTACGGGTGGTACTATCGGTGGATGGAATATCACTGATGACACTATTGAAGGCAGTAATACATATAGCGATATTTTATATACCATTGGAATGAAAAATGTAGTGAGCGAGTCAGGGGATAATTATACTAATATCAGTGATCAAGCATTTATCTATTCGGATATAACCAAGGATCAAGTTACAACGAGAACTATAAGTATTAGACCAAATGGACAGATTCATCTTCAAGGTACGTCTTTATCTGCGGAATCAAATGGAGGAGAACCTGGATATTGTGTTGTACATAATAATGGATTTCAAGTTTTGTCCCCTGATAAAAAAAGAACATATTTTCGAACTGCAATATTACACAACTCTGATAATAGCTCATCAGGACTTTATAATAATTTTACCTTATATACACAGACTATGACATCAACACATATAAATATTTGTAATTTAGATGATTATGCTAATCTTATAAATTTAAACTACGGAATATATTGTTCAAAGGATGCATTCTTCGGTGGAAGTACAGAATTTGGTAATTGGAAAATTTCGAATACAAGAATAGCTAGTTCCAATACTATTAGTATGGGCGCAAAAGAAGCTGGAATTATGATTGTTAATGAAAAAGATAAACCTTATGTCTTAGTTCAAAATTCAAGTGGAGATTCTTTGTTTTCAATTGAAAAAAATGGTTCTATTACCCATAATGGTAATACAATTGGGCAAACATATGTTAATTCTTTTACTGATAATAAAGCAATATCTAATGCTGTATGGGCTAACACGGGAGCAAATATTACTTTACCAGCAGGTACTTATGTGATTATGGGTAGCGTACATTTTGCCAATGCAAAAGGAGGTAGACGTGCTATAAGATTTACATCTGGTTCAACAGGTTTGGCTTATACAGAACAAATTGTTCCCGTTGATAGTAATGCAACTATTAATTCTGCACTTCAATGTCAATGGATTGTTTCGCCAACTTCTCAGACAACATATAATTTACAGGCTTTTCAGGCATCGGGTGGAAGAATAAATATGACATCAAGTTATATTAAAGCTGTGCGAATATCATAGGAGGTGAAATATGAATATATTAGATTTTACATTTAATGGGAAGAAATTATCTGATTTTGGTTATATCTGTTGCAACTTTGACAGTTCATCAGGAACAGTTGAAGTATCATCTGGTGCAGACGTGACGTTGAACCAAGAGAAGCCATCAGGATCAAATAAATTCAACTTATACTCTACCTCTTATGATGAACCGTTCACTCTTCCATTATCTATCTGTTTAAATCCTTGTGCTAACTATGAGAATATGGATATATCAGTTGAGCAAGCAAGAAAAATACAGAAGTGGTTAAGTTTGAGAAATAAGAAGTTCAAGCTTGATGTTATAGGGTTTGAGGATATATATTGGGTAGGAACATTTACTTGTAAGCAAGTAATGCTTAATAGCTCGATAATTGGCTTTAATTTGACATTTACAGCAAATACACCTTATGCCTTGCAGGAAGATAAATCGATCAATATAGAGCTATCAGACACTCTTGAAAGTGATATTATATTTACTTCTGATGTTTATGGATATATTGATGCAGATTATGTTATTACAGTCAAGGAAGCTGGTAATTTGAAATTTGATACATATTACTATAATCCTAATACTGAGTCGTATACTCTTGATAGGGAATTCACAGTGCAAAATTGCATTGCTGATGAAAAAATATATGTCAAGGGTGATACTCAGCTTGTAACCAGTAGCAGGACTGTTCATGAGTTAGGCAAGGATTGTAATTTTATTTTGCCGAGAATAGTTAATACTTATCAGAGCGATGATGAAGAAGTTAGAAATAAGATCAAGAGTAATTTGAAATGTAACGTTCAGATTACATACAATCCAACAGCTATGATTGGATATGGATATAAGAGTTAA